AATACAGGGTGCTACCGGAATACAGGGTGCTACTGGATTACAGGGTGATACCGGAATGCAGGGTGATACCGGAATGCAGGGTGCTACAGGAATACAGGGTGCTACCGGAATACAGGGTGCTACTGGATTACAGGGTGATACCGGAATGCAGGGTGATACCGGAATGCAGGGTGCTACAGGAATACAGGGTGCTACCGGAATACAGGGTGCTACTGGATTACAGGGTGATACCGGAATGCAGGGTGATACCGGAATGCAGGGTGCTACAGGAATACAGGGTGCTACCGGAATACAGGGTGCTACTGGAATACAGGGTGCTACTGGTCAATTCGGCATTTATACAAACACAAACATTATATATCCAAATATATCAATAACTGTGGATGGCGAAGCACCAGGCGCATCACCTTCACTAATGCCTGGATGGTATTATAAAAATTCAATAGCTAACAAAAACATAAATTGGTATATGCCTGCACCAGAATCAACCTCAACCGTTGCAAACATTAAAGGGTTATATTTATCAATGTTTAATGGATTAACAACAAGTAATGATAACACACCATTTATAACTATATATACTAACACGGATAGTGTTACGGAAAACCCTGGCGGTTGGTATAAATCTAAACGAACCTATGTTTTTCAAGCAACACCAATAGCACAAACTTATTACACTGCCTTTTTAAATAAATCTACTAATTGTCCCAATCCTTCTCATTATAATAGCAATTTAACACCACTAACAATGACACCTGTTGGTACTTCAAATGTCGGTCCTTTTAATGATAATGAAATTATTATGGCTTTTTCAATTGGCACTAATTCTGCATCAACCCAAAACAGTGTAGAATTTGTTATGCAAAAGTTTGGTGTTATTACAGAAAATGCCACACAAGAATTTGTTTTTATGTTACCAATTCAAGGTCCCACAGGAATGCAGGGTGCTACCGGAATACAGGGTGCTACCGGAATACAGGGTGCTACTGGAATACAGGGTGCTACTGGAATACAGGGTGCTACTGGAATACAGGGTGATACCGGAATATTTAACTCATCATCCGAAATTTCGTGTGCGAGTGTTACATCTGCTGGCAATGTTTCAGGTTCAAGTTTAACAACATCAGGTGTCGTCACATGTGCAGGAATTTCAACGAGCAATAACATTACTCTTCAACCAACTTGGACTGCTCCGACGAATGGTATGTTGGGATACCAAGCGGCCGTGACAAATTATGTATCATCGGATATAACTTTGACATCCAGCCCTTTAACTATCTTTTCAACATCATCATCTCTTCCGATAGGTGTGTGGATAATTAGTGGTTACTATAGCGTTATTGGTTCTGGCAGCATATTAACGAGTTTAAGCGCAAATGCTTCAATGGATGCTGTTAACCAAATAAATACTATGATTGTTGATAGTTATAATCCATCTGTTGTATTTTCTTGGGTAATTCAAAATAATGTAATTACAAATTATAACATACTTTCAACAAGCACAAATAGTTGTACAGTAAAAAATGTAAATGCAATGTTGTGTACGTTTACAAGAATTGCATAATTTCTTTTTTTCTCTCTCTCTCTCTCTAAACACTTGACACTTTAACAATACCATTTAATTTATAACTGGAATATCAAAATAAAATAGTATATAATTTAAACCCTTGGTCAGTGACCGGTAAGTTAAATTTAGGACGCAGCAAGTGTCTCCATTTTAAATGAACCTTAATGGGTTCTTTAGGTCCTACAGGTTTTAAAGGCGCTTCTCGTGATGTGGTGATACATTTATACAAATATATAATCGTTTATTCTTATTATATATCTGAATTAACTTTTACAAATGTTTAGAAATAAAATATTTGTAAAAAAAAATAATCTATGTTAATAATATAATGTCTACTGGTGCTACTGGTCCAAAAGGAAATGTTGGTGCTACTGGTCCAAAAGGAAATGTTGGTGCTACTGGTCCAAAAGGAAATGTTGGTGTTGGTGGTGCTGCTGGTTTAAATGGTGCTGTTGGTGCCACTGGACCAAAAGGAAATGTTGGTGTTGCTGGTGGTGTTGGTTTAACTGGACCAAAAGGTGATACTGGTGCGGTTGGTCCACAAGGTGATGTTGGTGCGGATGGTCTACAAGGTGATACTGGTGCGGTTGGTCCACAAGGTGATACTGGTGCGGTTGGACCACAAGGTGATACTGGTGCGGATGGTCTACAAGGTGATACTGGTGCGGATGGTCCACAAGGTGATACTGGTGCGGTTGGTCCACAAGGTGATACTGGTGCGGTTGGACCACAAGGTGATACTGGTGCGGTTGGACCACAAGGTGATACTGGTGCGGTTGGACCACAAGGTGATACTGGTGCTGCAGGACCAACAGGTGATACTGGTGCGGTTGGACCACAAGGTGATACTGGTGCGGTTGGACCACAAGGAAATAATGGAGCGGATGGACTAACTGGTGCTGTTGGTGCTCCTGGATTACAAGGTAATGTTGGTGTTGGTGTAACTGGTCCAAAAGGCGCAACTGGTGCTGTTGGTGCTACTGGACCAAGAGGCTATCTTGGTGCTCCTGGTGCTGTTGGTCCTGCTGGTGCTGGTGGAGTAAAAGGCAATGTTGGTGCTGTTGGTCCTGTTGGTCCTGCTGGTGCTGTTGGTCCTGCTGGTGCTGTTGGTGTTACTGGACCAAAAGGCGCAACTGGTGCTGTTGGTGCTGCTGGTTTAAATGGCGCTGTTGGCGGTGTTGGCGCAACTGGTCCTGTTGGTGCTGTTGGTGCTCCTGGATTAAGAGGCAATGTTGGTCTTGCTGGTGCTGTTGGTGCTGCTGGTGCTGCTGGTTTAAATGGTGTTGCTGGATTACAAGGCGATGTTGGTGTAACTGGTGCTGTTGGTGCTACTGGTGCTGTTGGTGCTATTGGACCAAGAGGCGATGTTGGTTTAACTGGTGCTGTTGGCGCAACTGGTGCTGTTGGTGCTGTCGGAACATTTAACTCATCATCTGCGATTTCATGTGCGAGTGTTACATCTGATGGCAATGTTTCAGGTTCAAGTTTAACAACAGTAGGCCGTGTCACATGTGCAGGAATTTCAACGAGTAACAACATTACTCTTCAACCAACTTGGAATGCTCCGACAGTTGGTATGTTGGGATACCAATTTCCACAATCGAGCATGATATTTAACTATAATGATTTGCCTTCTTTGGGTGCTATTACAAATGTTGTTTCAATACCATCTCTACCAGTTGGAGTTTGGATAATTAGCGGTGCTTATGGAATTTCCGGAACCGAAATCGGTGACTCTTACCAAACAACGAGTTTAAGCACAATATCTCAAACAATGAATCCTACAAATCAAATATATACTTATTATCCATCACAAGGTTTGAATAGTGCCGTGTTTTCTTGGACCGTTCAAAATGACGCAATTAAAAATTATTACGTGTGTTCGACTTCGTCAAATACATCAACCAACCCAATATTTTGCACTTGCACGAGAATCGCATAATTTCTTTTTTCTCTCGACACATTAATGTCAAATAAAATAATGTATAATTTAAATTCATTATCATACACAAACTTAATTACTGAATAAAATAGGGAAGAATTAGAATAATATTTAGTGAAGAAAAAACAAAAATGTATAATATTATATTTGTAATTTTTTAATATTATACAAAATTATAATGAGCGATCTCAATTACTTTCAAATGGTAATTGATTCAACTGGTGGAATTATAAGCACACCAATATCTAATGACAATCATTGGACTTCAATGTGCAGCAACGGAAATACAATTGTTGCAGTCGCAGATAGTGGACTTCTTAGATCTAAGATAAGCTATAACCAAGGTGTAAACTGGAGTCAAAATGTTACAAGTAATGACTCAAATAGTTGGTCGTCAGTATGCTATGATACTTTTCATGGATTGTTTGTCGCAGTGGCAAAAGAAGGAACAAATAAGATTATGACAAGTTCTGATGGCATTTTATGGTCTGAACATACATCACCACATGAAGATACTACTTATAATACATGGACTTCTATATGTTGTGACGCATCCGGACATTTAGTCGCGGTTGCGGATTCTGGATTCAACACTGTTATGATAAGTTCAAATCCTGCTAGTTCTGGTTCTTGGTCATTACATCCCACACCAAATGATAGTGGTCAATGGAAATCGGTGGTAGCGGGCAGCGGTGGCATGTTTCTTGCGGTTGGTTCGGTTTCATCCATGTTGAGCACTGATTATGGAACAACATGGTCAATAACATCTAACAATAATGAAAACTCAACTATTTGTTATGATGCGAGTAATAATACTTTTGTTACATATTCAGAACCACCCATAACATCTGAGACATCTATTCCATTTGAATTTACCAAATCACAGATTACTTATAACAACGGAACCCCTACTCTTACATGGAAAATTGTCCCATCTACGTTGTCTTGCTATAATATAGGAACTCCTATATTATGTTACATAAATGGTATGGAAATGTATGTTCCAATTGAAAATATTAAAATAGGAACTTTAGTAAAAACATTAACACAAGGTTATAAACCGGTAGAATTAATTGGTAAACATAATATTATAAACAACCCAGAGAGTCAATTAACAAGCATGCATAAAATGAAAGGTTCCAATTTAATTTTAAGTGGATATCATTATTTGTTAGTTGATGAATTGCGTGATGATTTAATTCATAATAAAACAGATGTAACTGACTGGTTTTATAAACATTATGCTACTACTATTGAAGGAAAATACCCATTGCTTGTATGCAATTCTGATTTATTTGAACCAATTATAAATGCTTCAATTTATACAATTATGCATTTAGTGTTAGAGTCAGATGACATTGACGATAGATTCGGCATTTATGCCGATTATATATTATCTGAATCAACTTCAAAGAAAAAATTTTTACGACATAATTTTCAAAATATGGGATAATTAAAAGTTTAGAATAATTAAAAGTTTAATTATAATTTTATTTGTAACTAAATTATAATTAGAATATATAAATGTCGACCATTACTTATGCAAATGGAATGTTTGTAGCAGTTGCACCACAAGGCGCAACTGGTGCTACTGGTGCTCAAGGTGTTGCTGGTTCAAATGGGTCTGATGGCGCAACTGGTGCTAATGGTGCTACTGGTTCTGATGGTGCAACTGGTTCTGATGGTTCTGATGGTGCTACTGGTTCTGTTGGTGCTAAAGGAGATACTGGTGCTGTTGGGCCTTCTCAACAAACTATTCAAATAAATCAAGATGTAAATAATCAAACAAATAAAGTAAATTCCATTATCTATCCAAATGCGGTGTCAATCGTTCCATCTAGTATTATTGCATATATTGATGTTTCTACGAATCAAACATATACTTTTGGAGCAAGTCTTGCACCCACATTTGTTGCTGTGGGTGCTTATAGTGGTGGATTAAGTTCTTCAATTCTAACTTCAACTGATGGAACCAACTGGAGTGCGGCAACCACAGCATCCCCTTTTGGAACTGGAACTGGATATGGTGTTACCTGGAATGGAACAACATTTGTTGCTGTGGGACAGTTTAATGGTGGATTAAATTCTTCAATTGTAACTTCAACTGATGGAACCAACTGGAGTGCGGCAACCACCGCATCCCCTTTTGGAACTGGAACTGGAAATGGTGTTGCCTGGAATGGAACAACATTTGTTGCTGTGGGACAGTTTAATGGTGGATTAAATTCTTCAATTGTAACTTCAACTGATGGAACCATCTGGAGTGCGGTATGGGCATCAGGAACAACCTCCACATCCCCTTTTGGAACTGGACTTGGACGAGGTGTTGCCTGGAATGGAACAAAATTTGTTGCTGTGGGTAAGTATATTGGTGGATTAGGTTCTTCAATTGTAACTTCAACTGATGGAACCAATTGGACTGCGGCATGGGTGCCAATTTCCCCTTTTGGAAGTGGAACTGGAAATGGTATTGCCTGTAATGGAGCAGGAACAAAAATTGTTGCTGTGGGACAGTTTAGTGGTGGATTAAATTCTTCAATTATAACTTCAACTGACAGTGGAGTCACATGGAGTGCATCAACAACCTCTTCCCCTTTTGGAACTGGAACTGGATGGGGTGTTACCTGGAATGGAACAAAATTTGTTGCTGTGGGTACGTCTCTCGGTGGTGGATTATTTTCTTCAATTGTAACTTCAACTGATGGACTCACGTGGAATCCGGCGCAAGCTTCCCCTTTTGGAGCTGGAACTGGACGAGGTGTTACTTGGAATGGAACAAGATTTGTTGCTGTGGGACAGTTTAATGGTGGATTAAATTCTTCAATTGTGACTTCAAATGATGGAACCAATTGGAGTGCATCAACAACCTCTTCCCCTTTTGGAAGTGGAGTTGGAATTGGTGTTGCCTGGAATGGAACAAAATTTGTTGCTGTGGGTGCTTATACTGGTGGATTACTTTCTTCAATTGTGACTTCAACTAATGGAACCAATTGGAGTGCGGCGTGGGCGTCAATATCAGGAACAAACACATCCCCTTTTGGAAGTGGATATGGAAGTGGTATTACCTGGAATGGAACAACATTTGTTGCTGTCGGTGCTTATACTGGTGGATTACTTTCTTCAATTGTGACTTCAACTAATGGAACCAATTGGAGTGCGGCGTGGGCGTCAATATCAGGAACAAACACATCCCCTTTTGGAAGTGGAGCTGGAAATGGTGTTGCCTGTAATGGAACAACATTTGTTGCTGTCGGTGCGTCTAGTGGTGGATTAGGTTCTACAATTGTAATTTCAACTGATAGTGGACTCACATGGAGTGCGGCGTGGGGGTCAATATCAGGAACAAACATATCCCCTTTTGGAACTGGATATGGACGGAGTGTTGCCTGGAATGGAACAAAATTTGTTGCTGTGGGTGCGTCTAGTGGTGGATTAGGTTCTACAATGGTAACTTCGCCTGATGGAGTCACTTGGAGTGCGGCATGGGCGCCAATTTCCCCTTTTGGAACTGGAAGTGGATATGGTGTTACCTGGAATGGAACAAAATTTGTTGCTGTGGGTGCTTATACTGGTACAAGTTTAAATTCTTCAATTGTGACTTCAACTGATGGAACCAATTGGAGCGCGGTATGGGCAACAGGAACAACCTCTTCCCCTTTTGGAACTGGAACTGGGTGTGGTGTTGCCTGGAATGGAACAACATTTGTTGCTGTGGGCAGGTATACTGGTACAAGTTTAAACTCTTCAATTGTAACTTCAACTGATGGAACCAACTGGAGCGCGGCAACAACCTCTTCCCCTTTTGGAAGTGTAAGTGGATTTGGTGTTACCTGGAATGGAACAAAATTTGTTGCTGTGGGTGCGTCTAGTGGTAGTGCTGGATTAAATTCTACAATTGTAACTTCATCTGATGGAACCAATTGGAGTGCGGCAACAACCACATCCCCTTTTGGTACTGGACCTGGGAACGGTGTTGCGTATAACTATTCAAGACCAAATAAAATTACATTTAATACTTCAAGCACAACAGGAACCGTAACTATGCCAACAAATCCATTAACACTTACTGCAGGTTCTAAATTGCAATTTGTTAGTGATGCATACTTTAACGCAGGATATAACAACGTTAGTGTCTGCATTACAACGAATAACGCATAATCTTACTTCAATTTATTACAAGTGTTGATAAATTGAAGTAATAAAACTAAATAATGACACAAACCACATTTAATGATGAAAAAAAAACTGTGCGACACAAAAAAAAATAAATAGTGTGAAAGAATAACATTACAAATTTATTATTATTTTATTCTCTAATATACAATATATATGAATTCTAATTTAGCAAATCCGTTTATTCTTGGGTTGTCTTCAAGTACAGTTTATATTCCAGGAAACCTTATCGTAGATGGTGTTACAAATGTTAATCCTGGATTAGGTAATAGTATAATTCAAGGAATAACAGGTTATCAAGGTCCTATAGGTTTTAAAGGTCCTGTTGGTTCTAAAGGTCCTACAGGGTTTAAAGGTCCAACTGGTGCTGCTGGTGGCAATACAGGTGCTACTGGTTCTGATGGTGCTACTGGTGCTAAAGGTGCAACTGGTTCTGATGGTGCTACTGGTGCTACTGGATCTGTTGGTGCAACTGGTTCTGATGGTGCTACTGGTTCTGATGGTGCAACTGGATCTGTTGGTGCAACTGGATCCGATGGTGTAACTGGTTCTGATGGTGCTACTGGTGCTACTGGTGCTACTGGATCTGATGGTGCTACTGGATCCGATGGTGTAACTGGTGCTACTGGTTCTGTTGGTGCTACTGGAAATGCCGGTAGCATTAGCATTAATGGAACTAATTGGGGTGATTATTTATATTGGTCTGATGTATCTATAAATTGGGTTGTGGGAAAAACAAAAATAAAATTAGGTACTAATGCAGGGAAAAATAATCAAGGACAAAATTCGGTTGCGGTTGGTACTAATGCAGGATATACTAATCAAGGACAAAATGCGGTTGCGATGGGGTTTCAAGCAGGTTATCGTACTCAAGAAAACAATGCTGTTGCGATTGGTTATAATGCAGGACAAATTAATCAAGGACAAAATGCGGTTGCTCTTGGTTTTAATGCAGGACAACATAATCAAGCTTCAAATTCTGTTGCCATTGGCATGAATTCTTCAGCAACACTTTCCAATAGCGTTGTATTGGGAACTGCTTTAGAAACGGTATATTGCCCTGGAACTGGCAGTTTTAGTCTAATTGCAGCAGGTTCTATTCAATCAGCAGGAACTGTCTTGACATCTGATTATCGCATCAAACAAGTCATTCAAGATATTACTTCAGATATTACTATAGATAACTTACACCCAGTCATGTATCAAAACATAATAACAGGAAAACAAGAGATGGGATTTATCGCTCATGAAATGCAAGAACATATTCCTTTTTTAGTATCAGGAGAGAAAGATGGCGTTGAAAATCAATCTGTCAATTACATTGGATTGATTTCTCTTTTAACAAGAGAAATGCAGGACCTGAAAAAAGAAATACAGGACCTGAAAACAAAATTTAACCACTTAAATAATTAAATAGCATCCACATTTTCTGCATTACATCGTATAATCTTACTTCAATTTATTACAAGTGTTGATAAATTGAAGTAATAAAAACTAAATATATATTATAATGACAGTTCCATTTTGGGTAAATGATCCATCAATCTTATTTAATAAAACATATATTTTCGAATTATTTCCGACATCGAAAATGTCTTATAACCGTCAAATGAATTCTATTGCTCGAGTGATTATATTATTGACAATTATTGGATATATAACAACCTTTTCATTAAAATTGATTTTTATAAGTATAGCAACATTGTTTGTTCTTTTTTTATTACATCGAGAAAAAGAAAAAGAAAAAGAGACAAAAGAGGGATTTGAACAAGAGTCACACGTATACAAATCAACATGTATAGGAAATAATTGTGGAGAAAATGAGTCAATAGTAAATCCCGAAACATTACAATCTTTTACAAGGAATGAATTTAAAGAGGGAAATAAAAAAAACCCATTTTCAAATGTATTACTAACTGAAATACTAGATGATCCAAATCGTAATGCTGCGCCACCGTCTTTTAATCCATCTATTGATGAAGATATTACTACAAATGTGAAACGATCAGTTCAAATGATGAATCCTGGAATTGATAATACAAATAAACAATTGTTTAGTGATTTAACAGATAAATTCTATTTAGATCAATCAAATCGCGCATTTTTTAGCACCGCAAATACTCGTGTGTCAAATGACCAAACTGCTTTTGCTAATTTTTTATATGGAGATTTGAAATATTCCGCAAAAGAAAGCACCCCTGAAGGCGCAATTACTCGAGTAAAAGACAGTTATCGATATACTCTTTATTGATAGTTTTCTCAAGTGTTTATCCAAATATTTAGTAGAAAATAATGTATAATATATATAAATGGCGAATGTTTATGGATATACTTTTGATAACATGTCAAGAATAGGAATGGACTCATGTTGCCAATCTCAAGATGATTTACAAAATGTCGGATATAGTAATTACATGCTTCAAAATTATTTTGCTTCAGATTGTTCCATGAAAAAACCACTTGAATTGGCGACTTCTCAACCTGGAATCATGTATAATGGAGGTTATCAAGTCGGTGCTGGAGGTTGCAACATTAATGATAGTTCTAATTTACAAATAGGAACAATACAAACACATCCCAAATCCCGAATTGATTTATTTCATCGTCCATTCGCAACAATTCCTTATTTAGGGCGTGGTTATGTAAACCCTGTTATTGAATCGCAAGTTCAACAAGGCGAACAAATGATTAATAAAAAAAGTGTGAATAATTTAAGTGAAAAAAGTTACATTTCATATCATTCGACACCTCTTCTCTCTAGTGTAAAAGAGAGAATGTCTAATCCGTCATATTCTGTTGAAGGTGTCGCTTCACAGGGATGGATCCGTGGAGGTGTCCCATCAAGGGAATTAACGCGCGATGACTCTTTTGTAAAATAAAAAGTGTGTTTATTGTGTTATTTTTTTTTCAGACAATGTAATAAATGATTGATTTGTTAGATGTTACATTGTTAACTATCTCTGGAACAGATGACGAAAACATGTTTTTGGAACATTTATGTTCACTTTATTACAGTAAAAAACATATAAATTTTGGAAGAATAAAAATACTTAGTCCTATTAAACCAATAGAATTGGTGGATGATGTAGAATATGTAACAATTCAAAAATTATCATATGAAGGATATAGCGATTTTGTTATTAGAGAGTTAAATAATTATGTTGACACATCACATGTTCTAATTGTTCAAAGTGATGGTTTTGTTACCAACATAGATAAATATAATAATCGTTTTCTCGAATATGATTACATTGGTGCGCCTTGGAGAAACATTGCTCACTACAATGGCATAAGAATTGGAAATGGCGGATTTTCTTTAAGAAGTAAACGATTTCTTGAAATTTGTCAGAATTATTGTCCTACACATGGTTTTAACGAAGACCATTTGGTATGTATTACTTATCGGAATATTTTTTTAAATAATGGGATAAAATACGCGCCTCTAGACATTGCATCTTTGTTTTCTTATGAAAGCAGTGAATGTGATAATAATATAACTTCGTATGATACCTTTGGCATTCATGGAAAAAACGATTGTTATAGAAAAATAGTCGAATCTAATGAATGGAAAAATATATTGCAACTAAAGCGTTGTATGTAATGTAAATATAATACATATAATACATATTATGGAAAACTATAATACAAAATATGTATGCACTTACAGCGAGTCAGATGAAGATGATGAACCATATAGACAAGATTTATTGAATATTTTTGGAATTCAAGAATTCAATGAAGAAATCATTAATAATTCATTGACTATTTTATTTCACACATTAAAACAGAATGAACGAATGTTGAAATGCATGAAACAATTGGCGTCCAGAATTATCTCAGAAAATGCCGAACTCGGGATGGTTTTTTTATATTCTTTTGGTTACATGGAAAAATCTCATGCATGTGTATCCGAATTCTTAGAAACTGGGAATATTTGTGACAAAACGATGGAATTGTTGGAAAATATAATATAATATAGTATTAAATGGCATCTACCCGTAATAAAAATACTTATGGAAATTATTGTTTAGAACAAAAACAATATTCGCAAAATGAGCAATATACATTATATGCGAATTCTCAATATGGAGAAGCACATAATACTTGTTTAGCAGGTAATGGATTAAATCCCGGACAAATGCCTTGGACTACAATGTCCAAGAACGCTGCTGACATTGAAACCTTTTTATTTGGCATTAATTCTACAAATTTGGTGAATAATTCACCGCCGACATTAGTTCCTCAATTAAGACAATTGAATTCTGTGAATTTGTATGAAAAATCAGTTGTATTTATACCAGAGCCGTTGACTATTGAAAAACATCAGCGTCCTTTGCCTATCCCTTAACTGTTGCCTAAGAATATTTCAACAAATCATTTATATATGTCTTGTCATAAACCGCAAGTTGTGTGGTTCTATCCCAACAACTATATGTCATTAAAACACGATCTTCTTCCACAATTAAACCAATACAATACTCAATAGGTTCTCCTTTAAATTTAAAAGGGGCTGAATATCTCTTTAATATCATATTATTATCAAAGACAGCTAAGCAATGATAATAATGTCGCGGGTGTTCATACGATACAATATGAATAACAAACCACATCTCTTGTTGATATTTTGATCCACATGTTGAACCACGCGAAAGAGAGAAAAATGTTGGCATTTCAATTTCTTTTACAAGTCGTATTAAATTGTCTTTTTTGTCTAATTTACACAATTGAAGAGGATGCCATTTATAAATAATGTGTGTCTCGTTATTATATTCTGTAAATACCCAATTCTTTTCACAATCACTACTTGTAAATGCTGAATTAATTTCATTCACATCTGTTATTTTCTCTGAATATAAATCATATTTTCCATAGACAATGCCAATTTTATTATTTTGATGGTATCCTGTTCCAATGTAGTTAATTTCTCTCTTTTCATCACTTAACACATTACTTAACCCATTGTCCAAAGAATCATGAAATATACGAATGTCTTCAATTCCGATATATCTCCTCTCTATATAATCTTGTTTAAATTGGTGTTCTTTCACAATAGTAAAATCAGAATCTAATACAACATATTTATTCGTTGTAATAATATGTTTTTCACAATCATGATAGTTACCATTATTGTCAATTAAGTAATTCACCATGCGTATATTCATTACATATTGATTGTCTACTTTAATAATAGAAGAAGAGGAAGAATTCATTCTCATTGCGTGTGTGCCAATAATCATGTGTTTCGTATTTGTAAAATCAATCATTCTCGTCGGCTCCAATATTTGTTTATAAAATTTCATGTTTGACAATACATTGTTGATAATATTTGAATCTTTACACTCGTTTAAAACAATCATCAATTCATTGTTAATATTTGTGATTCCAACATAACACGCACAAATTGTATATTCATAATATATTTTGTATGAATATGTAGATGCTTGTAAAAACAAATAATCGTCAATGTTTAATTTTTTATCAAAGATAGATTTACACATGTTATAAATGGCAATGCCCAATTTCTGATTACCTTTAACTCTATAATAATAGAGTATTTCATATAATGCTTCCAATCTTTCAGGCAAATAATTATACGCTTCTAACCAATAATAAATGGCATCTGATATTTTGTTCATGTTTTTATAACACAATCCAATTCTATAATAACTATACCATACTTCTTGATTCCAACCACCTAATGCGATGCGTTTTTTATACATTTCAATTGCGTCTTCATTTTTCCCCAAATCATGATAACTGTTTGCCAAATAAAAATGATATCTCACATTTGTAGGGTCATTCGCAATTCCGTTTGTTAATAATAAAACGTCTCTCTCAAATTTGTCGGATTTACAACCACCATCACCATAATCATTGATAAACAATTGACTTTTATCAATGTTTATTTTTCTGTTATTACTTGGTGCATCAATGTATTCATGTGTAACACCCATATATTTATACAATCCATTGTTTTTTACAATTCTCATGTTTTGATAATAAAACTGGTCTGATCCCTGTAAAATACAAAACGAATCAGACATGGCCAACATATTTTTACTGAAATTTCGAATATCTAATATCATGTCAGCGTCTAGTAACAAGACATAATCTGACAATCCAACGCAATTAAAAAGAGAGAAATTACGATTATATTCAAAATTCTTGAATGTTTCTTTTATAAGTTTCCCTTTAATGTCATGTTTCTTGAAAAACTCTGTAATAATTTCACATGTATTGTCTGTTGATCCAGTATCGCAAATACAAAAAGTGTCAATGATTGGCAATACAGATGTTAGCAATCTATGAATAATTTTACTCTCGTTTTTTACAATCATGTTTAAACATAATGTCGGACTTGCCATTTTATTTAATTGTAAAAAACTTTAAATAGTTTCGTCCATTATATTATAACATGGCATTTACAAGATTTAATTATGATGAATGTAGAACAAAAAAACAATTACAACAATCAACCGATCCAGGAAGATGGGTAATGAATGTTCCTGGAAATGGTTCGCATCCTTGTTATATTGAAGACCCGCAAATTATTATTCAAAAATGGGGCGCAAATTTAAGAACAAATACAATTAATTTAGAAAGCGAACTTTTAGGAGTATCTAAACCTCTGAATCGTGATTGTTTTAATGTAGATAATTATAAAAAATACAATGTTCCAAATGACAAAATCAATTATCCTGATTGTAAAAAGACAATGACTGAACAATCTAGAACAATCATGCCTGCATGGACAGCAAGAGATTTGGAACAAGTTGATTGGTATTATCCTCCTTTAAATCCACAAGAAAATGTATGCTTACCTTTTCAGAGTAATTTAAATACACGAATTTTAGAAAAAGATTATTTTCAGAGAAAAATCATAAATAAATAATAAAATATAATAATATGGAATTAGCATTACCAATTTTAGCTCTTGGTGGTCTTTATGTTATATCAAATCAAAAATCAGCATCATCAAAACAAGAGAATTTTCAGAATTTAAAACAACAAAATCAGTATTTACCAAACACCCGAGTTCCTCCACAAAATTATCCTGTTTTAAATAAAACACAATTAGTAGATACAGTTCAAGAATATCCGAATCCAAATGCGGCAACTGATAAATATTTTAATCAGAATTATTATGAAAAACAGGTGTCAGAAGGAAAAGTTGTAGGGAAAAATCCGCCGCAAATATATTCATTAACGGGGGATTATTTAGAAGGAGAACAATTTAAGCATAATAATATGGTTCCCTTTGTTGGAGGAAAAATACAAAGTTACACTTATAAAAATAACATGACCGAATCTATTTTAGACAATATGACTGGGTCAGGTTCGCAAATTAATAAAAAAATAGAACAAGCTCCTCTTTTTAAACCCCAAGATAATATTCAATGGGCATATGGAACACCAAATAATAGCGATTTTTATCAATCAAGAGTAAATCCAGGAATGATTTCAAACAATGTTAAGCCATTTGAATCGGTCAATGTAGGCCCTGGTTTAAATCATGGTTTCACAAGCAGTGGAAACAATGGATTCAATTCTGGCATGGAAGCTCGCGATTCTTGGTTGCCGAAAACAGTAGATGAAATGCGTGTTGACACAAATCCAAAATTGGAATTTATGCTTAATAATTTAGAAGGACCTGCTGGCGCTCAAGTGAAAAATCTGGGAATGATTGGTAAAGTAGAAAAACAAAAACCGGATACATTTTATTTTAATACGCAAGATAGATGGTTTACTACTACTGGTGCTGAAAAAGGTGAAACATTGAGACCTATTCAAGAAATGGGAATTATTCGTCGCAACAATGTCGCTACCAATTATACTGGACCTGCTGGAAGTTTAGAAGGACAAGCAGGATATACCCCTACTGAATTTGAAAAATCTAAAAGAAATGAATTGGGTGCGGTTGAACCCACACATTGCAACGCGGCAGGAAGCGGACCCATGGATGATGGCGATAATTTTTTGAAAAGTCATACAAATTATAAAAATCATCGTTCTACTGTTGAACAACCGAATACATTAAGAAGTGGGTTTAGTGGAGCAATTGGAGCAGTGATCGCACCATTAATGGATTTTTTAAGACCATCTAGAAAAGAAGATTTTGTAAGCAATGTGCGAATATATGGGGAAGCTGGTTCTCGGGTTCCAAGCAATTATGTGTTGAATCCAAATGATGTGACAAAAACAACCATTAAAGAAACCAATATATATTCTTCCACATTTAACATTAACAATCAAAAAGAAGGGGTGTATGTCAATAATTATGTTCCCACAGACTTGACACAGAGAGACACGACTAGCTGTTCTCAAGTCGGTAATGTAGGAATGCAAAATGGAACAATGGTTTACAACTCGGCTTATAATCAATATAACAATGATGTTAAATCTTCTACTATTGACAATCGTCCAAATCAAGGAGGAACTCAAATGTTTAATCAACAAATGAATGTGAATATTGCTAGACAAGATAGCGATAGATATAACAATCGTCTTTTTACGCCTTCGTCTGTGATAAACCGCCCACCCATGAAGGAGAATTATGGGAAAATTAAAGGACATCAAGATTATGACGAAAATAAAATCGGTTGTGAGAGAATTCAAGGGGATTTATTAAACGCATTTAGAAACAATCCATATACACATCCATTGACAACGAGTGTATAATTCTCTCTTTATTATATATGAACGCATATACAAGAAAGCATAGAAACGGCAACTATTCAGCTCGCCTTGAGATTCCTGGTTTAATAGAACCTAGATGTTGGAAAAATGGTAAACGAGTAAAATGTCCTCGGAAACCACGTAATAGTTCTATCAGTTCTAGAAAAAAAACAAAAAGAATGAAATCTAAATCTCAATGTTGGGATAATGCCGGTAAACGTGTGAAATGTTCGACAATTGTTCCACCAATGTTAAGATGGTTGATTAAAGGCTGAATAGATTAAAAAATGATTTGAATTTCTCTCTTTAGGGAAACAAATAACAAACAAATAAATTAATCGCAATCAATGCAAGAATTAGGTCATTCTGAATTCATGTTTCAAAATGTTAAATATTATGCCGAATCAAGCTGGTTTATAGATAATGGGATTATGACAAAACATGTGTATAAGTATAAAAGAAGTCATTTATTTATAGGATTGCTGCAATGGAATGTTGGAAATGTGGATAAAAAACAAGCAAATAATACATGGGAAATCGATGACAATGTATTATTTATTATATTTGAAACAAGTATATTTTATTGGTATCATTGTCCAACAGAATTATTAATATGTGTGGCATTTAAAAATGAATTATATACTAAAACAGAAATCAATGAATTAAAAGAGTTTCAATCATTCGTTAATTGCGTGGACATATTGTATTTAGATAAATACACCGTGTTTGAGGACGCAACAACCATTGTAAGCAAGGATTGTAATTATTATCTATTTAATGAGAAAAAAAAAATGATATGTCATAAATTAGAACATTTTCCTTATGAAGGTCTCGCACATTTGTATAATTCTGATGAAAGAGTGCCTATATTAGATTGTATGCCTTTATTGAAATAATGTGAAAATGCAGAAATGGGAAAATGCGGAAATAAATCAAGTAAGTTTAATATTAAATATAAAAACATTCATTATTATTAGTTTAATGCTGAATATTCATAGTGAAATAAAAGATAAATTAAATTATTTTTGCTCAATTCACAAAATTCCAAACATTTTATTTCATGGACCATCTGGTTCTGGAAAACGAACCATTGTTAATAATTTTGTTTCAAATATATATAACAATGACAAGGAAAAAATTAAAACATTTGTAATGTATGTTAATTGTGCGCATGGAAAAGGCATAAAATTTATCCGTGAAGATTTGAAATTTTTTGCTAAAACACATATAAATTCAAATGGTGGATATACTTTTAAAACAGTAATGTTGTTAAATGCGGATAAATTGACAATGGACGCACAATCCGCATTACGACGATGCATTGAATTGTTTAGTCATAATACACGATTTTTTATTATTGTTGAAGATAAATATAAATTACTGAAACCAATTATATCTCGTTTTTGTGAAATATATGTGCCTGAACCCGTACATAACGGCAATTTGATTAATTTGTATAAATATAATTTAGAATTGACTTTTGGAACAAATCCAACGAAAATACAGAGAATAGAATGGCTAAAAAACGAATTGAATAAACACGCAAAAAAAACATCTATTGAATCATTAATAGAATGTTGTAATAAATTATATGAAAAAAGTTATAGTGGATTAGATGTTATTCATTTAATTGAAAATGTGAATTTTATGGATTTTAATAATGAAAAAAGATATGAACTTCTTGTCGCATTTAATAAAGTAAAAAAGGAATTTCGCAATGAGAAAATATTGTTGCTCTTTATTTTGAATTTTCTTTTTTTAAATTCAGATTTTAATTTGGAAACTATCTCTTTTATTTAATTGGCTCACGAGGTGGCAACAGAACTATCGGTTCGGTATTATTACATTATTATTGTTTTGCATGTGCAACAGATAATAATGTACATTGTGTTAGTGATCAAGGATTTCGCTAATAGGATAATGTTGGTATTACTACAAATAACTTAGACTAAATAAGTTCCATAAAGTGCACTCATTGCGATTTGTCCCGCTGTAGGTGTTTTCGATTGGTCACCTATACTAGTAAACCTAGTCGGCAGCCCTGCCGTATCACCGGAAGACCTGTAAACCTTGTAATATATGGTTATATTATTATTCTCACGACAATATACACACTTCAACAAAGTAGTTTTAGTAGAGTACACGCTACCGTAATTAGTATGTTTACAATTTCCGCATTTGAATGTAATAAATACAGATCCCAAACCATCATTCTTTTCAGATACAATTATTCCATCTACAAGTTCAATTTTATTATTATTGGGTTTGTAATTCCATAAACATACTGGATATTCTAATTTATGCTGATAATATTCAAGATTCGCATGTGTATTAACAACATACCAATCTGGACTATTTCCTCCAACGACCTCTGTTTCTTCAACCCATGTCGACCCATTATAATAATAATATTTCAAAGTAAATAATGGATATTTATAAATAACTACATTCGCATAACTCGCACCTTCAAACCGATTAGTTGCCATCGGGGAGACACCATATGTTATTCGTGAATAAGACGATTGATTACTGAATTTCCCCAAATAAATTTCAGAATAAGATGAAGTAAGCACATCGTACATTTTCACGGATTTCAATACTATCGGACAATTGCTGTCTATAAATCGGTTCATCATTGTTGAATTAAACAGTGGAGAAATTACAGGAATCGCATTTTTATCATTTAAATCAATCATGTTTGTAATTAAAGAATTTGTCAATGTATTGTATCCATAAATAAAACTATCAATTACAATTCCGCCATTATAATTAAAATTATGAAAACAATAATCATTTTTATTTGAAGGACTATAATTTCTCGTATTAATTCCTAACCATACTTTTGGAAATCCTGTTTTAGTAATAACATTAAACAACGGTGATGTCAATTGTAAATTGCTTTGCACTATTTGCCATTTATATAACATGTATCGAATTACGTTTGTTAAAATATAAGTAGGTATGATTAAATTAGGAAACACATTATTATCAGGAGTTTTTACTTTAAAAGCAACCATGCCTACAATTTTATGTTCTTCATTAAACGCAGGACTTCCAGAAGACCCACTTACAACATTAATGTCTGCCAAAATTAATTCACTAGTTAATCCATCTTCAAAAGATGAATAATCTAATCCATTTGAGTATTTAGGATTAATTACATTTCCTGATATGCTAGATAAATTATCAAAATTATTTAAATTTCCAATAACCTTAATTTTATCATCCATGTTTACACTAGAGACATTCAATGATAATAATTCTAAATTAGGAAAATCTTGTTGCATACGGAGTGAAACATTATTTTGAACATTAAAAGAATCCGTTTCATCTAACAAGCCAATCATAATATCGATGGTTTCATCATAACCAATAATAAGATATTTTCCAACACATGAAATGGATGGATAGTCATTTAATGAATATGTTGAAAAAGACGCATAAAAAAAGGTAATGTCCTTTTGTCCATCTAATAAATGAGAGGTAGTAACAACTAACTTTGCGTTATCTCCAAGAATGAATGTTCCATCAAATAAAAACCCAGTACAAAAACTTCCTGTTGTTTCGTTATTAAGATATACAGTGCAAATAGATTGTTTTATTAATGTATTTTTCATTGCGAGTTGTTGGTTAAATGGAATTGGTAATTGTTGGAATTGATAATTTCTCATAAATTGTTCTTTGGTTTCATCAATGCTTTCAACTAATGAGGATACTTTTTGAAAAGAAATCCAATTAATGTTATCAAAAGATTTATAAGAATTGGCCATGGTCATTACAGAATAATTTAATAAATATGTTTCTAGTTCCGATTGTCCCGCAGGTGAAACATCAAAGTATTTACTGTATGGAGGATATAGCCCACATCCAATAGACATGATAACACATGCTGACAACAAACAATTTCTGCTTGTAAAATTCGTAAAAATAACTAATTTGCTGGATGAAAACAGATTAAAATCAGAGGCATACAATTCAAAATTAAAATTGTATTTAGTATATTTATTTCCTAAATCGTCCATGTAAAAATAATCCTGAATTCTAGTAAATTCGTAATCATTATAAGGGATTAAATTAAATTGTCGTTGACAATAAATATCCGGATTTACATTTAATAATTTTGTTGTAGTAGAAGAAAAATTTAAATTAAAAATTCCATATTTTAATACATGTTCATTGATATCATCAGTAATGTCTGTAAAATAGCGTGTCATTAAAGGATGAATATAAAATTGTGATGCTTCTAACGATAACATTGAAATAATAAATTGGTCATTAAAAAAGGACAAATACTTTTGACTAAACATTAAATAAATTGCGCCATATATAGAATCTACATTGAATGTTCCAATTGTATTTATGGTGGTTTGTATAGTAGTTTGTAGTAATTCTATAAAACCAGGGACAATTGTGTTAAATTTACTTGCAAGATATTGTATAAACAAAGGGTCTGACCCATTTAATAATATTGAATCAGTTATAATTAGTAAAAAGTTTTGTATTAAAAAAAGACAAAATATGCTATATTTATAATTAGTTAAAATAAATTGATTGTCTTGTAAATATTTAGAAAAATCAAAATTATACACAGAATACAATAATTTTTTATTATCAGGGTTGTAATATAAAAAAGGTATAATTGCAGATGTTATTGTATCCAAATGTCCTTTTGTTTGGTTAAAAGGTACTAATTTTGCCATATAATATAATAATATAATATTATATGGATACTATTTTTATAAATGGAAATCTTTTAAAAAAATCTACTAATAAAGATATTATAGCAACAATTAATGATGTAAATAAGTTGCTTAATAAAGGCAATTCTTGGGTAAAAACTAATTTGTCTAATTTAAATAATATTGAAATATCAAATTCTAATAAATATGCGATTTTATTCAATAAAACAAATAAAGTTAAAATTGTTGCGGATATTTTATCTTCACAACGAGAGACCATCACAGAATTGTCAACTGGAATTTCTAATGCGGTTATATCGAATTCTAACAAATATCAGGTTTTATTATCAAATTCAGATAGTTATACTGAAATAATAAGCATTTTAGTTTCTTCAGATTATGGAAAAACCTTTTTAACTAGTTATTATGATTTTAACGGACAATTTAATAGTGTATCAATTTCTAATAATGGACAATACATTCTAGTTTCAAAAAATAACTCATTATTATATTCATCTAGTTATGGAAAAAGCAATGAATGGAAACAGATTGATTTTATAAATTCAGCAGATTTTGTATATATAGAGGCCTTTAGATTTATTAATTCTAAATTGTCAAGCAATGGACAATATAGTATTGTTATAACAGAATCCTATAGCAAATCAGTATATTTTTCCATTGATTATTGTAAGAGTTGGACACTTTCTTTAGATATGGATAAGAGTATTAATAATGTAAACCATTTATTTATATCTCAAACTGGAGAAACCATGGCAATTAGTTGTGATTCATGTATTTTTATTTCAAATGATTGTGGAGCAAATTGGAGGTTAGCTAATGTGCCAAATAATAACTGGTTGAAAGTTATCTCAGTAAATTCAAATACCTTATTAGCAATGAGTCTTGATAGTTTATGGGTTTCAGATGAAACAATGTATAATTGGAGAAAATATTTAGACATAACAGATGTTACGAGTGTTCCGGATTCATACATACAAAATGGATTTTATTCAAACCAAACATTGACATTACACATTTCGAATGCATTATATTATTTAAAAGGAACTATTTAAATCTCCAAGAGTGTAAACATGCTTTAGTATGCTTAATTAATATTTTAATTTTATTATTAATATTTTAATATTATATGACAAATATGATAGATTATCCGGTTTTTCCTTCAACATATCGACATGATTATTATTCATTTCTTGTTTATGATGAAGATGATAAATTAAAATATTCTAGATATAATTTTGATTACATTAAATATGCTTTAAATAATAATAAATTGCAATTGCCTAATTTAAATATTGGACATGCCATTTTGTACCCTAATGATGATGGTCCAACATATAAGAATGGAACTTCTGGACAATCAACGGATTTTACAGAATATACTTTTAGCAATTCTGGAAATTTAGGATATATTATTGGAAATGATGGTGAATATAATGGATATAACGCATATAATAAATTATCAATTTGGCAAGATTTTTGGGCAAATATAAATGGTGATTATTTAGCGCCATACAATGTTCCAGAGAATATGAAACAATATTTTACTCCAATAACAGAAGAAATACAAAAGTATATATCAAAATATGGCGTATTTCATGGTGAATTTGAGGATGCTACGGCAGTTGATAACTTATTAATAGAACCCACTGTATTGTTACCACGATTATCTTCTGAATTAATATATTTTACAGATAGACAAATTAGACGAGTTCAAGATTATAATTTTATGGAACCAGAAAATAACTTTATTTATTCAAAATATGATTTTGATTTTGAACAATATTCATCTGATTTTCAATTATATGACACTCATTTGGTACTATTTACGGATTTTTGTGTACGAAATAAAGTATTAAATGGAGTTTATAATTTTACGGTTGGACAAGGGATTTTTTCTGGTTTTAAAAAATATTTTAAACAAAGCACAGACATAAATTATTTAAACACAAATTCAGTTTTTACAAATTTTTATGCTAGTGTAAAATCTTATTATAATATAGATTTTAATGCTTTTGTAAGAATAAATAATTTAAATGATAATAATCCCCAAGAAACTTTCATGACAACTTATCAATTTCAACAATTACAAGTTCCATTTTTTACAAATAAAGATCCCAGAAATGTTATTGAAAAAAGTTGTTGTACTGTACTATTTCAAGAGAAGGTTGGAACAGGATTTTTAATTGATATTTCATCTATTATGAATGATACTAAACAATATGTAATTACACAATCAAAATTATTTTCTTCAGATGTAACAACATTTTTCGCAATTTTTCAACAAAACGGAATTAACATTAAAGTTCAATGTAAAGTGGTTGGTTTTCATAAATATGCCGATTTTTTACTAGGAGTGTTTGATCCGTTATTGCCATACAATCAAACTTATGGAATTAATACAGTACCAATAATAAGTACTCCAATTGATTTAAATAATGACGTGTTAAATGGTGAAAAAGTATACACGTTGGGTTCATATGACATGGCTTGTCCATTCAATTTTATTTCTGGTTATGTCACAAATAATATTTACACTAAAAATTATAACACATTTATTGAGGCATCACCATTTCCAGAAAGCATGTTAATTGATGCAAGTTCTAAAAAAGGGTGTTTTGGAGGTCCTGTTTGGAAAAATGATGATTTGGGTAATCCTATATTGGTTGGAATGTTAACACATGCTTTGTATGATGACCAAATGTCGGTAGCATGTAAAATAAATGTGATTTTAAACATTATTAAATCAAATTCACAAAACCGTGCACCTCAACCTATTAATTTTTTAATGTACTCTAGAGGGTTAGCAATAGTTGGTAAATGTGGTCATCCATTGTTGCAACAACAATATCCACATTTAAATAATTTAAGTTACATTGGAGGAATGTATGTAAGTAATATTATTCTTGGATATGATACAAATAATAATACTCCAATTTATAGCATTAATAATGTAAATTTTGAAAATATAAAATTAATCAACAATTTATTTATTGGAACTACTTTTTATAATTGGCTATTATCTGGTAATGGTGTTGTTATAAAATCATTAAATGGAATACTTTTAGGCAACTTTCCTGGACAACGACCATATTCTGATTTTACTTATGGTGTTGGACCATTTAAAAGTATAGGAACTAAACCAATACCATCTAGGTTTACAGGAACATATGTAAATACAGTTGTTAATATATATAATCCAATTATTGTCGAATATTTTTACTATAATGGTAGCGTTTGGCAACTAACTAGTGAGACAATTGGAATGAATGATGACAATGATTCAATGTATGTTGAAGACAGCATAGGAAATGATAAATATGTTCAACATAAAAGCGAATTTTGTGTATCCCTTCTTCAATATATAGAAAATAATAGCAATTAGTTTTCATCTTTTTAAGACACACAGAGATGGAACGCGCGTTCATATAAAAAAATAAGAACAGATAATTACACAATTACACCTACTTATTTATCCATCACATCATAAAGTAAAGGCAGATAAATATTACAAATTATATTATATTATAATATAATATAATGACGAATATTGAAGATAGTTGTTGTACAATTATTATTGGAACTAATTTACTAACAGGATTTTTAGTTAATTTGCCTAATATTAACAATTCACACAAATACGTTTTAACATGTGCACATGGGTTAACATCAAAAGATATAACTACATTTTACGCACTTTTTAAACAAAATAATATTGATGGAACAATTACACACATTAAAGCACAATTTAGAATCATTATGTACGAAAATTTAATAGATGTCATGATTGGTATATTTGACCCATTATTACCATATAACACAACATTTGGTATTGACATTTCACAAATTCCTAACATTAATGTTAATTTAAATGATTCTGTTTCTCAAGGGGATACTGTGTATTTTGCTGGATCATTTGATTTGACATCCCCGATAAATCACATTCAAGGCATTGTTTCAAATTCTACATACACTGAAAATTTTAAAGTAAATAATTTTGAATGTGGATTATTTCCTGAATGCATGTTAATAAATGCCCATACTAGAAATGGGATGTCTGGAGGACCTGTTTGGAAAACGGATGATGTAGACAATCAAATATTAGTTGGAATGGTAACAGGCACATTTTTTAATGAAATGGTGGTTGTTGTTAAAACTAGTAGTATGTTTAGTTTTTTATCAATCGCACAAGTATTTAATTATAAATATTCTATTAAGTCATTGCAATTTACAAATTTATCACACAAAAATTGGTTAGGAATTATTTCTCAATACTATCATCCTATTTTAAAAAATACTTTTTCTAATTTAAATGTTTTTCCATATGTTGGTGGAATATATATATCTAATGTAGTTATTGGATATAACACAAACACACGCACGTTTGTTACAAATAAAACTGAAATTAATTTAAATACTATTCAATTAATTAATCCATTGCAAAAAACAAACTTGCATGCTTACATGTTAAAAGGAATTGGAGTTGTTTTAAAATCAATTAATGGAATACTTTTAGGGAAATTTCCTGGACAAAGACCATATTCTGATTTTACTTATGGGTTTAAACCATCAGGAACACAACCGATTCCATCAAAATTTTCAGGCAAATACATAAATTCCACAGTTAATACATATGATTCAGTTGTCCTAAATTATTTTTATTTTGATTGTCAAAGATGGATTGAAACTAGCGAAACTATTGGTTCAAATGATCCATCATGGTATACTGAATATGAAATGGGACATTATTTATATGTTCAACATTTGTTTGAATGTCCATTATCTTTAACGAATTATTTAGAACAGGACATGAGAGGTAATATTGACATAAGGAGTGATAATAATTCATATATGACAACCATTGGATGGTTATAAGACGATGTGTGAGAGCTTATCATATGTGGTCATTGTTAAAAAATTTCTCGAAGGCTTCGTTAACTCGTATAAAAGGTTGATATGTTTAATATAATTTATATAATTTATAAAAATTTAATCTAACATTATATCATGGAACGTAGTTGTTGTTCAATTATTTCAGAAAATAATGTAGCAACTGGATTTTTAATTGATGTAACATATATAACTGCCAATGTAAGTCAAAAATATGTTATTAGTTGTGCTCATGTATTGCCTTCAGAAAATACAACCACATTTTATGCTATTTTTCAACAACATAATAGCGATGAAACCATTACAAACATTCAAGCACAATTTAGAGTAATTGGATATGATAGTTATGTAGATTTAATGGTGGGTTATTTTGATACGACATTGCCATATAATAAAACATATAATGTTGACATTTCTTTAATTCCAAATATAGTTATTGATAACAATGTTCTTAATAATGTAATTGAAGGCGATGATGTTTATATGGTAGGAACATATGATTTTCAAACCACTTCAACCTTTATTAAAGGAACCGTTTCAAATAATACATTTACTCAATCTTTTGGAGTAAATGAATTTGAATGTGGATTATTTCCTGAAAGTATGTTAATAAACGCAAACACCAGAACTGGAATGTCAGGAAGTCCAGTTTGGAAAAAAGATGATTTCGGCAATGAATCATTGGTTGGAATGTTAACGGGTACATTATTTAATAAAATGGCAGTTGCGGTTAAAACCGACATGTTATATACTGGATTAAACACTATGGTAAATAATTATCTATATTTTAATAATACATTTAATGGAGATTTAAGTAAAACAAGACAATTTACAAATTTAGGATTAAATAAATCTTGGTTAGGAATATATGGTGAATATTTTCATCCTAATTTAATTTTTAAACACAAAGAATTAACTAATTTTAATTATATTGGAGGGGTTGTTATTTCTAAAATTTTATTGGGATATGACACGGCACAAGAAGAATTTATTTTTTCTAAAAATCAAATAAATAACAATGTAATATTACTTAACAGTCCATTATTAAATACAAATTTATATAAATTTGTCATTGACACAAATATAGTTGTTTTAAAATCATTGTCATTTTTTAATTCAATTAAAGCAGAATATGATACAATTAATTTAGGAAAATATTTAAACCAATCTACATATTCACAATTTACATATGGATTTAATCTTATGAGGTCAGGAGTTGCAACCACGTTTGATTTTCTAGGCAATGGTGGAAATTTTTTATCAAAAAGAATAGCAACATATCCTTCATTAATTATTACATATTCATATTTAGGAAAAGACGTAGATAACACTGGACAATTTATATGGAAGGACGCAACTGAAATAATTGGAGGTAATAGGTCAGATTGGTATTCTGTTTTTAAAGATGGAGATTATTCTTTTTTAAAACATAATTTTACGTTGCCCATATTTTTGAGAACATATTTAAAAAACTTAAATAGAACATATAACGACTCATATGATACAACACCTCCGAAAGAGGGAAATCAAGCACATGCACAGCTGCCCGGTGGTTAGTTAAAATAACGTTAATTAAATATTGTTTAATAAAATGGATGATTTTAACGTTTCTTCTCTCCACGAATCTAAAAATGAATGGGCAGCAAGGTTGATTAATATTTTCACGCCATTAATTATTGAAGGATATAAATCTATTTTTAATGAAGCATTCCAATTATGTAAACAAAACAACGAATTAGATAAATATTTAATGACATTTCAGAATTTTATTTCTCGTGTTCCTAAATGGAATGCCGCTATTATTGAACAAGAGAGAAGACGCATAAATGATAAAAGTGGTTGTGGATATTTAGAAGATTTGATTACATGCGTTCATATTATTCAACTTAAAATTTTGACATCTATGCGTGCTGGAAACAAACAGAAGAAGATTAATATTACTATTCCAAAATTAGATGAATTTATTCATAAAATTTATATTAATGTTGCACGAAAAGTATACAAAAATGTCTATTTGTTTGAAATTAATATACCACCTTTACAAACACAAAAATATCAGAGAGAACTTGAACTTATTGTCCAAGAATGCGTTTTAATTACAATTCGCGAAAGTATTCCTGTTGAAACCATTTTAAAAGCATATATGGATGAAACTATTGAAGAAGAAGTCATTGAAGAAATTAAAGAACAAATGATTGAACCACCCCCACCACCTTCTCCTTCTGTTGGTTCTTCTATACATCCTTCTCCTTCTGTTGGTTCTTCTATGCGTCCTTCTCCTTCTATGCCTTTGTCTTATGAAAATGTATCAAAATTGAAATTTGATGACAATGACCATTATTTAGACACAAATAACAATCAATCATCGGTAAATGCTCCTAAAACAATTGATAGATTAGAAGAAATTAGCAATATACGTGCAACTCAACGAAGAGTTGAACAAGAAAATGATCAGGATGATGAAAGAATCACTATTTCTAATAATGATATTAGTTTAGATAATTTAGACATACAACATATTTCACTAGACATGGACGAATTGCCTGACTTGTTGAAAGATGAAATTGAAACATTAAATTAACCAAAACATGAGTAATCATTGCGTAAAAATCGCATTTAGAATAAGTATAAGAATATTATGTTTGCAATTGCTGGAATTATTTCTTTTATTTTTTTAATTGCGAAATTTATTGAAATGAGATTTATTGAAAAAGAAAATAAACCACTGAAAATAATGATACGCGATGCGTTATTGGTTTATTGTTGTGTTTTACTTGGGTTATTTTTATATGAACAAGTCTCTCCTGTAAACATTGAAATAAAAAGCCCGAATGTATTTACAGACAATCCGGGATTTTAAACCCTTGAATATTCTCGATTCTTTTCTTAAGGGTGTTATTTTTCAATTCAATTATACACATTTTTACCATTTTTATATAATAATTATTATATAAAAATACCTTTTGCCTGATTAAACATGTGGAATCATCGAATCAATGTTTACAATATGCTCTAAAGATACATCTTTTTTTGTTGTCAAAAAAAGTTTGAATTCTTCTCTCTCTAATTGTGCTTGAGGAGTATGATTGTGGACACATCTAGCAATCATTTTATATAATTTAAAATCAGGATATCGTTCCATTCCATTGTTTTTATAAAGCAAATTTACACCTTTGTCGTCTAAACACCACTCTACAATTAATCTCACCAATGGGCTACATTTTTTCAAATTTTTAACATCATTTACATCATCCACTAAATAATCAAATATAGAACATGCCAATCTACATAAATCAAAACTATAATTCGGGTCTAATCTTGGTTTTTTGTCATTTAAAAAAGGTTCTGTGTTATATTGGGAAGAAGCATCGCCTTTATACTCAAAACTATCGCTACAAAATAGCTTGTTTTGAAATTTATAAATACTTCTTCCGAAATCTATGATTTTGAAAATTCTGCCAAATGTCGGCACTTTATAATATTTATTTTTATACAAATAATAGACATGTTTTAAATTCGTTTCACAATACATAATGTTGTTTGTATGTAAATCATTGTGTGTGAGAGAAAACACTTTTTGATATGTTATTAAAATCATAATTATTTGCATGAATGCGGCAAACCATTCATTGTCATCTTCAAAATGGTCATTTAAAATAAGACTGTCTAGGGTATTGTCGCATTTTTCCATACAAATTACATGAACTGGAAATTCTTTTATGGTTGCCTTGAGTTCATCTTCTTCATCTTCTTCATTACTGCTTCCACTATTACTTTCATCATTATCTGAGTCTTCTTCATTGTCTTTATTTTGTTCTTCATCATTTTCATTGTCTTTATTTTGTTCTTCATCATCTTCATTGTCTTTATTTTGTTCTTCATCATCTTCATTGTCTTTATTTTGTTCTTGATTATCTGAATTTGATGTATAAGAAGACCTTGATGAAAAAGACGAGCCTGATTTCAATGTAGTTGTAAGATTTGATGAAGATGTTTCCATGTTTGAATGTGTAATATCAATCAAATCTAATGATAAATCCTTTACATTGTCCAGAGTCAAACAATTTTCATCAAATACATTGTCAAATAAATTATCTGTAATGAGATCCGCAGATATATTCACTGATTCAGTCGCATTGATTTTAATAGGGTGTTTTTTATCAAAATTATCTTGAAATAAATGTTCATATTCGTCTACTGTAAATAATTTATTTTTGTGTTCATTAAAAAAAGGAGATTTCATTAAATATTCAATGTCATCCTCTACATTTATTCTATATTTTTGCTTAATAGAGAGAAAAGACCCATAAAAATCCACACCATTGATAAAATTGTTATTGTGAATTAAAAAACTGGATAAATAAACAAAGAACCCGTCAACATACGCCGCATTGTTTACATCCAACATTTTAGAATGCACTGCGGATTGATCGGTTTCTTGATGCGAAGGCAAAGTAAATAAGTTTGGATTGGTAATGTCATATTTACCCAATAAATATTTGTATGGGTCAAGAAGCGGCGCATGTTTAAAAAAGATCGGCTTTGATTTGACTTTTTGACTGTTTATATTTTTAACATTTCCTAGATAAGAATTGTCTTCATCGTATATTTTTTCTTTTACAGAAGTTAAATACCAAGTGTGATTTAAATTGACATTTTTATAATTTGATTCAGTTAATGTGAAAAATCTATTATATAATGGTATATAATTTTGCGTTTTAGAGAGAAATAAAGTATTTTTGTTTTCTAAAGTAAGAAATAATTCCTGATTTTTTCTTTTTTGATAATTTACATTAAAAATCATTAATAGGTATTTAACATATAAATTATATTTCTTTTTAACTTATTATTGATTTATTGATTTATTGATGCGTAATAATTATTATTTATTAAACTGGCATTAAATATAAATGTCGCTAGAATTGAAAAAATTTGATATGAAAAGTATTTCTTTTAAACCAAATGATTCTAAAGGACCAGTGATTTTTTTATTAGGACGACGAGACACTGGTAAATCGTTTTTAGTAAGAGATTTATTATATTATCATCAAGATATCCCAATTGGAACTGTCATCTCAGGCACAGAAGAAGGTAATGGATTTTATGGCAAAATGGTTCCTAAACTATTTATTCACAATGAATACAATACTGCCATTATTGAAAATATATTGAAACGACAGCGTTCTGTATTGAAACAAATCAAAAAAGAAATGGAAACTTATAAAAAATCCAATATCGATCCACGCACTTTTGTCATTATGGATGACTGCTTATATGATAACACTTGGTCTAGAGATAAAATAATGCGCCTACTCTTCCTCAATGGTCGTCACTGGAAGGTAATTTTAATCGTGACAATGCAATATCCTTTGGGTGTACCTCCAACCCTTCGCACGAATATAGATTATGTTTTTATTTTGAGAGATAATTATATCGCAAATCGCAAAAGAATTTATGAAAATTATGCAGGCATGTTTCCGACATATGAATCGTTCGCTCAGGTGATGGACCAATGCACAGAGAATTATGAGTGTTTAGTCATTAATAACAACGTAAAATCCAACAAATTACAAGATCAGGTGTTTTGGTACAAGGCAGAAGCACATAATGACTTCAAATTGGGGTCAAAAGAATTCTGGGAATTGTCTAAGGGTGTCCAATCCGACGATGAAGAAGAACAATATGACCCTGCTAACACAAAGAAACGCGGTTCGGGGCCGAAAATTAATGTGAAAAAGACAAAATGGTAGATTTGCTTTTAAAAAAATTGAACCAAATAAATTAAAAGCAAAAGAAGTTAAAGATATACCTCAATTACATATATAATATGACGCAACAAGCATTGAACATTGTTGAATACATTCAAGACAATCCTATCAAGTCGTTTTCAGATAAATATAATGAAAAATTTATGAATGAAATTAAAAAGAGTTTTGTTGAGTATGAAGAACAATTATTTATAGATATGTTTTATCATCATTTTGGTTGGCATTGTTATGAAAGACATGGATTTACTCTAGATTTAGATAATGTTTGGAAAATGATTGGATTTACACAAAAAGGGAACGCAAAAAGAATGCTAGAAAAATATTTTATACTTGATAAAGATTATAAAATAGAACCTGTTTTTATATGTGAGCATGGGAAAATAAAATTAAGATGTAAAATATGTGATGGTTGTCATATTTGTCAACATAATATAATAAAATCAACTTGTAATAGTAAAAAATGTGTCTTTATTGAGGTTCCTCACAGAGGAGGTCATAATATTAAATCATATATATTAACAAAGCATGCTTTCAAATGTTTATGTGCGAAAGCAGGAACTAAAGAAGGAGATAAAATTTTATACTTTTATGAAAAAGTAGAAAATATAATAGAACGACTTTATGAAGAACAATTTCTTGAAATGGAAGAAGAACTTGACAATGTAAAGCATGAACTCAAGGAGATAGATGATGATGCTGAATTTATTAAATTCTGTGAAGAACGACAAAAAAGAGAAGAACAAAGTAAAAAAAATGATTTTACGAAAAATTTAGATGACTTGTTACATTTAACCAATCAAAAAAGAAATCTAACAAAACATTTAACAACAAATTATAAAGAAAATGTCCATTATATTATAGACATTAATTTTCAACATAAATCTCAAAGAGGAGGTCATAATATAGTAATTTACATGCTTACAGAAGAAGCATTTGAATTATTTAAAAGTTCATATAATTTAAGAAATAGATATATTGTCGAGTTAAATGATAAAATAAAATGCATTAATAATTACGCAATGTGCATTGAAAATCAAACAATAGGATTTATTGAAAATTCATTTAAAGATGTATTAAATTGTAAAAGACAATATAAATTTGATAAATATAGAGTTGATTTATATTTTATTGACTACAAATTAATAGTTGAATGTGATGAACACGGACATAATGATAGAGACCAAATAAAAGAAAAAATCAGAGAAGATTATTTGATATCATTAAGCAATAAAATAATTAGATATAATCCAAATGATGAATTATTTGATTTGTCGAATGTATTGAGAGAAATATATAAGGTTATAATGACAACTTCACTATAGACGTGGTTATTTGGAAACCAAATGAAAAGACAATAAATGAAGATGGTTCAAATAATACAACTGAAATTAATGATGAATATTACTTTTGTCTTGCTAAAATTTAATACACACACACTATTTATCGTTAACTAATTCTTTTTATTTACTTTACACCTTTGGACATTTAAAACGCCGATTTTCACGGAATTAAAAAATCCAAAAATGTAAAATCAATTATGATGGTCTTACTTTTTCCTCTTCTTTTTTGGTTATTGAAGAGGTGAAAGACGAAATGTGAAAACATAATGGGCGTTCTTGTTTTTCTATCCAAGATTGCGTTAATTTCATTATGTTTATTGAAGAGTTTGCATCTCTTGTTCTAAATACGATTTTTTTGTTTTCGCAACTTACGCAGTTAGAACAGATTAACAGACGAAACACTTTCTTTCCTTCCTTATCTTTGTAATATTCCAAATCTTTATTACAATCACAACACTTCTTACTTGTATTACATTCATTTATTGTTATTGTATCATATTTCCTATGAATTAATTTCCTTAATCCTTTATTCATCGTAGGCATAAAATGTTTCATTTGCGTAGACCTACTCCAATTTCCATAACCAATTAAGATATTTTCTCCAAATGTTTCTTTTATTTTATTAAAAAATGTATCTATACTTTTCTTACCATAACTATATTGCCGAAACTTCATTTTTCTCCATGTATCTCGTTTGTAAAAATCGGTTGTTTCTTTGTTTAGTTTATTCTTTTCAACCAAATACGATTTGAACTTTTTGTAATCAACTGATTTACTATTTTGAAACGATAATATAGTTTCTTTTTCAATAATTCCGTTTCGTTTTCTTTCCAATAATAAAATACGCTGAGTACACTTTGCTTTGCTTTCTCGTTTTCTTTGTGGTGCTGTATATTGTAGTTTGTTTCCGTTTTTATCCATCATATAAACCAAACTGTGTTTTCCTGGATCACATCCTACAATATTTCTGTCTTTCAAAGTATCCAATTGTTCTTTGGATAAATCCTCAATATTGTAGAAATCTTGTTCTTGTAAAACTGGAACTCGTGAACCCCATTTTTTATCTTTCAAATCTTTTCTAATAAATAATAAGCAACACGAAACGCCGTCAGTTTGTATTTGGTTATGAAACTGATAATGTTTATTTTTGAATATTTTATTTTTCAAATCCAAAAAGTTGCACCATACTTCGTTTTGGTTGTCTTTTACATTACTTAATAATTCACCCTTTTTAACTTTATTACCATCTTTGTCTTTTTCTGGACAAAATAGGTTTATTAAACTTGCAGTATCAATAATAATATGTTTTGGTATGATATTGTTGCGTAATGGTAATGGTTGAAATAGTTTGCTTTCTTGTTTTTCTAATACAGAGTTCATATACAACATTCCTTTCAAATAATCAAATGGTTTTACTTTGACATCATAATGAATTGACTTTTTGATATTTTGCGGAATGATGTGGTGTAAATGTGTTTCTTTCCATTTTGAAAACATTTCATTCGTTTCAGTTAATTCCATAAGGTTCTTTTTGAATTGAAATAAGGTTGCTTTATCTTCGGTTATTTCATTTGTTGTTTTGTTAATAAATCGTAAAAAATGTTGTATGAAATGCTCTTGAATATTATTGGATAAAGAAGTATGTATTTGTGTAGCTAAATAAGGTAATAAAAAAGTCGTGTTTTTCAAATTGGTTTTTACATGGTTCAATAAAGGTTGGTATTCGGTTGTGTAGAATTGCTCTAATGTTTCTAAAAGTGATGTATCTTTTCCTTTTTTACCTCTATTATCACGACTGCCTAATGTTTTGATACAATACAAAATAAAAGTATCATCTATCATTGGCAAATCAAGTTTTTGTGTGTATTGATGCAAAACATATAACCGAATAAATTGGTATGTATGAATAACCAAATCATTCATTTCAAAAACCAAATGATCTATAACTGGTTGTGTTGTATCACGATTAAGTAAAATCGTCTTCAAGGGTATTTTGAAAGTTTTATATGCGGATTTTTCATTATTCCTAAACTCTTTGAAATCCTCCTTTTTCTTTTTCTTAACTTTCATTTTATATACTACTATATTATTTCTTTTTAAGTTATTTTAACGCAAATAATTTAAATATAAATTGTGTATATTTATAAAAAAAATGGAAACTTCTAATGAAACTGAAATGAAATACCATTGTGAAGTGTGTAATTATAAGTGTTTATACCAAGCACACTGGAACCAACATTTGGAATGTGAAAAACATAAAAATAATGGAAAACGAAAAACGAGAAGTGATAAGATATTAGAACCAAAATGTAAATCGTGTGAGTATACTACAACACGCACAACAAATATGAAACTCCATTATTTAAATCATCACTCAAATAAAGAAGAAAGAAAAAAGGAGTTTAAATATTATTGTGAATCATGTGATTTTGGTCATTTTACAAAAGGATTATTTAAATTGCATATGGAAGCAAAGCACACAACTGCCTAATGTATTTACATTTAAACAACTGACTATTATTCAACAAACTTGAATATAAATCCTCCAGCAGTTTTTTGCTTATTAAGGCAACATTTACTTATGCTTGTATAACAGATTTTTAATTCATTTGATGCTTCTATCTGCGAGTTGAACTCATTTAATTTATTCATCTGTAAATCATACTGGACAATTTTTTTAGTAGTATTAGACAAACCTGAGTTAATTTTATGTATTTGATTTTCTGTATTTGAACACCATTCTAAATTATTTACACAGGCATTTTGTTTGTTCCCATCAATATGGTTTACTTGTTCTTTGTTTTCCGGATTAGGAATAAAGACTTTTGCAACCAATCTATGTAATAAATATGAATGAGGATAAATACACGCCCACAAATAACCACTTTCATGATGGTTAGAACCTTCTGTAATTCTTCCTTTATGATTTTTAACTCTGCCATAATTTGATATTTTGTATCCTTTGGTTCCTTTTATAATATCACTTGGAATATCTTTCCATTCTTCATCATTATATTTATTTTCACATTCATTACAATATTCCCATTTATAACCAAATGTAGTTGGTCTTCTCCCTTGCGCTACTGCGGATATTTTCGTTTTTATATTATTTCCATCATTAAACTCTTTTACACTTGTTACATTATTATCAAAAATCCATTGTGACGCTGCCCTTATAGTTTTGTAATATTCTAATTTTTCATTAGTGTTTTTATCAATTCTCCAAACTGATCGCGAAGAAACTAATTCTTGTATTTCTTTTTTTGGTTTTCTTTTATGTTTATTTTGTTCACTAGAAGTTGCCCATTCTAAATTACTCAAATTATTATTTAATTTGTTATGGTCTATGTGATTAACTGAATATTTATTTTCTGGATTAGGAATAAAACTTAACGCAACTAACCTATGTATTTTCATAGGTTTAACATCACCGTGATTATTATTTAATGATGTGCATAAATAACCAGATTTAATACATGGGTTAAGTGTATAATTGGTTGTTTTATTTCTTAGATTTCCATAACTACTAATTTCATAATTTGAAAAATTATCTAATGTTTTCCAAACTTCTTCATTCATATTATTAAATTATATATTACATTATTTTTATATAATTAAATTAAATCAATTTTATAATTTATGTTATTTTTTCATCAATAACTTCCATTATTTTATTTTGCGTTATATTCATTTCTTTAATTTCGTTTATTTGTTTTTGTAATTCTTTTATTTGTTCTTCTAATTCGTAATTTCTGCTTGTATCAACAAAATTATTTAATTCATTAATTAATTGTTTATTTTTCCAATTTACTATCCAATCTTCAACTCGCAAAACTTCCAACGAAAATACATAATTATGAATATTTTGTCTCAATATTTCCACTTCGTTGTCTGGTGTATTATATTTTAATTTAAGAATATCCAAAGCTCTTCCTAATAAATGATATGGTTTATTTGAACCTAATAAATAATATTTTAGGTTAATTTGTAATTTATTTTTTAGACAAAGCAAATTGTATTCTTCCGTAAGTTCCATTATTTATGTAAATAATAATTAGTTTTTAAATTATTTGTCAATATTATATATGCCTAATCATAAGAGCGAGGATTATAAATTATCTGCTGTTGATTATTATTTAACCGAAGACAAATCACAAGAAGAAGTTTGTAAAATATTCAAATGTTCTGCACGAAGTTTGATGCGTTGGGTAGACAAATACAAAAAGATGGAGAAATTAAACGACATAATAGAATACCAGTAGCATACAAGATTGATAAAAATGAAGTAAAATACATACTGGAAGAAATCAAGAAAAATAAAACAATCACTATGGAAGATTTGCTTGTAAAAGTAAAAGAAAAATACCATTCATTTGATATTTCACGAAGGCATTTGGGTAGAGTTATAAAAGACAATAATATTACACTCACAATTACTCGTGTGCGACATGAACCGACAAAACGATTTGGAAAGGATATTGATATTAACCAAAAAATTAAAGAGTTTTATGAGGAAGTAAAGAAATACAAATTAGAGGATATTATTTGCATAGATGAGACCTCTATAAAATCATTACAAAAACGAAACCATTGTTATAATGAAATTGGAAAGCGTTGTGTAATAAAAACGCAATCACAAGAAGTATTCAAGAAATATACTGGAATATTTGCGGTTTCTACCAAAGGTGTTTTAGGTTGGGAATTATACGAAAAAAGTGGAATAAATACAGATAGATTATATGAGTTTTTAGAAACGCATATAACAAATAAATACAAAAACAAACTTATTATTTTGGATAATGCGAGTAGTCATAGAAACGAAAGGATAAAAGAGTTGGTAAATAAACACAATAAAATATTATATGCGGTTCCATATCAACATTTCACAAATAGTATTGAAAATTATTTTAGTATGTTGAAATCACGATTGTATAAAGTAAGTGAGGAAGGAGAAGGATTAACACACGAAAAGTTAAAAGCAAATATAACAAGTGTAATACGAGGAATACCAAAAGAAAAGTATGAAAATATATTCAAAGGAGCATATAAAAGAGATGCTGTATATGTGAAAAATAAAACAAGAAAACGAAAATTAAAGAATTACAAGGTTTAGAAAATCGGCGTTTTAAATATCCAAAGGTGTAATAAAAAGAATTAATAAAAGTGTAACATTTATAAAACATTAATATATATATATATATGGTTCAAACTCAAAATAAACGGAAAAGAAAAAGTATTAAAAAAACACATCATCACACTAAAGGTAAAAGTCAACGTACATTAAAAAATAATAAAAACAAACGATTTTTTCGTCGCACTGGTGGTAAAAGACAATATACCTCAAAAATAAGAGGAGGTGATCGGATAGACCGTAATTTTTTAGAAAAATTTAAAAAGTTGGTTGCAACTTTTACAAATCCGTTGCCAAATAAATATTTAGAATGTTTAGGAAATGCTTCACAATCAATGGGGAAATCAGCACAACTCGTTAGATTATGTGGTGACGAAGTATTAAAACAGCAACAGCTCGCTACAGACAAGCGACAGTTAATAAAAGAAAAAAAAGGAGAAAATTATATTTATAAACTCGATTCATTTACCATGATGGTGTTACAACAAAATATTATGAAATCAATTTACAAGACATATGGAATAAATAATATAGAACATCCAAAAGACATTTACACAAACATAACAGAAAAAGGAGGAGGAGAAACTATTACATTTTTATTTGATAAAGCTAATAATAATCCGCCAGTGCTTGAGCAATATATATATTATGAAACCCGAAAAGAGGGTGGGCTAGATGTAATATATGATGATATTGCCGATATTTTAATATCTGTATTTAATGTTAATGATTTGTTATATGATATATGCCAGTTTCAACATTGTGATATGAAATGTGCCCAAATTTTACTGAAACTTAACAATGCCACCCCCCGAAAAATTGTGCCTATTTTTAGCGATTTTGATAAATCAACATGTTCCATACAAAATTATGACCCTAACTTAGCAACATGTAGATTACGATTAGCAAAAAATGATACTGCGCATAGCATTAGACCTAACATTAACCTTAATATTATGGGAAAAAAGCAACAAAAACCAACAATTGATTTTAGTGCAATGTCCGGACAAAAAAAAGCATCCAATTTTGTTGATTATAATAATAGTCGAGCACGAGCAACATCATTAACAAGTATGATTACATTTACAAATAATAATACCATTGAATGTAATCCAAATGATACAATTATAAAAAAAATAAAAGTATTAGAAATTTGTGGTATATTAGATATAGACCCTAAAGAACTTTCAGGAGGGGAGGGGAACATATTTAAAAATGCTATTAAACATATTAGGCGTACTGGAGAAGGGGCAGTTGGATCAGCAATCCGCACAGGTGCAATTAATGTTGTTGCACAACTAGGCACGTTAAGTAAACAAGAAACAGAAAGATTTGAAGACTATCCTCTTGAATCAAATGATTATTACAATTTGTGTTTATTTACATCATCTCTTTTATTGTGCAAGGAACCTAAAAAATTAATCGTTGCATGGGATAACAAATTAAAGGCATTAGAAATGACGCTCTATCTTATAAAAAAATATTGTACACCGGACAGTCAATATGCGGGGAGTCAAGATGCGGAGAGTGAAGACCCGTTCTATCCAGATCCAAACATCCAAGAACCAAATAGTCAAGATCCATTCTATCCAGATCCAAACATCCAAGAGCCGAACAATGAAGAACCGTTCTATCCAGATCCGAACATCCAAGAGCCGAACAATGAAGAACCGTTCTATCCAGATCCAAACATCCAAGAGCCGAAAAATGAAGAACCGTTCTATCCAGATCCAAACATCCAAGAGCCGAACAGTCAAGAGCCAGTCAGTCAAGCTCAATTTTTTATAGATAAACTGGAAAAGTTTAATGATAACCAGCCAACATATCCAATTGTAATGTCATCTAACATTAAAACACAACTTTTAAGTTATACCTCTATAGATATGGCTAAGCTACAATCTGAAATTACCAAGTTATTGCAAATAATAGTAAAATATAAAGAATATGTTACGAAAATAAAACCGCCACTTATATAACAATAAATTTCGACAGTTCAAAAAATAGATTTTACATTTGGATAATACATTTTATCTCCTTTTTTAACATTATATAAGCTAGTAAATATTTCGTTTCTGGATAATGGAACATTCACTCTGTATTTATCTGTTGAATGTGGGTTCATATCAATATAATATTGTATTGATTTCTTATTAATTTTTTCTCTCATTTGAAGGGCAAAATATATAAAAAAATCTTCAATGATTGCTTTTAATGACGATAAATCAACATTAGTTTTATTTAAAAAATCAATATAATATTGAGTGCATATATTAAGTCCGATAATGTCAGATATATTTTCTCTTAAATTAGAAGATGCGTTTATAGTTAATCCATCTCGTTTATTAACAAATTCATAATGTTTTTTAATATTTTCTTGAATTTCATTATATTTTTTCATATCTTTAGATGTCCACCAATTAGTTAAATTTCCATTATAATCATATCTTGAACCTATGTTATCTAATGAATGTGATAATTCATGTGCTATTGTAAATCCAATATTTGCTAAATTATAATCCAATGATGTGTCATTAGTTAAACTAATAAACGGTTCTTGAATGTATGCTAATGGTATATAAATTGAATTTGTAATAGAAGTATAATTTGCGTTAACTATAAATGATTGAGAACCACTATATACAAATGGATATTCTTCCCAATTAATAATAGGAATATTTTTAACAGGTGAATCATTTAATGCTAAATATTCATTGTGTTTCCATTCATTATAACTTAACATATTATGCCATACATCATTATTTATATAATTTAAATCTGGATCATCAATGCTGTCGACTGACTCTCCAATTATTATTTTTAAATAATCAAGTTTTAATAATGCTTGTTGTTTTGTTTTTGGTTCTAACCATGTATTATTTTTAATCATTTTAAAACAAACACTTTTTAAATCAACACACATATTGGTTAAATATTTTATTGAATTCGCATTTGTATATTGTGTAATATATAAGTCACTTAATAGTTTATTATATGAAATTAGTGTAAATCTAATTGCTCTAATTTCATCAGTATAATCATTGTCTTGTCCCTTTAATAATTTTAAATAAAAATTATCACATATAGATTTATAATCATATGTATATCTAATAATTTGTCTAACAAATATTTTAATCCAATATGTTCTCCATTTCGGTGTTTTCCATTTCTGTAACATTAATTCACAAATATTTTTTAAATAATCCAAATTTGAAATAACAAAATATTCAGGAATTGTTTTAAATCCAAGTTCTTTACAATATTCTTTAAAATTAAATCTATATTTTTCTAATGCTTCATCTGTATATACTTTATTGTATCCATCAGGGTCACTGTTAAAATGAATTGTTGAAAAACACATAATTATATCTTTCTCTACATCAAAAATGTCTTGTGCGTGTCCGTATAAATCTTTATTTTCAGTTATATCTAAATAAGTATTCATATATTCAATATATTTATTTGAAATAAATTTATATTTTGGGTTGCGTTGGTCTAAATATATATTTACATCCGCATGCACCGAATATGGGGTTACATGAACACAATAATGTGTTGTTTTTTTTTCATTGGGTGACATGTTAAATGACAATGGTGCGTCACCAGATATCATTTTATTTTTGCTGATTAATGCTAATAATTTCCATAAATTATTATTATTTGGGTCATTTATCAATTTATCTATTTTATTTATATAATTATTTATATATATTTTACATTGCTCTTTTGAAATTAAAGTTTTTGCTGATAAATAAAATTCGCGCATGTTAATAATTTCTTTTGATGTAGAATTTGTAGTAATTAAATTTTTATAAATATCATTTATTTGATTATATACTTTATCTTGTACTAATCTAAAATTATCTATTTTAGTTATGTATTTTTGGTTATGTAATAGTGATACTTTGTTTATCCAATTATAATTAATGTAATTGTAATAATCATCTGTAGGTTTAAATTTATTTTTAGTTTTTATAAATAACATTAGATCCGCATCTTTTTTTTTAAAATTTATATTGTATTTTTTCAATTCATTTGATTTATATATTTTTTCAAAACTATTCAAGTCTAATAAATTTTCATTACAAGTTTCTTCAAGGTTACAACCATATTTACGAGTATATATATTGTGTTTAGGGTTTTTATTTTTATTTTTTTTAGTATATTTATTTAACATATACTACCAAATTATTTTTTTATTTTCAGAATACATATTATCTCCTTTTTTAATATCATATATAGAATCAAATATTTTATTTTTGGATAATGCTAAATTTATTAAAATTTGTTTTGATATTGTTGAAATAACTGGAAGAGGCATATTTATATATTTTCTCTCTTCTTTATTCGCATTAACAAAAAATGAACAAAATGTTTTTATTTTGGATACAGCAATTACATATGGTAAATCTATTGTAGTATAATATGATTTTAAATATTCACAACATAGATGAAATCCATTTATAAATGCAATAATTTCATTTTCATTGCCCTTTATATTAACATTTTGTATTTTATATTTTTTTGCTAACAACAAATATTCATTGATTGTGTTTGTTTTTAACATTGAATATTTTTGTTCAGTTGTATTTTTCCACCAATAATATAAATTACCATGATAGTTATAATGACAACCCTCATCATCAATAGATTTATAAAATTCTTTTGCTATTAAAAACCCGATGTTTGCTAAATTATATATTAATCCTTTTCCTTGTAAATCCATTAATGGAATTTGTATAAATGATGCTGGAACATATATTGCGTTCTGTGTTGGATAATATTTAATTGATGGAACAAATATTTGTGTTCCAGTAAATTCAAATGGAAATTTATTCCAATCTATTGTAGGCATGTTAATAACATTTGTATTATCTAATGTTAATAAATAATTATGTTTCCAGTTATAATATAATGTTATGTTGTGCCAAATATCATTATTCGTATAATTTAAGTCTGGATCATCGACAATTTTTAATGTTTTTCCTACTATTATTTTTAAATGTTCTATAGTTAACAAAGCCTCTGTTTTTGTTTTATTATCTAGCCACGCATTATTTTGTATTATTCTATAAAATACCATTTTTAAATCAGTAATTAATTTTGAAATATAACTAACTCCTGCTGCATCATTATATTTTTCAATATAATAATCACTTAATAATCTATTATATGAAATTAATGTTAATCTAATTGCTTCTATTTCTGGTGTAAAAGGTGCTAATTTTCCATAAAAGTAATCTACAAAAAACTCACGCTGTGGTGTATTATATATTATCTCTGTAAACCTGGCTATTTGTCTTGCACAAATAAAAATCCAATATCCTCTCCATTTTGGAGTATTCCAATTATCAATCATTAATTTACACACTTTTTCAAAATAAACCAAATCTTTAACAATGAATTGTTCTGGCAATTCATCGTAACCTAATTCTTTGAAAAAAACTTCATAATTAAAATTATATTTTTGCTCATTATTTTTATATATAATGTTATATTCATATGGTGAGCCTTTTACATTTAAACATAAATATATTTCATGATGAACATCAATAATATCCTGAATATCAACTCCGTGATTTTTACCTAGTAGCGCGCTAAATATGGCATTTAGCAATTTCATATATTCTTGAGTATTAGTATCACCGTCTATTAAATTATGCAAATATTTGCTCCACGAATTTGTTAAATAAATCGCAAATTTAGTCGTATTTTGTTCATTTGAAGATAAATTATAGGATAAAGGTAAAGTTCCTGAAACAATTCTATTTTTATTAAAAAATGCTAACATTTTCCATAAGTTATTTTTAGTGGTGTCCAACATACACTCATCAATATACTGTACCATTTCATTTATGTATTTTCTCGCTGTTTCGAGTGAAATTTTTTTTTTGGCAGATTCATAAAAATTGTTAAAATGTTTATTTTTATGTTTATTTAAATGAACCAATTCAATCATTTGATTGTATATTTTATCTTGTAATAAAGTATTCGAATTAATGTTTCCAATATATTTTTGAGAATTATTTAATGTTATTTGTTGATGCGTGTTTTTACAAATATATTCATAATAATCATTTCGTAATAATTGTTGCATTTCATAGCTGTTTTGTTTTTTAAAATAATCTATAATTTTTTTATTATTATGTGCGTTATAATTTTCTTTATTTTCAAAAGAAACATATCCTGGTAATAAGATATTACATGTGCTATTTTTTATTGTTTTACCTTGATTTTTACTTTTCTTATAATGTTTTTTTGTTTTAATAAGAGACATATATTAAAACAAATATTATTTTTTGGGGTTGTTATTATTAACCCTTTTACCGCTTTTTACTCGTTAGAATATTATCATCCTCAAACAATTCTTTTCTAATGTCAGCTGTTGAAATTTCTTTATTTTCTTCTCTCAATTTATGTTCTTGGGTATTTACTCCAATTAAATTGCCATTATCATCTATTGACTGAGTAAGCACATTACCAGATTTTTCCGCCTTTTTAATATTATCTTCTATTGCGTTTTGTTTTGTTTCTTTTACTCGTTGTTCAAATGCTGATTTCGCATTTGTTTCATTCTTTGTCTTTTCATGCATTAATTTATTCAATTCTTCTTCCATGTATTCTACACGACCAGTTTTATATGCTTCTGGTTCCCAAGGCATCCATAATCCAATTGGACCAACAAATACATCATGATTTGGGTCAACTTCTCTTAACATTTTACATCTTAGTTCGGCTTCTTCTAAAGTTGGAAACACACCACGAATTTTTAGTCCTCGTGTACTCGTTTGAAAATTATGTTCAACCCCAAATCTTTTTTCCAAATCTTCTTCATTGTTATCTAAAAAAGTTTTGTATTCATCTTCAATGGTTAGATTTGTTAGATTAGAACGCTCCTCTTTTACAAAGTCCTTAAAATCGTCTGTCATGTCGTTAAAATTGATGTTATATTTGAATGACACAAAATTCAAAAATTGAACGAACTTTTCCATTGATTTTGTAAAATCCCACTTCTTTAGGAATTCCTGAAAATAAAAAATTTCTTTTTGCTTTAAAATTTTTTCAGGAGAGACAAATGACACACATACGAATTTTTGTCCTGCAATGGGCTTGTCTTCTTCTAGTAAATCCACATATTTTTTATTCTTTTTACCACTTTTAGTAAGCTTTCTTTCAAAATTGATTGGTTTAGAAGGAATAGTATTTGCCGGGGTTTTCTCGTTCATTATATTTAGTTGAATTGAATTATTTAAGTTTTTTTCTTATTATTTAATATAATGAACGGATTAGTAAATGTGAATGAATTAATAAAACGAATAATCAAGTATTTAGTTCAAGGTTTAATGGTTGCGATTGTTGCGTTTGCAATTCCTAAAAGGTCGTTGAATCTTGATGAAATCGCAATTATATCATTAACCGCAGCGGCTACCTTTTCTATTCTTGACACATATTTGCCATCTATGGCATCCCCCGCCAGATTCGGTGCCGGATTTTCAATTGGATCAAAATTAGTTGGAGGACTTTAATTCTTCATTCTTCAATGGTCTAAATAGTATGAATAAATTCCCAGTCTAATTCTTCGCATATTTGTTTCCAAATACAATCTTGCTCTATTCTCTTTTCAATGTCTTTTAACATTGGAAAATGTTGTAAATATTGTGTCTCTCCAAGCAATTCACATAATTTATAGGCTGTGTAATAATAATTTAAAAAATTCACTCTATCATCCGGACAAAATTTGGAATAAGGTGCTTGTAATTCTATAAATAAATTACACAAGGTGTCTTCTAATTCGGGAGTCATGATGGGCGGTTTAATTCCTAACTTATCTTTAATAAATGGTATATGTTCATAGTATTTATTATAGCCCAACTTTTTCAATATTTCTTTTGTTTTGTTGTTTGTTATATGCGCAATAGAAATGCGCTCCTTTTTTATTTGCTGTTTGATGTTTTCAATAACATCTGGGGGTATTTGAGTGGTCTCTTTTCCTTGAAATTGTGCCAATATTTCCTTGAAATGATTTATTCTTTTATACGCATAAAAACACACTTCTTTTGGTGGCTCTTTATATGAAGGTTTCTCATTTTCTATTAAATATGGAATGTTTTTAAAACACGCATTGCATATTAACATTCCATCATCCTCTAATGGAATCATTTCACCTTTGAAACAAAATTTACATATATCTGATTGACACATAAATTGATTAATATCTAAAAAACTGTCATCTATATTACTCAAATATTTATTTACAATGTTTGTTTGACTTTTGTTGTCGGATAAGGTGTCTTCATTTTCTGGACTTTTTATCTTGAAAAAATTGTCTAGCAATTTATTTTTCGTATTTTGTTGTTGCTCTTGTTGAATTTCAGAAATGTTTTTTTTATTTTCAAAATAATCAAATATATATTTAGAATTGTCCAAGTAATATGACTTCTTTTTATTTTTAAGTTCCTTTATGGTTTGTTTTATTTCAGCGATTTTGTCTTGTATCTCCATGACTTGGTCAATGTTTTTTGAATGTTTTGACTTTTTTAATTTCTCTTTCAAAGACTGCTTTTCTTCCTTTAATTGAGGAATATTATCTGTTTCATCTCTTATAAATTCATTCAAAAATTCATTATGCTTTCCGTCCAAAGTAGTTGAACTTTTTTTATTCAACTTTATCTTTTTTTGTGGTTTAGGCTTAAAACTAGGCATATTATGTTTATTTTTATTACTTTATTTCTCTTTTTTATAAATGGAACAAATTAAAATTGATAAAATTGATAAAAATGATATTGATAAAACTACATTACATAAAATGATTCTATTATTTAATGCTCTCGAAGAAGGGTGGACTATTCATCGAAACAACAAGTCATATGTGTTTTCCAAAAATCACGAGGGAAAAAAAGAGATTTTATTAGATAGTTACTTGTTGAAATTTATGAAATCCAATCTTGACTTGAGCAAAATATTAGAGAATTGAATTAGTTTATTTGTTGTATCTTCGATGAGTCATCTTGTAGTTTGTATGCCTTTTTTGTGATTTAAATTTATGTCCGCGGCGCTCTTCGTCATATATCATAAATGTATACGATTTTTCATTTATGATATATTTATTATGTTTCTTGTTTGACGACATTTTATTGGTTTTATTCAAAATCGGATCATTGCGAATCGGAGTTAGATGAGAACGACACATTGGACAAGTTAACGGATATTCTTCTGCTTCTGCGTCCAGAATCTCTTTATAATGACTGTAATTTCCAAATAATTCTTCCATGTCTTCTCGTGTATAAGAGTTGGAGTAATTTGATATATCGCACGCATGAACGCATGTGTAATGAAACCGATGTCCGCATTTTGTCAAAACATAATCTCGAGTGATGTTTTCCAAACAAATTGCACACATTTCTTGGTCTTCTTGTTGTGTTTCGTGTTGTGCTTGCATTTTTAATTGAATTGGTTGTGTTGGTTGTTAAGTTGATGTTATTAATACGGTAAAAAGCAATTCAATTTTTTTAAATAAAAAATGCTTAAATTACTTATTAAATCGACGAAATCTTAATTTACTATTAGTATTTCTTTTTTGCGATTGAAACTTATTTTTTAATGTTGGTTCATCATCGTGATTACATTTCCAATTGTGGCGTGGATTTATGATTTTAACATCTTGGGCAACAGATAAAGATATCTGATTTTTTAACATTACCTGTTTCTCTTCACGAATTGATTTTATAGGAGAACGACACAACGGACAACTTAAAGGTGAATCGTTATCATTAATATCTATCATTCTTTTATAATAACTGTAATTTCCAAACAATTCTTCTAATTCTTCAGGATCATAAAATTTACCACGATGTGTCATATCACATTGATGAATACAACCATAATGAAATTGATGACCGCATTTTGTCGTAAACAAATCACGCTTTACATCTTCCAAACAAATCGCACATATTTCATATGTGGTTTCGTTTTGTGATTGCATTTTAATTGAGATTTGCTTTGGGTTGTTGTGTTAAGTTGTTGTTATTAGCATGGTAATAAATCAAATCAATTTTTAATTTACAAACAAACAAGTTTCCATTTATATCCATTATAAATCTCTCCAGTTTCAGTAATTCGTCGTATGATTGCCGTTGAAATCTGTGCGACATTACACACCTCACGGTTTGAATTGTATGTTTAGTTAAAATACTGTGAGATTCGTTTATATTAGTCATTGTCATAATTAAATTTAAAACTTATTAAATAATTAAACAACATAATAAAAATAAAATTATTATTATTATAATTAAATGATATTCAATTTTCGTTATGAAGAAAATAATAATGAAGAATTGATTCGGCTATATGAACCAGAAAAAATTTGGGTTAAATATGTGGATTATGATTTTGATGACAGAGTTGAAATGGCTTTTGCCATTGACATTAAAATACAACAATTTCGAGACAATTATACTTACATCATAACTCATAAAACAATATTAGATGTTATAAAAAAATATAATCTTATTAAAAGGACTGATGTAAGCTATGAAGGAATTGAATATAATACAAAAACAAATGATTTACAAATTAATATTGGTAATTAATCAGAATTATTATTTATGTGGTTTAATGTGTTAATTTATATATAATTTTATTACATATAAATTATTCAAATACTTTATCTTGTGCATATAAAAATTGAAATGAAAATATCATGATTATTAATTGTATAGATATTATTACGACAGAAGTCTTCATTAAAAAAGCGAGAGAAACTCATCCCGATAAATATGATTGTTCAAAAGTAGAATATATAAATAGTGTATCTAATGTTATTATAATATGTAAAGAACACCGTGAATTTTTACAAACACCACATAGTCATTTATCTGGACGTGGATGTAATGCTTGTTGTAACATTAGTCGTTCATTAAAACATAAAAGTTCAACAGAAGAATTTATTAAAAAAGCAATAATTAAACATGGAGATAAATATGATTATTCAAAAGTACATTATATAAATAGTTTAACTAAAGTAATTATTAATTGTGAAAAACATGGAGAATTTTTACAACCCCCAAGCGACCATTTATCTGGATGTGGTTGCCCCAAATGTTCTCATAGAAACTATTCCAAAAAAGCAATTCAATATTTAACTTTAATATCAAAAATACATCAAAATCACATTCAACACGCTGAAAATGATGGTGAATATAAACTACCAAATACACGATGGAGTGCTGATGGATATTGTGTAGAAACCAATACTATTTATGAATTTCACGGAACAGAATATCACGGCGACCCACGTTGTTGCGACCCTGATGAATGTAATTATCTTGATAAAAATTATGGAGAACTTTATCAAAATGCAAAAGAGAGAGAAAAAGTAATTGAAACTATGGGATATAATTTAGTTGTTATGTGGGAATATGATTGGAATGGAATAATAAAATCTGTAAAAATATTACAACGAAAATTTCGTGAATTAAAATCTTGTAGTAAAATAAAATAACTACTTATATCATAATTACAAAAATGATATTTCGTTTTCCATACAGGGAAAACGCTAATGAAGAATTAATTCAGCTACGTGAACCAGAAAACATTTGGTTTAAATACGTTGATTATGAGGTTGATGATCAAATTGAAAATGCCATTTCAATTAACTTTAAATTACATTATTTTGGCGATCCTTGCGTATATATTGTAACTCATCAAACGGTGTTAGACATTATAGCAAAATATAATCTTATTAAAAGGGATGACATAAGTTACACCGGTCTTGAATATAACACAAAATCAAATGATTTATTCATTTGTATTGGCAATTAGGTTTAGCGTTGGTTCTCTCTAAACAAATGTAAATTTATATGTTCCGTTATATGCTTCACCGGTTGCCATGTATTTTTTTATTGTTTTTGTTGATATATTTAGTTCATTGTTTATTTCAACATATGAATTAAATATTTTTATTAATGTATTTGTTTTCACATTAAATACATTAATTTTTATACCCTTGATGTTTGGTGTTTTTTCTGGAATTGGTTTGTTTTTTTCATATTCTTCTTTGAGAGAAACAGGCAAATCTTTTAGATGTATCCAATAATGATTGTGTAATACAGACCCGTATTTTATAGCAGAACAAATCGCGGATGGGTGTTGTAATATATCTGCGGCGGCATCCTTTGACAAAGGATACACCTTAACTATTTTTGTTTTATCTAAATTTAACATTGCAACTTGTCCACATTTTCGTTGTTTCGTTGTCACTGTTTCGCCAATCTCTCTTGTTTGATTCTGATTTGGTTCATCTCTATTAATCAAATTCCAACGATGTTCTAAATATAAGGTTTTATGTTGAAACGCAAGTTTTATTGATGTAAATGATGGTTTTTCGTCGCCTGGTTGATATGTGTTAAATGTACGAATCGCATCACTAATACTATTAAACACTTTCACAACTTTTGACAAATCATCTTTGTGATATATTTGAATAACCGGTCCTTGAATGTGTGATATGGATGCTGATGTGGCGACTGGTTCTTGTTTGGCTTCTTCTTGGGTTGTTTCTGTTTTGGTAGTAGATGTATCTTGTTCCGCGACTGTTTCTTGTTTTGTTTCTTGTTGTGTTGTTTCTTCTTGGGTTATGTTTTCGCTTTGTGTTTCATTTGTATTAAATACTTTATCCAATAAATTATGAATTTCTTCAATGTTTTTACACATTTGCATTAAACCATTAATAAGATTGATTTTATCTTTTTCAAGTGTTATTTTATCCTTTTCGACATTTAATTTTTTATCTTCAATTAATAATTTCATAAATTCAATGTCTTTTGTAAATTTCAAAATATTATCATTAATAAACCTTACAATTTTATCATATTGTTTGTAATTATTAATCAAATATGTTTCGGTTGAAGAACACATATTATTTATTACAGTTGTATATTTATATTTTACTATTTCTGGACTATTATGTAAAAATTGTTCGAACCTATAACTATTATCACACAGAAATATATCTAATACTATTACTTTACACGCAAATTTAGCGTTAAGTGCTTTCATTCGCGATTCAATATCACTAGTATCTCCAATTTTTATTATTGTGTTTCCATTATCTAATTGTTGAATTTTACAAACATAAACCAAATTTTTATTTTTTGACATTTCAATTAAGACTTCACTCCGTTTCACGGATGTTTCTATTTGTGATTGTTTTAGATTTTGTTGAAGTTCTATTGTTTTCATTTGATATTTTTCTAATTGATTTTCGGTGTATTGATGCATTATATTTTCCATTTTTATATAATAATCGCATATTTCACCTGCTCTAATTGTGGATGATTTTAAACAAAATTTTTTAAATGCGTTTACCGTTAATAATATTTTTTCTTTATTTTGTCCACCATGTTGGTTTTGTCCACACTCTAAAACCGCTTTTGCAACCGCAAAAGCGAGTTTAAAGTCTCTATTTTCAATAAAATGTTTTTTTAATAATGTTTTGGCATTTCCAACAGTTGCAAATCCAGCCCATTTCCAAACCATATCAAAATCAACCACAAATGCGGCATTATCCTTTCCATATTGTAAATATAAATAATAACTTGTCATAAATAATTCTTCATCTGTTTCAGTCATTTGAGATTTGATTAAAGTAAAGAGTTCGTCGTTTTTATGATTCAATGCGCTTGTGATAACTTCCATTGTACTATATTATATGGTGTCTTTTTAAGTGATTTCATATAAATTTTAGATGACCCTAAAATAAAATTGAACTGATTTTTAACCATATATTTATCTTTAATACAATGGAACAGCCTTTAAAAAAATATGAACCTAAAAAATGTTGTCACGGAAAAAGAGAATACCGATGCGTTGAATGCGGTGGTGGAGGCATCTGTCAACATAAACAAAGGAGAGAACATTGTAAACAATGTCAAGGCTCTAGCTTATGTGAACACGGAAATAGAAAATATCGGTGCAAACTTTGCGGAGGTTCGTCAATATGCGAACACGGAAAAGAAAAGATGTATTGTAAGCAATGTGGAGGTGTCGGCATCTGTGAACACGGAAAATATAAACGACACTGTGTTGAATGTGATGGTGATGAAATTTGCGAACATCATAAAAGAAGAGACATTTGTATTGACTGTAAAGGGAATGGCATATGTTACCACAATAAATTAAGGTCGTATTGCAAAATATGCGATGGTTATCGTTTATGCAAATCTGAATGGTGTCACACAGTTGGTCACAATAAATATAATGGTTATTGTTCTAGATGTTGTTTTTATTTATTTCCTGAAATACAAGTATCTAGAAATTATAAAACAAAAGAAACTGATGTGGTAAATAGAATAACCGAGACCTTTAGGGATTTTACTTGGGTTCATGATAAAAAAATTATGGATGGATGTTCCAGACGCCGCCCTGATTTATTGTTAGATGTTGGCAGTCATATTATAATTGTTGAAATAGATGAAAATAAACACAATTCATATGATTGTAGTTGTGAAAATAAAAGAATAATGGAAATCTCAAGAGATTTAGGACATCGTTCGATTGTCTTTATTCGATTTAATCCTGATGAATATATTAATGATGATGGTGCAATAATCAAGTCTTGTTGGAAAATAAATAAATCAGGATTATTAAATATTGTAAAATCAAAAGAAAAAGAATGGGATCGCCGCATTGCAGTGTTAAAAGACCAAATCAATTACTGGATACATAATGTTACAGAAAAAACAATAGAAACGGTAGAATTATTTTATTAAGCATTTTAATTTAATTAAATCAAAATATTATTTTTTTTTCTTTAGTAATAATATAACGACCCATGGCTGGAGGTTTGATTAAACTTTAAACGGGCAACTGTTAAAATAGTCAACAACAGGGGGCTTGAAAAAAGTGCAACCCTCTAGTGTATAAATTGTAAAAATTATACGCGACACCATAAATTGCGGGAACCTCCTAAAGCTTTTAGCTACCACTTTTATTTTGAAAAAAATAAAAGGAACTCGGGTAATGACCGAACCCAATGGTAAAAACGCTAAAGATGAAACAATGGAAAATCCGCAGACAAGTTCCTAATTGCGCTATAGTAAGCATATGGAAAAATTTCAACGACTACAATCGGTGGATGTCAAATGATGGTCTAACTAGCCTGATGATGTTTAATGTATAGTCTGGTCCTGTCGCGAAAGGTCAGGTGATTGTGTATTAATAAGCATGCACAATCTGTAAAACACAACGGCAATTAGTAGCTTATGGCGCACAAGATGTTTACCTTACGGGAAATCCTCAAATTACTTTCTGGAAGGTGACTTATCGCCGTTACACGAACTTTTCAATTGAATCTATTGAGCAGACTTTTAATGGACAGGCTGACTTTGGTCGTCGTGTTCAGTGTGTGATTAGCCGAAATGGTGATTTGGCTTATCGCACCTATCTTCAAGTCACTCTTCCTGAAATCAATCAATCAATGGGAAACGGACAATCATATTCCGCAAACCACAACAGTGCTGGCGTGTATGCTCGTTGGTTGGATTATCCTGGAGAACAGCTTATTGCTCAGGTTGAAGTTGAAATCGGAGGTCAGCGAATTGACCGTCAATATGGTGATTCCATGCACATTTGGAATCAGCTCACTATGACGGCTGAACAGCAGCGCGGATATTTTAAGATGATTGGTAACACGACACAACTTACATTTATTACTGACCCATCTTTCTCTGATGTTGATGGTCCTTGCGACTCTCAAGCTCCTCGTCAGGTCTGCGCTCCTCGCAATGCTCTTCCTGAAACCACTCTTTACATTCCTCTTCAGTTTTGGTTTAACACCAATCCTGGTTTGAGTTTGCCTCTTATTGCCTTGAATACTGTAGGGCAGAAAAGTATCCATCCTAAAGAACCTGAGCTCTTCTTTAGGGAAAATATGTTAGGGTCTCAGAATTATTCCCAGATGCTAGTTGCTTGTTGTTAATTCAACTTGCGGCGACAAGACCAAATTGTTCGGGAAACTCTTAAAGCTGTAGGTACCAATTTTTAAGCGAAAGTTTAAAATGGCTGAGAAATAATGAACTCAGGTATGGTAAAAATCCCACAGATGAAGGCAAATAAGCCTGAAATAGACAATCCGCAGCCAAGCCTCTAAGTCCGTTATGATAAGGATATGAGGAAGGTTCAACGCACTTACGGTTTTGGACTTGAAGTGTCTAATCAACACTAATGATGGTTTAAGATAAGTACTACTCCCTCTGTTACATGAAATACACCGAAAGGTGGGGTATAACGTGATGTACAGTATCACGAAGTTAAAATCAATCTCGATATTCGCCCAATTGATCAGTGTTTATGGGCAGTTACATCTCTCGCCTGTCCTAACTCTGGCAGCGCTCCCGGCAACCCTGTTCCTGCCACCATTGCCTACAACCAGTCACTCGTAGCTGCTTCTCTTTATGTTGATTACGTGTTTCTCGATACGGACGAACGTCGTCGTATGGCACAGAACCCCCACGAGTATCTTATCACCCAACTACAATTCACCGGCGACGAGTCTGTCGGGTCGTCTAGTAACAAGATTAAACTTAACTTCAACCACCCAGTGAAAGAATTGATATGGGTTGTGCAGCCTGATCAGAATGTCGATTATTGCTCGTCTCTCAGCTGCGATGCCACTCTTTTCAAGGTTCTTGGTGCGCAGCCATTCAACTACACAGATGCTGTCGATGCTCTTCCAAACGCAATCCATGCCTTTGGTGGCCCTCAATCGGTCGCTCATGACAGCCGTGCGTTTATTGATGCCAATGGACTTTTTACGGATGCTGGAGCATTTGATGTAAATGTCAATCAGCTTTCAGGATATTGGAATGGACCTAATGACTATTACAGTCAACCACACCTCGATGCTGGACACTCGGGTCCTGAATCCGCCGTCTCTGATGCCGGAACTTTTGTCCTTGCTGAAACCTCTATTGACATGCATTGTTGGGGACAGAACCCCGTTGTCACTGCCAAGTTGCAGCTCAACGGTCAGGATCGCTTCTCTGAACGTGAAGGCTCTTATTTCTCGTGGGTTCAGCCTTACCAGTCACACACTCGATGCCCCGATGAAGGCATCAATGTTTATTCATTTGCCTTGAGACCGGAAGAGCATCAACCGAGCGGGACCTGTAACTTCTCCAGAATTGACAATGCGACACTTCAACTTGTGCTGTCAAATGCTACGGTTCAGGGAACCAACACCGCCAAGGTCAGAGTGTATGCCTATAACTACAACGTGCTACGAATTATGTCGGGCATGGGAGGTCTTAACCTAACACAATTTTTGTTGTTAATCAGGACCCAACAGTTGGCTGCCATATTAGATATTTGCTTCCTAATATGGATAAACAGTGTAAAGCAGATATGCGAAAATGTCGCATTATATAACCAGCTAGTCTCTTCTTTCTGACTATTTTATGAGTTGGAATTTAAAGAGGCAACATTTCTAACATGCAGGAACATCCTAATAGCCTTTTCTACTACTTTTTTGCGTGAAAATGTAAAAAATACTTGGGATAATGACCTAGAGCATAGTGACAACGAAAAGGATTGGACAATCTGCAGCCAAGCTTCTAAGTGCGACAAAGCAAGCATAAGAAGAAGGTTCAGAGACTATAATGGAATGGGTTTGAGAGAAGTAGCGATTCTCTGTGATAACTTAAAGAATAGTCCGCATTGTATAGAAATATACAATAAACTGCGTGCTTACTCCAATTAAGCGTGTGGGTTACAAATATATTATTTTATTTTATTTAATAACTAATAACGTTTTTTAGTTATTAAAGCAAAATGTTGATAACAAATTTATCCCTTTCTCATATGGGAAACTTAAAATGTCCAAATTGAATTATGTTATTTAAAAAAATTGATTATAAATTTAACTTTATAATCAATGTCATAACAAATGAACTCTTATCAATACTCCGAAAAAATAATGACAACTAAATATGCACCAGAAGAAATATATTATGTTTCAAGCCACACATTAACATTGGGTAAAGACGCAAATCTTATGAAAAATCCTATATGGAAAATTCAAGAAAATGAAAAAGAATATTTATTAATGTATTGCGAAAAAGATACTGTATGTAAATTATGTCCGATAAGTTATCAAAAGATATTAGATTACGAATTAAATGAAAATAATGGTAAAAAAATCACATGGTTTAAAATGAATAATGGATACATTGGTGGAAGCAATAAATTATACATTCATCAAATAATAACAGATTGTTATGGAAATGGAAAAGGAACAAAAAATATTAGTGTAGACCATATTGACCGAGACCCATTAAATAATAGTTGGGAAAATTTAAGAATTGCAACAAGAGAAGAGCAAGACCAAAACACAAAAGGAATCATGAAAGACACTTTAAGAGCAAGGAAAACAAGCGCAAAACCATTGCCAGAAGGAATTACAAAAGAAAATATGAGGAAATATGTTGTTTATTATCATGAATGGTTAAATCCTGAAAAAACCAGAAGCAGAGAATTCTTTAAAATAGAAAAAAATCCAAAATTAGAAAAAATATGGATAGGAACTAAATCAAATAAAGTATCAATTCATGAAAAATTAGCACAAGCGAACGCACATGCGGATGAATTAAACATTTAAACATTTCATTTATTATAAAATAAGTAATGAACTTAATTGAATATAATAAGGAAGTCCATAGTATGGACTTCCATTTGTATAAGATTATTTATAATTATTCGGTAAAATAATTATAAAAGTTTATGACATTACACAGTTCAAACACGGACTAAATAAATGTGTATTATATACAAACTTTTTCTTTAAAATCTTCGCATAAACTAATATCCTTGAGTTGTTTAATATACCAACTTTTTTCACAAATATATTTCTTATTGCTATTTATGTTAACATCAATTTCTATAATATGCGGAGTTTTAAATTATACAGTTTTCATTTGAAATTCTTATTATTTAATATATCAATTGTTGTAAAATAATAATATTTAATAAATTGATTTTTATATAAAACCTCACCATCATCCCATAATAAAAACTCTGGATTATTTTCTTTAATTAGTTTTTCTTCATTTTTAATTTTTATATGATAATCTTTATGTGTTTTTGACCATTTGTGTCGTTGTGTAGTTCCCGATGTTTTACTATGAATTCGGTTGCAATAACATAAAGTTGTCGAATAAGCTCCTTTTTGTCCTAATTCTTTTTTTGTTGAAGATAAATTATCATAATATTTCTTTCTTAATTCTATTTGGACATCTTCATTTTTTAAAATTTCTATGTTTATTTGTTCCATTTGTGTTTATAAGATAATTATTTATTTAAATTATTTCACTTTATAATCGTCATTCGGTGTAAAAGGGTGTTAACAACAAAACAACTTAAAAGGGTGTATATGTATATATACGACCTATGGAAATAGTCAAAGCATTTAACACAAACACTTTGCATACTGAAATTACTATTAAAGGAACTCTAAATGACCCTTTATTTAGAGCAAGTGATGTTGGTGCTATATTAGAAATTTCTAATATAAGAACAAGCATTAATGAATTTAATGAAACAGAAAAGGTAGTCCATACTATGGAAACCCACGGCGGAACACAAAATGTTTCATTTCTTACTGAAAAAGGTTTATATAAAGTCTTGTTTAAATCAAGAAAAACAATTGCTGAAAAATTTCAAAATTGGGTATATGAAGTTATAAAAGAATTAAGGATAAATGGCATCTATGATTTACAAAAACAGTTGGAACAAAAAAATACAGAGATCCAACAAATAGAAGAATCAAAAGACAAAGAATTGGAAATGAAATTAAAACAGCAACAATGCTTGGAAAGAGAAAAAGTATTATTAGATCAATATGCAACTATAGGGTCTATTGTCTATATTATTAAAGTAAAAACATTCAAGACTGGAGAATATATTATTAAAATTGGTCAGAGTCGAAAAGGAATAATGAATCGTTACAATGAACATAAACACAAATATGACGAATGTTTATTGTTGGATTGCTTCTCGGTAAACACAAGTCATGAATTTGAGAAATTTTTACACAATCACGAAGACATTAGAGGAAATCGAGTAAACAATTTATTAAATCATGAAAACGAGGTTGAATTATTTTTGATTGGGAAAAATCTTTCTTATAAAACCATATTGAAAATAATCAATAACAATCTTACCTATTTTGACAGCAATGACATACGAAAATTAGAAAAAGAAAACGAACAATTAAAAATGATGATACAGTTAAAAACAGACGGAAATGACAGTCCATTAACACATGAATTAATTAATATGATAAAATCAATGTCATCTAAAATTGACAATCTTGAAAAAATACTACAAGAAAAAATGACAATTACACCAAAAGAAGAACCCAAAATCACAACAGGGTTTAGTCAACCATTGGCAACAATTGGTCCAAGACTACAACAAATACATCCAGAAACATTACAACTTGTAAAAGTTCATGAAACCGTGTCTGAATGTATGAAAGAAGACACCAAAATGAAACGCCCTAGTTTGACCAAGGCTGTAATGGAAAATTTAGTATATAATGGGTTTCGTTGGTTGTTTGTAGATCGTGAATTAGACCCAAGTATCATTCATAAGATTGAACCAACAAAACAAACCAAGATACAAAATTTAGGATATATTGCGCAAATAAATAAAGAACAAACTGAAATTGTAAATGTTTTTATTGATAGAAAAACAGCGGCACATATGAATGGATACCAATCAACGGCAGCATTAGACAATCCGGTAAAAAATTTCAGTTTAACAAAAGATTCATACTATAAATTGTATGATGATTGTGAGGATGAATTAAAATCAGCATTTGAAGAACAATGTGGTGGCGAACCTTTTTTGTATAAAAATGGTGCCGGTCAATTTGACGCAGAAAATAAATTAACCAAGGAATTTGTGAGTAAATATGATTGTATAAAACAACTGAAAATGAGTGACAAAACACTGGCAAAATGTTACAATAAAGATATACAATACAACGGATATTATTACAAGGAAATTGGAAGCAAATTATCAATGAAATAATATTAAAGTGAATGTATACAATCAATCAATGGAACCACTTAATCAACAAAACAATAAAACATACATTCAAAATAAAAAAGAGCGAAGAGAGAAGAAAAAGATGGCGAAAAGGGATGTTTCAGGAGAAGACATTATTTTTATTTTTGAAAAAGTCTTGGAAGGTTGGTCCACAATTCGCATTTACAATACAATCATTCAATCAAATCCTACTTCAGGAATTACAAAAGAAAAGACGGAAAAATATGCGACAGGAAATTGTAAAATATACGAAAAGGAAGTTAGAAGCAAACAACAATTTCAATATTACATTGAATTAAGAGAGAAGGTTTATCAATTTCATAAATTAGGCAAATAATATTCGAATACTTATTTCTCTCTTTATGTTATGGAAAAAAGAACATTAAAAGGCGGGAAATGGTCATTAAAATACAAACGCAGCATTGATTGTAACCATCCAAAAGGTTTTTCACAAAAACAGCATTGTAAATATGGCAGAAATAAAACTAGACGCAGACAGAAGCATTAAAAATAAAAATGAAATGCTTTAATGAACCTAGAAAGACATTAACAACACCAAATAAATAATGAACTCGAACACAATAATTTCAAGAGAAGGAAATAGATTAACAGGACACATTCATTCACATGAAGAAATAAGATACATATGTTGTTATTTTAAAGTGGTTCGAACAAGTTTTTCGAAAATATACAACATTCCTATTGATTGGAAAATGTGTGATTTTATTAACAATGTAAAAGGATATTGTAATCAGGACTTTACATGTGATGTGTTAACCAGTAATAATATTGAATTTGTATGCGTAGGCAATGATCATTTACAAGGACAAGCCGCGGAAGATGCTGATGCGTTGGACGAAGATGATGCGGAAACCTTTTACGACAAATATATTTCAAGAAATGTATTTCCATCCTTTTACATTCGGAATAAAATTAACACACTTCCAGAGACAGATGCTGAGCGAAATCAACGAACCAGACAAGAAGAAGATGCTGCCTCTACCGAAGCTGAAAGAGCAAGACAAGAACAAGAACAAAATATGATATGTATAATTTGCCTGGACAGAAATGTAGCTAGGCTGCGATTGACATGTAGTCATGAATTGTGTAGAACATGTTTTACCACATGTTTAACTTACGGGCAGAATAGATGTCCGCTTTGCAGAAGAAATACAGTATTTAGAGACATGGTTAATTAAGTAATTAATTAAACGTTTTTTTTACAAATACAAATAACTAACTATTTTGGTGAAGATTATTCACCATAAAATCTTTCGTGAAAGATTATTTGCAGAATAAGGATTTCGTTTCCAATTGCCGCGAATTTTCCCACTACGCGTCAAATAATTGCGGCGGCGTTTCAAATCTCCATGTTTGGTAAAATCTTCATATCCAAGTTGTCCGAAATGGATCCATCTTTTATGTCGTGGGTCATAAATATCATATTTTTTCTCTCTGTTAGAAGACGAATATATTTTTGCGGTTTTACCAAAATAACGATATGCCATTTTTTGTGCGAGTTCAGGATTAGAATATTTTCTTAATTTTTTACTGAAATGCCGACTTCTTTTTTCCATGATAATATAATAGAAAAAATATTATATTATCGGTTAGATTATCTGAAACTTACAACTTAATTACATCCTAAATGGCAGAATTAAACAAACGATTCATATTAATAATTTCAGGTTTTTCTGTATTACTTGTAAATAATTTCATAATTTGTTCATCATCGCGAAAGCGAACAGAATAATTTTGCTGTAGATTATTACGTCCAATTCGTCCCATTGCTTGAATAATTTTCTCTTGTGTCAAATCCAGGTCTTTACTAATGTATCCATGACAGAACTGATAATTTGTTCCATAAATATAATCACTAGAAGCAATAATAATATACAATTTTTGTTCATCCGCCATTTTTTTCATAATTTCAGTGTATGCGATATTTTCATGATTTGTAAAGACACCAATGCCCATAAGCAACAGCACTTTCCAACTATCAGCCACTCCGACAAGTAACATAATTTCATTAATAAACTCTTCTTCAATATTGCTGGAAAATGCTCCCGTAACATCACAATCTTCAGCCCATTTTTTCAAATGTAGATTTTTATTTGGAATGAATGTTTCATTTAATGTTGCTGTTTTAATCATAGACCGAAGCATGTCAAGTTGTGTTTTGATTTTCCCTGCTTCAACTTGGCTTTCATTAGTTTGACTTCTATTACATTTATGGTCTTTTTTCTCTCCATCCCCCTCTTCTTCTTTTGCCTTGGACGCATCATGGTCTTCTAAATCTTTTTCCAATACGCCAATTTTATCATTTATTCGGTTATTAAATTCTATTTTTTCCATAATGTCAGACATGACCTTGGCAGGAATGTTTGCTTGTTGAATACAGAATTTCGCAATTTTTTCAACATCATTTGATAAGAATATTGTTGGTCCATCTGTCAATGTGTGCGCATCTTTTGTAGTCACAAATATGCCACAATTGCCGCTGTTTGTTTCTCTCACATGAGGCAACGCATTATATAAAGATGTTTGTGATTGTTCACTGGCACTAGACATTCGTGACAATGATTGGCCTTCATATTTACTGGAACATGAAGAGCCTTTCGCTACCGTCGTTGTCATTATGCCAGGACCAATGCTGCGACTTTTATGAATGCCTTTTGAATCAATCGTGTCATTTGGCATAATGCGTTTTTCTCTCGTATTTTTCAATGTGAGATAAATAGAACTCCATGTTCCAGACATAATATTTTTTAACAATTTCAAATAATACAATTTAATGTTTTTCATATCAATGTCATCAATGGATGCGAAATTTCGGGAAATAAAATGTCTCGTAGAAACATAATTACCTTTTTGTATAAAACTAATAAATCGGACAACTTCTTTCAAGTCAAAATATCGCAACAAGGTCAAGTAATTTTCACAATGTTCCACAATCAATTTCATTTCATCATAATCTTCACTTAAAAAGTGTGGTAAAATGACATTCCCATTTTTATCAATAATAGGAATTGTTTTTTTACAGTCATGACTGACAATATTATACACCATTGAATTAGACGCACTAAATTTCAAAGTAAAATCATTCACCGTGTCTGTAAGTTCGTGTAATTTCGGCAATGTGGCAGAAGAGAGCACCATGTTTGGAATCAAATTTGAAGACCAATTTTCTTTTATGATTGCGTGAAATGGATGTTCTGGATAATCCAATGTGATTGTCGGTTCATCCCAATATGTTATCAAACTGCTTGGCGAATTAAAAGACAACATATAATACATTGCAGGAAGATATGATTTAATGTCACAAATCATAATTTCAACCTTGTCTCCGACACTATTGTCTACTTTCCAAATTCCGCCGCTTCTTTTATTTTTCGTGAATTCTTTTGCTGCGAAATAATGAAGACGAATGTCTGCCGCACTAGAACAACCAAACGCAAAAGCAACCTTTTTATTTACTGAAATTGCTGCTTTTGCCAATGCTAATCCCACATGTCTTGCTGCGCAAACAAATATGATTTTGTGTTGTTCAGACAAGCCAATTGGTGTCAATGTTTTGCCTGTTCCAGTAGGGGCGATATATAAAATCAATTTCGCATCTGGATTTTTACAGACAGTAAATATTTCTTTTTGGTGTTCGTAGAGCATCATATCTCCATATTTCAACAAGTTATTATTTTTCTCAATATATTCTACCGCGTTTTCAATAATATTTGTAATGCTAATTGATGATTCCAACTGTGTTAGAATCGTGTTTACAATTTCAATAACATGACGATTCAATAAAGGAATGCTGTTGCGTATTAATTTATACAAGGTATAATAATGAAACTCCATCTTTGAACTATTTTGCGAGGCATATTTTAATATTTTCTCAATGTGTTCTAATAACACATATTCATAAATATTGTTTTTTTCAAGATTTTCTATTGTGTTTTTGCTAATGCGAATCAAGTCTGCTTTTTTTAATACAGGTTTTGTGTTGACGGATAATATAATATATGTTGCGCGATATTTTGTAATAAGGATTTTAATTTTATCAGCCAAATATTTATTAAATATATAATCTTCCATTGAAGAACTATATTCTATTTTTAAAAATGTGAAAATAGAATTGATTTTATTGTATTTTATATTGACATTTTCATTACCTTTCATAATCAATTTTAATACTTCGATTTCATTTGGCGAAACTGGCACTTCAATCGTTTCCCATTCAGATTTGGTGAGTTTGCGTTGAATGAGATCCATGATTTCAAGAATTTTGGTTGTTTTAATTGTGCTGGTTTATTTAAGCCGATTTTCCAAATCAATTTTTTTTTCAAATAACACAAATAACACAAATAACACAAATAACACAAATAAATAATACACAAACAAGAAGAATAAATAAATTATTTACTTTAGTTATAGTATGATGAAATTATCACAACTCTGCACCCCCGCGATGATTTATTTTGTTCTCTCTGTGATTTCTCTAGTTATTAGTGCGTTTTATAAACTCAATATCGCAAGCATTCTGTTTCAACTTCTATTTATTGTATTATGGACCTGGTTATTAAACTTTTTCTGTAAAGCAGGATATACGGCTCTTTCATGGGTAATTGTATTTTTTCCATTTATAATGGCAGCACTACTTGTTTTGAACCTTGTAAATAAATCATATAAAAATTAAATGATACATAAAAATGACAGATGGATATTGAATTCATGTTTTTATTAGAATGCGTTTTATTACAACAACAATTACAAATATTATCAAGAACTGTTACAGTAAAACCTCGAGGCAGGCCATTGAAATATATTACGGAAAAAGAGAGAAAGGATGCGATAAAGAATGGGAGAAAGAATGGGAGAAAGAATGGGAGAAAGAATGGGAGAAAGAATGGGAGAAAAAATGCGAGAAAGGATGCAAAAAATAATAAAAGGGAGAATATATGTCAGTAAATATAGTGGTTCAATGTCCGTATTGCGGTGATTTCATTTTTATAGACCAATTAAATTGTCAGATATTTCGCCATGGTGTCTTTATTTCAAATGGAGAACAAATAAATCCGCACGCATCAAAAGAAGTGTGTGATTCATTCATACAACGCAAATTGATACATGGATGTTCTAAACCCTTTAAACTCGTGAAAATGAATGATGGAACATTTGTAGCAGAAAAATGTAATTATATATGATTATAGTATAATGTCCATTCAAAGAATAAGAATATCATACAGTAATGGAGATGTTTATGAAGGTGAAAGTGATTGTAAAAAGAACGGACAAGGGAACATGCGATATAGTGATGGTCAAGTTTATCCAGACATTCCTGCTGAAATTAATAATTTTGATAAATACGGAGGATCCAAAACAACTAAACGCAAACGAAAAACAAATAAACGCAAAACAAACAAGCGAAAGACAAATAAACGCAACGAAAAACTAGTAAAAGGAAAACAAACAAACACAAACGAAAAACAAATAAAAAGAAATAAGTTATTAAATGTATAATCTAATAACTTATAATGTTGTCGTTGCCACAAATTCATTCGGCTCAAGCAAAAATTCATCCAGATAATGAGTATACAATGTATTTCGATGGCTGCAGCAAAGGCAATCCGGGAAAATCTGGGGCAGGAGCTTGCATTTTTTCTTCGGGAAAAGAAGTATGGGGTTCATCTGTCTTTGTCGGAGAAAAAGAAACAAATAATGTTGCGGAATATAGTGGTCTTATTTTGGGATTAAAACAAGCAAGAGACATGAACATTAGAAATCTCATTGTTTATGGAGACAGCCTTTTAGTAATAAAACAAATGAATAAACAATATAAAATTTCCGCTGAAAATCTGGTTCCATTATTTACAGAAGCCCAAGAATTGAAAAAAAAATTTGACACCATTTTATTTGTCCATATTTATAGAACTCAAAATAAACGAGCAGATGAATTGTCGAATCTAGGTCTTTTAATGAGGATTTCTCTCTGAATTATATTTCAAAAGGTCTAACTGTTTTGATGTTGTTGGAAATTCTGAAGCACCGTAAATGTCTTGAAGTAATAACCATTCAAACATCCCTCCAACATAGATATAAATGTTTGAAAATCCTAGACCCTGCAATTGCGCATATTTTTGATTTAATTTAGAATCACAACAATTTTTCCCATAAATAATAATCTTTATATTTTTATTCTTATTGTTCAAATGCTTATTAATAATTGTCTCTTCATCTGAAGCTAAAATTGTTGTCGGAATAAGACAATCTTGTTGATGTAACGGCAATGTATTTATTAATACATATCCGGTTGATGATTTTATCATTTCTTGTATATTTTCAAAATTAACCTTTTGAAAAGATGCGTTATTTCCCATTATAACTTTATTCTGAATAAATTTTAATATAATAAAATAAAATATATAAATAAATGGAAAAAGCAGATGAAGTAATATTAACAGTGCAAGAAATAAAGGAAGCATTTGAAAGAGGAATGAAAGAGCATTATTTATTTTTAGTCAAGCAATTAGAAAACGATAAAAAATGTCAAATAAAATAATTTTCTGTTGTATTTTTTTGTTAAAATGCTGTAACTAAAAAATTGTTGTCGGAATGTCTTTATCTATTGTATTTATTATCTTCTTGTATATAAATCATGTTATACTTTTCGTTTCTGAAATAGCCACGCAAAAAATCCTAGAAAAATATAAAATGGCAACATTATAAGAAAATTAATGAATTCTAAAATTTCGCCTATAATGCGCATGATACCAGACTTTTTAATCATATATTTACAACATATTTTTTTTAAAATAATCGAATTGAAAGAATACCAATGGCCCTCTAAATATAAACCCAAATTAAATAAAATATATACAAATAATATAAATGTCAAAATCAACATATATAAGATATCCAAATGGAGCTAATTATTATGGAGAAGTAAAAGGCTCAAACAAACATGAGCGACACGGTGAAGGAAAAATGACATATCCTGATGGAGGTGTTTATAAAGGGCAGTGGAAAAATGATAAGCGTGACGGTTATGGAACAATAGAAATTGATGGTGTAGGCTTTTATAAAGGCGAATGGAAAAATGATATGCAACAAGGTAACGGAAAAATGATTTATGCTAGTAAAGCTGTTTATGAAGGACAATGGGAAAACGGTCAACCACATGGTGAAGGAAAAATGATATTTCCTGATGGAGGCATTTATGAAGGACAATGGGAAAATGGCGCAGCACACGGTAATGGAAGAATGGAATATGCGAATGGAAATGTTTATCAAGGACAATGGGTCGATTTTATACGAAGTGGTAATGGAAGAATGACCTATGCTAATAGAAATGTTTATGAAGGACAATGGGAAAATGGCACACCACACGGTAATGGAAGAATGACTTATGCTAATAGAAATGTTTATGAAGGACAATGGGAAAATGGCGCACCACAAGGTAATGGAAGAATTGAATATGCGAATGGAAATGTTTATGAAGGACCATGTGAAAATGGCGCACCACAAGGTAATGGAAGAATGACCTATGCTAATGGAAATGTTTATGAAGGACACTGGGTCGATTTTATACGAAGTGGTAATGGAAGAATGGAATATGTGAATGGAGCTGTTTATGAAGGACACTGGGATAACAATAGACACAACGGTGAAGGAAGAATGATATATGCGAATGGAGATGTTTATGAAGGACAATGGAACAATAATATGCGACAAGGACAAGGAAGCATGGTATATGCTAACGGAACTGTTTCTGAAGGAATATGGGACAATGACCTACTAAATGGTCAAGCAATCGCCCATCCAGGAGTGGCATTTGAAATACATAACGCAGCAGATAAAATAAATAAGGGTAAATATTATGAATTATTACAATTTAATGGTGTTTCTGTTCCTGATGAATATTATACAGACATCGATATGATAGAATATATAAAAGGACAATTTGGAAATATTATAAGAGAGAAAATGCCTGAAAAAGAAGAAATTCTTAATGCTATATTAACTAAAGCAAACAATCTCATTAACGAAAATAAAGTATTTGTTGGACGAACTGTTGACTATGTAATGAAACAACCTGACGAGTTTAAAGAATTATATATTGCTTCATTTATTATAGATTGTTCTCAAGCATATGAGGGAGAACATCAAATGAGTTGCAATAAAGGAATTCTTGAACGAATTAACATAAGTCTTATACCTCCTTTAACTGCTATAAGTTCTGATTGTGATGAAACGGATGAAGATTGTATAAAATACAAAACATTGTTAAGATTATTAACACAATCTATAAATATACAAGACATTACTAAAGAATGGTCTGAAAAACCTGATATACAAGGTATGTCCGCACAAGAGAGAAAAGAAGATTTTATTGCTTTTTTAACATCAAAATATGTTGAGTTGAGTATCCCTCCACCAACAGAAATAATACAGGCTAAAGCAGATGAACTAGATTATGCTTATGAAACATTAGAATTTGGAGGAGGAGGAGGTAAACATAAAAAAAAAAGAAAAACACATGTAACCAAAAGAAAAATAAACAAGAATAAAACAAGAAGGAAACACAAAAAATCGGAAAATTAGTTAGTATTGTTTTAATTAATGGGTTGTCTCTTCAGGATTAAAATAACTTACACCAGAACCGAGCCTATTTAAACTTATATTTAAACCGGCGAAGATTTAAAATGGGACGCTTACAGCGTCCTAATTTTCAACTTACCGGTCACTGACCCTTAAGAAAAGAATGGGACTTTGTCCCATTCTAATTCTTCAAGGGTTTAAACTATCCCTATGTGAATTATTATGATTTGATGTTCCTATCCATTCCAGTTCCCAATCGTTAATAACTGCTCCAGCAACGAACATAATAACATATTTACGCAGTTTAAATGTATAATCACGCCAAAATATACAATCATTATCTATAAAAGATTGTATGCTTGCGTCATATTCATGTTTGGCTTCAACTGTTTTATTCATAACAATCCAGTGTTTATAAAGAATTTTGTCTGTAATAGACCATTCAATATCATTACGATGTTTAATTCAGCCATTTTAATATCAATTCCATTATAAATTTGGCTTGGTATATATAAATTTGGATATCGTCGTTCAATTTTATTTTTTAACAAAGCACCTTGTTTGAAACATTCAATATCTCTTTTGTATTGTCTAATTTTAATATCCCCACTTACTATATCATCAAATATAAAATCTTTGATGATATAAATTAAATATGTATCAAGAGGTAGTTTATTTATTAACATTTGTTTGTAAATTGAAATGGTGGATGGTTGTTGATTTGTCATTTGTTGATTTGTTATTTGTTGGATTTATTATTATTATTAAAATCATTTCAATTTTTATCTCTTAAACAAAATATTATAATGTGTTCAACTCAATGAAATTCAACAACAATTTCCACCTTTTCTTTCTTGATGCTTTTCGTCGCTGAAATAGACAATTCTTCTCTCTTTTTTCGTGTTTTGGAATTGTCTACATTTTCTTTTCTTTTCGATGTGCTATTACGACAATTCATATCTTTTTCAATTTCGTCATAATGTTGTTCGATATAATCAATGACTTTATTTTCAAGCGCCCATTTAAAAAAGTTCAATTGTCCGATCGTGGTTTCAATGCTGCTGCCATTTTTATATGGAATGTTAATGCGTTCCCAACGACAAAAAGGGTCTAGTCGTTTTTTAGAATATGCTTTTAATTTCAATTTATAATCAACATATACTTTAAATCTTCGTCCATTTTCAGTATCATCATCAATTGTATAAAGAGTATAATATTTTTTCGCATAATTTGTAGCAAACCAATCAACAATGCGGAGAGAAATCATTGATTCTCCTGTAATAATTTTCAACATTCGTGACAAATTTTCTTCATTCTTATAAAATTGAATGAGGTTATTTAATAATAAATTATTCTGGGTGATAAATGTCGAATTAATTATATTCATGATTAATTTAGTTTAATTATTTTATTTAAATCCTTATTTTTTATTTTCTTATTTTTCATTTGTCAATTTTGTCCCTTGGGGTTTCAAAAAAGTATCAATGTCTTCTGAAAAATTATTATTTGGCATAAAAGGATTCATGTTTGTTCTTGGAACTATGTCTCGTTCAGACAATTTATGTTCAATTTCTTCTCTCTTATTATGAGAATTCGTATTTAATGTTTCCCAACTATGTTCGTCATGATTCAATGCTGCTAAATAGGCTGTTGACTCAACATTACTATTATTGTTACTGTTACTGTTGCGTTTGCTCCGTTCATATGTTTCACCAAAACTCCATTTGAAATGTTTTTCCATATTATATTTATTCTAAAGATTTTCACGATTTTCACGATTTTACAAGTTTTAATTGTTTTGTAAATAAATAATTTTTACTTGATTGAATTCTTCTTTTCAAGTTACATTCTAAACAACATAATACAACGTTGGCATGTGTGTGTCCGAGAGAATTATCAATTCTATCAAGCGTCCATTGTTGAGAATCTCTAACAATTTTATATAATAATTTCATGTGTTGAAAACAATAATAACAATTTAATTTACATTCAATTAATTTCTCCATTACTTGTTGAATCTGTATGATTTCTGTTTTATTATATATATTTTTTTTAATGTCTTGTTGCTTGTATCCTAATATTTTTCTCTCTATTTCTTTCGTAATAATGTCAGGTAATTTGTTTAATAATAATAATTCATATTGTTTGTCAAATTCAAACAACGTGGGACAAATATCCTTATTTAAAAGGCATGTTCGTTCCTTGTTTACCTGTTGTTGTTTTGTTGCCTTTTTTATTTGATATTTATTATTTTGTCCAGTAATTACTATTTTTTTCGGATTATCTTCTTTTTCTTCTTCTTTTTCAAACATATAATATAAAAGAGGTTAAACTCAACGCTTTATATTATATAATGGAAGAACATAAAAGTGAAGAATGTGCAGAATTAAAAAACCTTAAATACAAGACAATGCTTTTAAGTGGTGTTCCAATTAAAGAAACAAAATCATCAGGTAATTTATCTAGCTTGGAATTTTTTTTAGAAAGTGAAAAAAATACAAACAGTAATGGTCCATGGTGTAAATTAGACAGGACTGTAAAAATTCAAAAAATGGCTCTTTATGTTTCAAAATATAAACTTGAACATGAATTGTCTGAAGAAGAAGAGGTGTTATTAATGACCTTTATGAAAGACTGTTTAGAGAGAAAAAAACTGCAAAAAGTAAAAGATGTAATTTATGATAAAGAAACCGGACAAATTAAAGAAATACCTTCATTGACTTATAATAAACAAACCAAACATTTTACATTGAAGAATTTAGAAAAACGCATTTCAACATTAAAAAGTTTACCTGTTGCTAAAAATTCGGGGACAATTAAAAATAGTAAACACTCAACTGTGGCAACTGTAAATTAAAATATTCAAGGGTTTAAATAAATAACCAATATTTATATAATGGAACAAATATCTCATTATATAAATGAAATAAAGAGTATTCAATTTAATATGCGAAAATTGTTTTATCAAAATGAACAACTAGATAACGATATTATTTCGAATGAAAAACAAATGCCAGATAACAATGATATTATAGACATGTTGGAATGCATGGATGAATATATAAATGAAAACCCGAAATTAATTTCAGAACCAAATTTTGATGAAATTTTTTTACAAGATATGAATCTTATTTTTCCATGTTGTGAAATAATGGAAGAAATTATCGATTTATTTCATATTTTATTTTTTCCAAAAAGGTCAGAAGAGAAAAAAGAAACCGAAAATCTAGACGAACAAGATGAATCAGACAAACAAAAAATAAAAGACATTAAAGATAAAATAGATTATTTACATTCACAACCACAACATACTCAGAGAACGCCAGAATGGCATAATTTTCGTAACAATTTAATTACAGCAAGCAACGCATATAAAATTTTTGAAACAACCGCAACAAGAAATCAAATAATTTATGAAAAATGCGCAGCATTTACCAAAAGGGAACCAATCATAGAAGATAATGCTACCCCACATATAAATACCGAATCATCTCTTCATTGGGGACAAAAGTATGAACCCATCTCTGTGCTTGTCTACGAAAAAATGGTTAAAACAAAGATTGAAGAATTTGGATGTATAAAACATTCAAAGTATGATTTTTTAGGTGCGTCACCTGATGGAATCATCACAAACCCAACTTCTCCAAAATATGGAAGAATGCTTGAAATTAAAAATATAGTAAATCGTGAAATAGATGGAATACCTAAAAAAGAGTATTGGATACAAATACAGCTTCAAATGGAAGTATGTGATTTAAATGAATGCGATTTTTTAGAGACACAATTCATCGAATATGAAAATGAATCTGACTTTCTACATGATTATGAAATAGACAGTGACTCAGAAGCCCATTTCACGGAAACAAGCAATGGTGAATTGAAAGGAATCATCATGTATTTTTCTAAAGAAGGCATTCCAATGTACATCTACAAACCATTGGATATGAACAAGACAGAGTTTGATGTCTTTGAAAATGAACAAATGAAAGCGAAAGCACATGAATTCACTTGGATTAAAAACATCTATTGGAAATTGAAAACATATAGTTGTGTTCTTGTAAAAAGAAATCGTCGTTGGTTTCAAGATAATATTTCAGAAATTCAAGATATATGGAACATTATAAAGAGAGAAAGAACTGGTGATTATTCGCATCGTGCTCCAAATAAACGAAGGACTAATGTACCTGCTTTAGCAGTCGAACCTGAATCTAAATGTTTGATTTCTATAAATGGAGGAAAAACAACCATCATTTCTCTCGTAAAAGAAGAATAACTGAAGCAACATTAATAGAGTATATTTCCGGCATCTTGTTTGAAAGCAAACATTGTTTTAGGCGTTGTGTAATAATTAATTCGCAATCCGCAATTGTCTTCAGCAAGAGGCAGCATTGTTGAAATATTAGATTTGGCTTGATGATTATTATATAACGCGCCACAAAATTCAGCAGGCATACATTGTCCGTCATCTGGATTATTCGGATATTTCAAATTATTCGTGATTTGTTCGTATGAACCGACTTCAAAAATAGGATAATGCCACCAAATGTTATGTCCGCTATTTTTTGATACACCGGACTTACTTTTCACAGGATACACATCTTCTAATAATACATTATTCACAGAAGCAGGATATATTCCACTTCCTAAATTATCATAATTTTCTTTATTTGAAGCAGAATATAATAATACACTCATCATAAAAAGTAAAATTATGGTTAATACATATTTATTCATATATATTATAAAACTTAATAAAATTTAACTGAATCGATATAAAATAATGCCATGATATTATTTATTTGTATGGAAATAAATAATATGCGAGTAATCAAACGAAATGGTGAATTAGAGGAAATTGCGTTTGATAAAATTTTAAATCGTATTAAAAAAATTGGCTTGGAAGCAAACCTTAATGTAAACTATTCTTCTTTAACAATGAAGGTAATTGACCAATTATACGACAAAATTCATACAACAAAAATCGACGAATTAACCGCAGATCATTGTATTTCTCTCTCTACACATCACCCAGATTACGCAACGTTATCTGGAAGAATACTGGTTTCAAATCATCAAAAAAATACAAGTCCTTCATTTAGCGAAGCTATGAAACAATTATATTATTATTATGATGTTCACGAAGAACATTCTCCTATTATTTCTCAAGAATTGTGGGAAACTGTTTCAAGCAATCGCGAAATATTTGATGAAATGGTGTGTCATGAGAGAGATTATTTAATTGATTTTTTCGGATTTAAAACGCTTGAACGCGCTTATTTATATAGCATTAATAACATTATTGTAGAACGACCTCAATATATGTGGTTGAGAGTTGCCATTGGAATACATGGTAAAAATATAGATGATATTAAAGAAACCTATGATTTAATGTCTCAAAAATATTTCACTCATGCAACCCCCACATTGTTTAATGCTGGCAGTCCAAGGCCTCAATTAAGTTCTTGTTTTTTACAGGCAATGGAAAATGACAGTGTAGATGGAATTTATAACACATTAAAAGAATGTGCACAAATATCTAAATATTCCGGTGGTATTGGAATTCACATTCACAATATTCGTTGTAAAGATTCACACATTCGTGGAACAAATGGCAAAACAGCTGGCATTGTGCCAATGTTAAAAGTGTTTAACAGCACGGCACGCTATATAAACCAATGTTTTGCGCCAGAAACAATTGTATATTCTAAAGATGGTCCCAAACAAATGAAGGACATTACCACGTTGGATGAATTGATTACACTTGATGGAACATTCAAACGCGTAAATAAAATTATAATAAATAAAGTAAAAAAGGAGATTCTTGAAATAGAAACAGAAAACTCATTATTTCCGGTGAGAGTCACAAAAGAACATGAAATATATGTCATTAATCATGAAACTCGAAATGAAGCTGGACAATTTACGCCATCTTTTCTCTCTGCTGGTTGTTTAAAAGAAGATAATTTAATGGCGTTTCCTATTCCATCTTATGTGAATGAAAAATATGTTATTTCTAATATAGATTTTTATGAATCTTATGGAATCTTAATAGGAAACCAAGAAAAAATGATGCCTTCGCATTATCTTCATTTATCTCAAGAAAAAACATTAAAATTAATCGTTGGAATGTTTAAAAGCAGTAATTTTAACATAGAAAAAAATACATATTCATCAGTGAATTCACAATTAATTTATCAAATAAAATATTTACTATTAAAATTGGGAATTTTGACAACTTCATCACATGAATTCGAAATAACAGTTCCCGAAGAATATCAACTTCAAGTAAAGGCAACAACTAACAACATTTTATGGAGTCCAATTACAAAAATTACTAAAATTGAATACGAAGGTGATGTGTATGATTTCAATATGATTGACAATCATAATTATTTAACAGACATGGGGTTAGTTCATAATTCAGGCAAACGCAACGGCAGCTTTGCCGTTTATCTTGAACCATGGCACGGAGACATTGAAAGTTTTCTTGAAATGAGAAAAAATCATGGCGATGAAGAAATGAAGGCAAGAGACCTATTTTATGCTTTATGGGTGCCTGACTTGTTTATGGAACGAATTAAAGAAAATAAAAAATGGTCTCTCTTTTGCCCGGATGAATGCCCTGGGTTGTCTGATGTATATGGAGAAAAATTCAAAAAATTATATGAAACATATGAATTATCTGGCAAAGCTCGTAAAACAATGGATGCTCGCGATTTATGGTTTAAAGTATTGGATGCTCAAATGGAAACAGGTACCCCATATTTATTATATAAAGATGCTGCGAATATGAAAAGCAATCAAAAAAATATTGGCACAATTAAATCCAGCAATTTATGCACCGAAATTATACAGGTTTCAGATGAAAAAGAAACTTCAGTGTGTAATTTAGCAAGTATTGGATTGCCTACGTGTGTGAATAAAATAACTCGTGAGTTTGATTATGATAAATTACATGCGGTGACAAAAGTAATAACAAATAATTTGAATAAAATTATAGATATTAATTATTATCCAACCCTGAAATCACAACGAAGCAATTTGTTGAATCGCCCGATTGGCATAGGCGTTCAAGGGCTTGCAGATGTATTTATGATGATGAATATTCCATTTCACAGCGACGCAGCAAAAAAGATAAACATTCTAATATTTGAAACAATGTATCATGCTGCTTTGGAAAAAAGCAATGAAATCGCGATTGATAGACATGATAAATTGAAACAATTTCATGATTATTTCAATAACACACAAACCGTGAGCACGAATAAAGCAGAAGAATATGTAAACCCGGATGTACGATTTGAACATTTAGATGAATTAAAACCAGTATATGGAGAAATGAATATTTTATCAAATGATCTATGTGGGGCATACAGCTCGTTTGAAGGTTCTCCAGCATCACTCGGATATCTTCAATTTGACATGTGGAATGCTGCGCCTTTGTCAAATAGATATGATTGGACATGTTTAAAACAATCTATAAGAACATTCGGATTAAGAAATTCTCTCTTGTTGGCACCGATGCCGACAGCCAGCACATCACAAATATTAGGTTTTAATGAATGTTTTGAACCAATCACTAGCAATATTTACAGTAGAAGCACATTAGCAGGTGAATTTATTTTAGCAAATAAATATTTGATGAATGATTTGATTCAACTTGGTTTGTGGAATGAAAAAATCAAGGACAATATTATAGCAAATAAAGGAAGCATTCAACAATTGACTGTGTTGCCACAATATATACGCGATAAATATAAAATTGTGTGGGAAATACCAATGAAGCATATTATTGACATGTCGGCAGACAGAGGTGCATATATTTGTCAGAGTCAGAGTTTAAATTTGTGGTTAGAAGATCCCAATTACAATACATTGACATCTATGCATTTTTATTCTTGGAAAAGAGGATTGAAAACAGGGATTTATTATTTAAGACGAAAAGCAAAACACTGTGCCCAACAATTTTCTATTGAACCAGAGAGAAAACAAGAAGATGAAAATAAACATGATGAAATATGTGACATGTGTTCCGCATAACCGTAAGTTTAGATTTGTATTAGATTTGTATAATATGTGTATAATTGTAATATTTGTAATTGGAACAGGTAGTATGGGTATATGCATAATTTGTCTGCATTTGCTGAATAATTATCGTTTGTCATGTATAGAAATAAAGGTAATCCCGTCTAGAGAATTCATTGTTGTTTTTAATAATTAATATTATTTGTAAGGATAAAAAAATGTTGTGTTATGTTTATTTATTTTAAAATAGAACCATACTTTATATAATTAAACTCTTTCAAAACATTAATTTCAACATCGGCATAAATATATCCAATGTGGGTTCCTAAATATTCTAAATCATGAATTTTTGTAAAATCAATTATTCCTCGCACTGTATTACAATACTTACAATAATAATCACCGCAATATTGAATAAGCTGAATCATGTCTTCTGTATTTATTCTTCCACTTTCTTTCAAATACTTACCAAATGATATTTTATCGTCTTGATAAAATAGCTGAGATTTAATATATTCATTAAGGAAAGCATCGTTATCTTCATCATCATGTTCTTCATTATATTCATCATTATATTTCATTTCTTCAACCATGCATTGATGTATTTCGGTGAAATGAAGTCTTATCCAATCATATACAAGTTCATCCATGGTTGATTTTAATTCTGATGATAATTGAAAGTTCATAATGTTAATGTTTATTAAATATTTAATGTTTATTTCAATTTTTTATGGTGGGCAGTGTATAAATTACTTTAACGATTTCTAAAATGTTTTTTGGATTATGCATACAATAAGCATATCCGAATTTACGAGCTAAATAAAATATATTATCTATTAGTTGAATATCAATTTCATCTGTAATTTTCATGTGTGTAAAAACTAAATCACAATATTTAATTATTTGAACAACATGTGATGAGTCTATTTTTTTACTGTTTTCTACAAACTTACCAAAAGTTCTTGAATAATTCGCACTAATGTTTTCATATGGGTTTAATAGTTGTTCACAATATGTTAGTAGTATCTCATCATTATTTTCAAATCCTTTTATATAGTAGTGTATTTTAACATAATTTGCTTTTATCCAATCATGTATAAGTTTATCCATTATTTCTTTAAGGTCGGGACAAGGAAATTCGGTCAATTGACTCATTGTTAATTTAGTAAAATTCATTTGTAAATAACAATATATAGAAATTTTTATATTAATAAATATAAATGGCAAATCGATGTTTATATTTATTACTTTGCGATGGAGCTGAATGGGAAGATGTTATTATTTATGATAATAAAGAAGAAGCGGAACGGGTATTACGGTCGCATCCATCACATAGAGATCGTTTTAGAATAGAAGTATTTGAAAAAAAAGAAGGGTCTTTAAAATTTACACCATCTTATAAAACGATATTTTATGATAAAGAAACAACTGTGCCAATATCAACATCCGTTTAATGTAATGTAGTTAACATTGGCGAAAAAAGTTTGGTTTAATTAAATTACACAATTATAAAATCTATAATAATTCCGACATTTTTTTCTGGACTTTTGCGTTAATAACACATATATCTATTCCAAATTCAAGCTGATAATAACATCTCAAACAAACAACTACATCATTCAATGAATTATGTAGTTTTTTAGGTGCAACCTCAAACAATTTCTGGTGAAGTTCAACCAATTTCGGAAATTTCGCAAAAGTTCGTCCTGTTTTCGTCGTCATTTGAATATTACACAATGAAATCGTATTTCTCATTGTGCAATACAATTTTTCTTTTAAATTCGCCAAAATATATAAATATCCTTTGTATCTTTCTATTATCTCAACTGCTCGCCGTGTAAAATGAGTATATGTATGATTCATTGTTCTATGAACCTCTGCTTTTATCACATTAAAATCAAAATTCATATTGTGCGCAACAATCTTATCAACAAGCTGAACATCTCTCATGAATTTACACAACACTAGATCAAGTTCAACCCCTCGATTCGCAGACATTTCATTTGTAATGCCATGAATGTTGATACATTCTTGCGGAATAACAACACCAGTAGGCAGTTTTATAATATTGTCAGACACTTTAAGTATTTCATTTATTGTTGTATCATAAATAATATAACTAAATTGAACAATGTGTGGCCATAGAGTCTCTGTTTCTGATGCCACTGAATATGGTATTGACCCACCATCTTCTTCAGTTACTCCAGTTTTCGTGGGGATTGAGTTTGGTGTTGGGGCTTTAATAACCTTTCTTGGAAGTCCATTTGTTTCAGTATCAAATACAATAACTTTCATTTGAATGATTGTGATGAATTGTTTAAGTTGTCTGCGATGTTCTTTGGTAAAAGCAAATCAATTTTTTATTTATGATTCAAACATATTTTTTACATATTCCGAAATTTCTTCTGTGCCAAATAGTGATTCCATGAAGTGCGATTCCATCCAAATGTTTTTTTGCTCCATATCCTTTATTTGTATGAATGGAATAATTTTCCATTAATTCGGGATGCAACGCGCATAATTCATCAATGTATTGGTCTCTCGCAACTTTTGCCAAAATAGAGGCTGCAGCAATGGATGTGTATGTATTGTCTCCTCCTTCAATACATACATAAGGTATGCTCTCTACCATGCCTCGGGCTTTATTAAAATGGGTGATTGGTTTAAAATAATTTCCATCAATCAATAATTGGCAATTATTATGTGTTAATTCTAGTTTATTATCTGTTTCAAACAATGATTTTATACAAGAATGCATTGATTTTTGAGTTGCTTGTAAAATATTAATATCTTCAATGACTCTTTCGTCTTCATATGAAATTGCCCATGCGACAGCGTGTTGTTTAATATATTCAGCAATTTCTTCAATCTTTTTTTTAGAAGTGAACTTTTTGCTATCCTTCATTTTAAAATGTTGAAAGGTGTCATCTTTAGGTAAAATAACTGCGGCAGTATACACTCTTCCAAATAGTGGACCGCGTCCCACTTCATCGACACCGATTTCATACATGTATGGATTTTCATTATAATATGATTTCAGCAAAGGTTGCTGTGTTTTAGAACCCTTATTATTCATACTAATATAATAATGCCAATTATATATTTATATATTTTACTGTATAATTATATATGAAACCTGAATTACTATTTTTAATATTATTTTTATTTGGATTTGTTTTGTATTGTTTTTTAGGAAACAACCCAGGATTTTATAAAAAAATAGAAGGCATGAATACTGTTGAATCTTCTTCTAATGATTCAAATAATTCCAATGCTTCAAATGATTCAGGTGCTTCAAATAATTCTTATGAAAATTACAATCATTACAATGGCACATCTATCGCAACTAAATATTATGGTCCCAATGGAGAAGTTGTAGTTGTAAATAGCAATTCTTCTATTACAGTAATTAACGCATCAGGAACTAGTGTGGAATATAAAGCATCTGGTTCATCATCTTCTGGCTCGACAAATATAGAAGCAATTACATTTATGGGTCCAAATGGTGAAACCGCAACATTTGTAAGTGGTTCAAACGGCGGTAAGGCAATAAAAATCACCGACACAAATGGTAATAGTCTACTTTATGGAGAGAAACCAGTATCTTCGGGTTCATCCTCCTCATTGACAAGTTATTACGGAAGCACAGGAAACGCAGTTCCAAACAATTCAGTATATGCCTATGTTTCTCCATCTTCTTCCACATCTTCTTCTCCATCTTCTTCTCCATACTCTTCCACATCTTCTTCCACATCTTCTGAATATGGACAAATGTATCAACCATCACAACCATCCCAATCATACGATTATTCTAGTTCTCTTCCACCAGGAATTCCAAAAAGCCAAATGCTTCCAGGACAAGAGGATTTATACATTTTAAAATCTCAAGTAGTTCCACCAGTATGTCCTGCGTGTAATCCAGTAGTGATTTATAAAGACAAAGAATGTCAGGCATGTCCAGCATGTGCTCGTTGTCCTGAACCGAACTTTGAATGTAAAAAAGTGCCAAATTACAATGCGATAAACAATGAATATTTACCTACCCCGGTGTTAAATAGTTTTTCAAGTTTTGGAATGTAATGTAAACATAATAAACATAATAAACACAATAAATATAATGTCATTTTTTGATTTCATTACAAATTCATATGAAAAACGAATGCTAGAGACAGCATATGACGCAATTACTTCATTGGAATTATGGAATTATATGAAAACCCCAAATAAAGGTTTTATGCTTTGTTTAGACATAGAGTTGGAGCTTATAATGAATGAAATTGTGAAATTAGGTTATAATGGTCATTCGGGCTTTTCTTTTGCTTGGACATTGAGACAAATGCAATATATTGCTCAATATAGTTTATCACAATATATCGAAATAAAAATGAAACAAGAACAAGAAGAACAAGAAGAACAACAAGAAGAACAACAAGAAGAACAAGAAGAACAAGAAGAACAAGAACAAGAAGAACAAGAACAAGAAGAAGAACAAGAAGAACAAGAAGAACAAGAAGAACAAGAAGAACAACAAGAACAAGAAGAACAAGAAGAACAACAACATGAATAAGAAGAAGAACAACAAGAACAAGAAGAACAACAAGAAGAACAAGAAGAACAAGAAGAACAAGAAGAACAAGAAGAACAACAACATGAATAAGAAGAAGAACAAGATGAATAAGAAGAAGAACAAGAACAACAACATGAATAAGAAGAAGAAAAAACAGAAGAAGAATATCATGCTATTCTCTCTTCTTAATACATTTTTCATCCATTTGAAATGTTTCACTAGTATCCGTTTGCGGAACGATTTTAATAATAGATTTGGCTTTTTCTCCATAAAGCGGTTCAGTGCAACCCTTTTCTCGATTTTTCAATGTTTTTATCTTTTTATATTTGAAAATGTTAGGTGTTAAACATCGGGCTCTAAAATGTTCATATCTTTCTTTCACCTCACAAAAACTCAAATTGGATTTTTTCTTCAACATTTTATTAATTAATTCGTGTAAATCATAAATATAACGAGAAAATGTTTCGCGATTTGTCATTTCTTTCATGGTTAAAGGTAATTGTTTAAAATTAGTTTTTAAATTAATTCGACAATATTTACAAGGCAATACATTTTTCAGATTTAACACAAAATTTCTATAATTTTTCTTATCTTCTGGTGTTGGATTAACAGGATAATTAAAACTCATAATATGTAAATAATGCCACATGCTGGGTCCCCATACGCTCGTCAACATTCCATCTCCGCTGTTAAAATCCTTCTTAGAATATACGCGTTTTGTTTTTGTCATATAATTTCATCATACAATATTTTTCTCAATAATTGTTTTAGAATAATTTATAGGTTTATTTAGAACTCGCGAAAACATGGTTGAAATAATTTGTTTGTAATATATTTCATCATTTAAATAATCTGTCTTATTGATTTGTATTAATTTTCCGTCATTGTTTCTGTATAACATTATAAAGTATAATTCGTCATGTTTATATATTTTAATTTATTTTATTAAAATATATGAATGGTTCAAGTGTATTTTCAAAAATCCCCCAAATAAACAAAAGTACAATTGTAATTATTCTCTTCACATTGACATTATTAGGAATTTCGTTATATTATTATTTTACATTCGGTACGGCGGCGAATAATTCCTTTAAACACAATTTAGAACATAAACAAGTGGATTCTAAAAACAGTCAAGCAGAATTAATATTATTTTCGGTAGATTGGTGTCCTCATTGCAAAAAAGCACAACCTATTTGGGATGAATTGAAAGCAGAATATGAAGATAAAACTATTAATGGTTATACTATTTTGTTTACTGAAGTAAATTGCACAAATGAAAGTCCTGAAGTAGAAAAAATGATAAATAAATATAAAATTGAAGGTTATCCGACAATTAAACTATTAAAAGACGGCAATGTTATAGAATACGACGCAAAACCAAATAAGGCTACATTGGAACAATTTTTAAACACTGTGTTGTAATGTATCGGTCTCATGAGTATCCGCGTCCATCATATCACGCCTTTCCAAAAATAATTTAGATGTTTCTCTCCCATATTCCCATAATTGTTTTCTATGTTCTATAGAATTTAAGGATTCGCTTAAATTTGTAATGTTCATCATTTTACAATCAAATACAATTTCATTTTTAATTGGGACTTGTTTATCATCTGTGCTCAAATTATAAATTAATTTAAAAACAAAATTTAAAATAAAATCCAATAATGTAGATGTTGATTCAATGATATTTGTTTCATTGTAATTTTCATATTTATTTTTAAATCCAAGAATTTCATCTTTTTCAGAATGAGTGCATTTATTCAGAGGATAATTTACCATAATGCCTCCATCAATAAAACATTTGCCATCTATACAAACAGGAGAAATAATAACAGGCAATGCGCAAGTCATATGCAACGCAGTTAATAATGACAAATCGGGGTGTGTTTTATGTGAGACATCTACTAATTCAAATACATTTATTTCAAATGTAAAAAAATGTATTTCAACTTTACTGTATTCGTAAAATTCTAATAAAGTAATATCACACGCAATATCTTTAGCATCAAATAAAGGCTTCATACATTTTTCAAATGTAGTAATATTGAAAATTCCTTTATTTACATAAGTGTCTACAATAGAAGACATGTTTATCGGAAAAACTTCATTCCAAGGACGCATTATAATATAATCAAAAATTGTTTGCCATTCGAATTTTAAACACATTAATACGGCAATTATTGCTCCAGCAGATGTCGCATAAATGCTTTGAATGTTATCTACCTTTATAAATTCATTCTCATATAAATAATGGAGAGAGCCTAAGGTTTGTATTATAGTTGGCCCACCACCTGAAATAATTAAATGTTTAATTGTTGTTGTTGTTGTCATTAAATCTGATTTACATTTATTTTTAATTACTTTTTTCTTTTATTTAATTAATGTCAAATATATTTACTCTTGAAAACATTGATGATTTTTCGGAAAAAATAAACATTGATGAATTATATGAAAAAAAAAGACAGCATGATGTGGGTAAATTAGAATTATTCAATAAAATATTAAATAGAATACATGTTCGTATTAAAACCACTTCTAGACAAAAACTAGATGAACAATTTTGTTGGTTTGTTGTTCCAGAGGTGATTATTGGTGTTCCAAAATATGATCAAGGCGCATGCATCGCATATATAGTAGACAAATTAAAAACAAATGGATTTCATGTAAAATATATACATCCAAATACTTTATTAATTTCTTGGCTTCATTGGGTTCCATCATATGTTCGTAATGAATTAAAAAATAAAACAGGAATTATTGTAAATGAATACGGCGAAAAACTAAATGATGTGGATGAGTTGTCTCCACCAACACAACCAGCTGAAACCACTCAACCATCGACAAAAATACAATTGACTGGAAAAAGTTACACCCCAATAACATCTTACAAACCTTTAGGTAATTTAGTATATGCGAACGATTTGTTGAGTAAATTAGAAAAGAAAACACAATAATATACAAAACTAAATATAAAAAAATGCAAACATAATGTATGGGAAAAACTAAAAAAATAGAAAATTGTAAAAATAAAACAATAAGGCGTGTATATGAGCCTTTTGAAGATAAAATAAAACCTGAAACTATTACAGTATCAAAAGAAATTGATAAGATTTTTAAGACCCCTTTTGTTCCTTCACACATAACACCTAAAAATGATTATTATTCATATATTAATTACAAATGGATGAAAAACGTGCAGGTTCAAAAAGATGCTGGATATATTGTTCAATTAGATGATTTTAGAATTATCCAACACAAGGTTTATTTAGAATTGTTAACTATTGTAAAGGATTATACAAAAAACAATCATACGAAAAAATCCACAGAAATATCTAATTTTTACAAATCTTTTATCAAAGGAAGTTCATTAAATGAAATAAAAGAATATGGCCGCGACGCATTACGAATGATTGATACTATGAGAGAAAATCCTGAAAATGTATGGAAATTGTTGGGTGAAATGAATAGAAATGAAATTATATCATGGGGGCTTCCATTTACTTATAGTTTGTTTGGTGATGACAAACATCCAGACATATATAGATGTGTAATTGGTTCGCCCAAATTAACATTAATTGATGAAAGTTTGTATTATCCAGATGACATTTCAACCGATAAAAAATACAAACATAACTATTTGAAACGTTATTTTCTTTATTTAGAAGAATTGTTTGTTTTTGTATTTGGAAACAATCATGGGTTTAATGTCACAGACATATACGATGTAGAAGTTGCGATTATTAATAATTTTGACTGTACAAAACAAAAAGAAAACGCAGAGTATTACAATGTCATTACGAAAAAAGATGCCTTGACAAAATATAATTTTAATTGGGAAGAATTTAGCAGTTCACTTGGATATAAATCTTGTCCGGATTTTTTCATTACTTCTAGTTTGAATTATTTGGATTGTTGCACACAATTATTATTAAAAGAATGGACGAGCAGCAAATGGAGAACATATTTTATTTATGTTTATATAAGGCAATTAGTTCGTTTTAATCAACAAGGATACACTTTATATTATAAATTTAATGGTAAATTTGTCACAGGCCAAGATGATGAACTGCCTCATGAATTGGGACCAATCTTTGGACTAGGTTACGCATTCAACACTTTTTTTACCAACGAATATGTTGATAAATATAAAAATGATGAAATGATTCAATATTTACAAGGACTGTCTGAAGATTTAAAACAGGTGTTTATACGAATTATAGAAAAGAATACATGGCTTCAACCAAAAACAAAAGGTTATGCTTTGTTGAAATTAAAACATTTAAAGTTAATTGTAGGATCGCCAAAAATATTAAGAGAAGATCCATTGTTAAATTATTCTGATTCTGACGCATGGGGTAATTTATTGAAAATTGCGGATTGGAGAATTAATCAAAATGTGTTATTAGAAGGGAAAAAGGTTATTGATATCCCTGACATTGATTGGTCATTGACACCCCCGAAATTTATTGGAACTCAAGCATATGTTGTCAACGCATCCTATACCCCTTCTTTAAACAGCATTTATGTTCCATTAGGATATATACAAAAACCATTTATAGATTTGGATGAACGAGGGATTGAATATAATTTAGCACACATTGGATATACATTAACGCATGAAATGTCTCATGCATTGGATGATTTAGGTTCTAAATATGACCATACAGGAAAATTACATGATTGGTGGAGTGATAAAGACAAACAAAAATATAAAAAAATACAGCGTGATATAATTAATCAGTATGAAACTTTTGCAAAATATGATGGAATAATATTTGATGCGGAGCCTAGCATTGGAGAAGATTTAGCAGACATTTCAGGATTGGCTATTTGTTTAAAATATTTAAGAGATTTTCAAAATAAAAATGAAGACATTATTCCAATTCGTGCGTTGTCATATGAAGCAATGTTTATATATTTTGCTTCACAACAACGACAAAAAATTAGTAAAAATGCTTTAGGCGCTCAACTTAAAACAAATCCACATCCTTTAGATAAATATCGCACAAATGTTCCATTGTCAAGAATGAAAATCTTTAGGACAATTTATAATATAACAAAAAAAGATAAAATGTATTGTAATTCTACAAATACTGTTTGGTAAATTTAGAATATATTATTTAGAATATATTATTTAGAATATTTAGAATATAATATTTAGAATATATATATAGAATGGACTCAATGCCTGTACTAAGCAGAGGACGAAGTCGGGGATATGGACGAAGTGCGGCTCGTGGGCGAAGTGCTGCTCGTGGACGAAGTGCGGCTCGTGGACGAAGTGCTGCTCGTGGACGAAGCGCGGCTCGTGGTCGAAGCAGGGGATATGGACGAAGCCGAGGACGAAGCAGGGGATATGGACGTTCGTAATTTAGGAATATTAAATATATATTAAATTAAATGTTTAATATATATGAATCAAACAGCAGGTAGACGTCGACGTCGTGTTCGTGGTGGTCGTGGTAAAACAGTAAAAAGGCATGCGTCAGCAATACGTGCAGCAAGACGGGCTGCTTCTGCATCTCGTTCTGCTTCTAAAGCTGCTTCTCGTGCGGCACAGGCTGCGAGGAGTGCTTCTCAAGCAGCAGCAGCGTCTGCTTCAGTTGGACGTGCGTAAATACTTATTATTAGGTTATGTCTGATAAGTGTAAGTGTAAGAGTAAAATAATAATGTAAGTCATTAGATTATTATTTTTTGTTTTTTTGTTTTTTTGTCTTACGCTTTTGCTGTTGTTTATGTTTTCGACGAGTTCTTTTTTTTCTACCCCCCAATGATTCTTGTATAGGCTGTGTTAATGTTGATGTTTGAGAATTATATGAGACATTTTCATTTTCTTTTCCTTTTGCAATAAGTTCAGCAGCAGGAGCAATATTAAAAGTAAAAACATTGTGAGCAGGTGCAGGAACATTAATAGGCTGATCAACAGGTTCAGGAACATTAATAGGCTGATCAACAGGTTCAGGAACATTAATAGGCTGATCAACAGGTTCAGGAACATTAATAGGCTGATCAACAGGTGCAGGAACATTAATAGGCTGATCAACAGGTGCAGGAACATTAATAGGCTGATCAACAGGTTCAGGAACATTAATAGGCTGATCAACAGGTTCAGGAACATTAATAGGCTGATCAACAGGTGCAGGAACATTAATAGGCTGATCAACAGGTGCAGGAACATTAATAGGCTGATCAACAGGTTCAGGAACATTAATAGGCTGATCAACAGGTTCAGGAACATTAATAGGCTGATCAACAGGAACATTAATAGGCTCATTTGATGTAATGATAGGTGTTGTTGGGGTTGTTGGAGATGCCAAATCAGGAACAGTGTCAACCTCAGAATCAGAATCAAAATCAGAATCAAAATCAGAATCAGAATCAAAATCAGAATCAAAATCAGAGTTAGGTTGAGGTTCAGGTTCAATTGATTCCATAATAGGCGTTGTTATGGATGGAACATCTTCAGTTAACACAGGTTGATTTTGTTCTTCATTTAAAACAGGTGTAACAAAAGGAGTATACAACTCTTCTAATTTTTCATTTAAATTTTGTTCTTGATTTATTAATGTAGAAAACCCGATTGTATCAACAATTGCCTCGTATAATTTAACCCCTTCTAAATAATCATTTTCACATTTAGAATATAAATCAATAATTATTTTTCTTGTATTTTTCACAACCATTGATAATTTATCATCGTTCAACTGAGGATTTATTTTAACTTTTTTATTTCCAGTGCGTTCGTCAACTACATATGTAAATAAAATATTAATAATCTTTAACAATTCATTTTGTTTTGCGTTTGCGCGTTCTATCATTATCTTAATATTATTAGCATATTTGGCAAATAAATCATTTTTTACATTACCTTGATATGAAGATTTAAATTTATTATTCAAACAATTTTCATCAGCCTGATAATTTTTCAATTTAATATCACTAAAATCCTTAATATCATCAGGCATTTCTGTATTTCCGGTAAAAACAGTATAAAACTGTTTCAAATCAGATTTATATTGTTGTTCAGTTGCGGTTGTCATCCCTTTAAACTTGCCAGTTGTAAAATCATATTGTTCATCTAAATATAATTGTTTTAATTCAGGTATTCCTGGTTCATCCGATAATGATTTTACATTGCCGTCAGACATTAAATTAATACTACAAATATTTGGAGAAACATTAATATTTCCAGTAGCGTCATTTACCATGGTGTCTTGTCCAGATTGAAGATTGTCTATGCGATTTTTACAAATATTCAATCTCTGAACACTCACATTGGCATCTTTAGGAATTTTATCTTTTTCGTATATATTATATTCATGTTTAACACCAGATTCATCGACATATGTATAAATAGGATTAGTTGTCATTACAATTGCGGCAAAGACGTGTGCTATGATAATGTAAAATTTGGCAATTCCTAGACAGACCCTTTCTTTTTTATTTACATCAACATCTAAACTTTCAATTTGTTCTTTGGTCATATAAATAACCTTGTCATTCTCCATAACATCAGATTGTTCTCCATTTTTTACTCGTTGATCTAAAAATGATATTTGTTGTAATGTAAAATATTTACCAATAATGTCTGATGTTAATACAAGCATTTTGTCACAATGTTCTTTTTCTGATAATTTACTCAAATTTTTAAAATCCATTGTTAAAATATAATATGTTGCTATAGTATCAATTATATTTTTAAAATCTGCTGGTTTTTTATTTTCAGAAATTTTATTTCCCATATACCATAAATAGATAAAAAAAACAAATAAACATATAAATAAAAAATGAATTAAAAGTTTCTCATATATATGAAAGAACCAAAATGATGTCAATGACAACTGATAAAAGTAAAAGACGCAAAAATAACATTGTCAACAAAACCGAATTATGGAATATATTTGACAGTGAAATAGACAATGAACAAAAAAAACCTTTAGAATGCATTTACAGAGAATGTGGCGATAGAGAGAAATGCGAAAGATGCGAACATAGTTTAGCATTTTCCGATGAAGGGTTTTTAACTTGTACGAATATACAATGTGGAATTATCTACAAAGATTTGTTGGATCAGTCAGCAGAATGGCGATTTTATGGTGCTGATGACAATCAAAATAATGACCCTACACGCTGTGGCATGCCTATTAATCCACTTTTAAAAGAATCATCTTTTGGTTGTAAAGTCATTTCATGTGGTCCAATGAGTTATGAAATGAGAAAAATAAGAAGATATACCGAATGGCAATCCATGCCATACAAAGAAAAATCGCAATATGACGAATTTCAAATTATTACGACAATGGCTCAAAATGCAGGTGTTCCAAAAATGATTATCGATGACGCAATTAGATATCATAAAAAAATATCGGAATATGACATGACTTTTCGAGGAGACAATCGCGACGGCATATTAGCAGCATCCATCTACATTTCTTGTAGAATTAATAATTTTCCTCGAACTGCCAAAGAAATCGCAAATATATTTAATTTGGATGCGACGAGTGCAACCAAGGGCTGTAAAAACGCGCTTTCTATTATTAATAACATTGAAAAAGATGTATGTAACAAGGAAAAAACGGTGCTTTGTAAAACCAAACCTGAAGATTTCATTGAACGGTTTTGTAGCAAATTAAATATTAATAGCGAATTGACACAAGTGTGTAAATTCATTTCCAAAAAAATAGAAAAACTGGATTTGATGCCTGAAAACACACCACATTCAATCGCAGCTGGAATTGTCTACTTTATTTCGCAAATGTGTAATATTAATATTACTAAAAAAGATGTCAAAACAATTAGTGAAATAAGTGAGGTCACAATCAATAAATGCTTTAAAAAAATGGAACAAATTAAGGACGAATTGATACCGGCAGTTATTTTTAAAAAATACGCCTTCGTTGCCTAAATACAATTATTATACATTGATATTAGTATGACTACTTTAATAACAACCACAATCTTATCAAGACCTATTCCTAAAAAAGTATTTATTATCCCATATCGCAATCGACCGCAACAAAAATTTTTTTTCTCAAAATACATGACTTTTTTATTAGAGGATATGTCTGATTATGATGTATATTTCTCTCATCAATCAGACACACGACATTTCAATCGTGGGGCAACCAAAAATATTGGGTTTATCGCAATGAAACAGAAATATCCGAATCATTATAAAAATATGACATTTATATTTAACGATGTTGATACAATGCCTTTTTACAAGATTTTTGATTATGAAACACTGCCTGGTGTGATTAAACATTATTATGGGTTTAAATATACATTGGGAGGAATTGTCGTCATAAAAGGCGGTGATTTTGAGAGAATCAATGGCTATCCAAATTTCTGGGGATACGGAATGGAAGATAATTGTCTACAAAAACGAGCAGAACTATTCGGATTGAAAATAGACAGGAGTCATTTTTATCCCATTGGAAGTCCAAATATATTGCAATTATTTGATGGCGTCTCTCGCATTATCAACAAAAAAGACCCTTGGAGAATGAAAAATGATAACGGCTCAGATGGCATTCGTAGTATTACACAACTTCGGCATTCTATTGACTCTAGTTCCACAAATGAAGCAGACAATCAATTAGTTGTTGATAATCCAAATATATTTTTTGTTAATATTACTCATTTTATTACTGGAATTGATTACGACAAGGATGAATATTATAAATACGATTTGAGAGAACCTGCTCGAGCGATTATCGCGCCCAATAAAATAAGAAGAACCCCTGTAAATCCAAATGATGGTGCACTTGTGGATGATTGGACTCACATTCCATATTATCCTATGAAAAAAGAAAAAATAGAAGTAGATCATAATCCTCAATTACAAAGACAACATCCACAGCAACAATTACAGAATCAACATCAACAATTACAGAATCAACATCAACAATTACAGAATCAACATCAACAATTACAGAATCAACATCAACAATTACAGAATCAACCACCTCAACAAGAGATAAAAAAAGAAATAAAACAACAAAATAAGAGACTATTGTTATTTAATAATGGAAGACTTATTTTAAAATAGCTTAATAATATATGAGCAAAAAATCCATGTTTGGAATTAACGATTGCCACAAAGCGCGGAAAAACACCAAAAAGTCATATACATTTGGCAAAAGACTGAAAAAAACAAAAACAATGAAATTAAGACACATCTCAAAAAATAAATTCAAACATATTATTTTATTTCCACATAAATTAGGTCAAACAAAACCAAGTGTAGACAAAACGCCAGCTTATATTAAATCTTTTATCAATCGTAGAAATCATAATATTATTAATGTAAAATCAACTGGAAACATGTTTAAAAACATTCAACACCTTTACAAAGCAAACAAAAAATGCGGCAAACAACCCATTGTAAATATAGGAGGCGATCATTCAATGGCGATTGCCACAATCGCTCATACGCTAAACGCTCACCCGAATGCTAAAGTGCTTTATTTTGACGCGCATGGGGACATTAATAGTTTAGCATCATCCAAGTCAAAACACTATCACGGCATGCCTCTTAGTTTTATGACTGGTCTAGACCACGACTCTCGTTTTCCTTTTATTAAAAATAAATTGAAATTTGATAATTTATGTTATTTTGGAACACGATGTGTTGATCCTGCTGAACGGGATATTATTTATGACAAAAATATCAAATATGTTGAAAGTTCAGAATTAAATGATCGACTTGACGAGGTAATCCAAAAAGTAGATAATTTTATTGGTGATTCGCCAGTCCATCTCTCTTTCGATGTTGATAGTGTAGATCCGTCGTTTATTCCATCTACAGGCACAACTGTGAAACACGGAATTAAATTGAATATTGCAAAAAAAATGTTGGATTATTTATACACGAAAAATATAGTAAATGTAGACATAACTGAGTTGAATGTTGGACTAGGAAGCAGAGAGGATATTAAAAAATCAGAGAGAAATACGCTGTTGTTGTTCCACAATTTTCTCTCTTAATATCAATATTTAATCCACGCATAAATCATTTCCTTGTAATCATTCTGCCGCCGACTTTTCTTATAAAAAAAGACTTTATGTGCTTCTCCAAACAAATCAATACAGACATTTTCATATATTTCTTTATTGACATTTAAAACGAAATTGCCACCGATAGACAATCCATCATATACTTTTTTGAAGAGAGGTATATAAAACACCGCATCCATTTCTCTCTTTGATTTGTAGGCCGTGTTGTTCTCATATTTTTGAATGAAATAATACGGAGGAGAAGTAAACACAAGATCGTATTTCAACAAAGAATAATCCACCGTTAACGCATCGCGAATCATGATTTCAAAGTCGGTTGTCATATTTTCTCTCTTCTTCAAAAAATCTTGTAAGAGAGAATATGGTTCAACCAATGATGTATTTATTTCAATTCCAATAAAACGAGGAACATTCATGACAGCAGCTGCAACGATTGCCCCACCCCAACCACAACAAAAATCCAAGACACAATTAGGTTTATATTTTGAATAAATTTCCATGTAATTCAAAGGACGAATGATGTTAATCGAACTAATACAAATGTTATATACTTCTTTCAAAACAACATATTCATGTTTCTGTCCATTCTTGTTTTTCACGGTTGCGTAATATTTCAACATATTTTGAATAAATTTCTTTTCTTTGAATTCTTCGATTTTCTCTACAAACTCATAAAAATTCACATTGTATTTGCCGCGAGTGTATAGACGCTGAGTAAAAGTAAAATGGTCAACAATTCCATTGCCGATAAGACATCGTTCTCCAGAGGTTTCTATTTTGCCTTGCTCAACGATTTCTCTCAATTGACCATATTCTTTGATGATTTGTTTTTCTGTAATATTCTTGATATTGAGAGAAATGTTTTGGTGTTCGTTAATCATAAAAAAGAGAAATATAATAAATACTGTGTTTTAACATTTATTATATGGAAATTCAACACACCCTTTACATTAATTTGGAAGAGAGAACGGACCGACGCGTCCATGTGGAAGAACAATTGGCATCTATTGGCATTCCTCAGGATACTGTTCATCGGTTTAATGCTGTGAAAATGAAAGACGGAAGAATTGGTTGTTCAATGAGCCATTTAAGATGTCTTCAACTTGCTCAAAAAAACAATTGGAAACATGTATTAATTGTCGAAGACGATATAACATTTTTAGATCCGGCAATGTTTAAAAGACAGTTGTCAGGTTTTTTTCAAGATGAAATCGCATATGATGTTCTTCTTTTTGGAGGAAATGTTGTGCCTCCTTATAAACCTGTGAAATCATATTGTGTTCAAGTATTCAGATGTCAGACCACAACAGGTTATTTGGTAAATCAGAATTATTATCAGGTCTTGATACAAAATATACATGAAGGAATTCGCAAATTATTACAAGAACCTACACAGCATTTTTATTATGCAATTGATAAATATTGGTTTTGTTTACAACGACAACATTTATGGTTTATTATTGTACCATTATCGGTAATTCAATTACAAAATTATAGTAATATAGAAGAGAGAGAAACCAATTATTCTCGTCTCATGCTAGATTTGGACAAGACTTATTTGAATAACACACGATTTATTAAACCCTTGAATAATTAAATTAATAAAATAAAATAAACTATCAACAACAAATAGCATTGTCCGCGACAATTTTATTCCACATTGGTGTAGGTGGAAATAAATCCTTGGTTACATGTCCCCCCAGTCGTTTACCAAACCAGAGAGAAGGGTAACATATAACCTTATCTGGAAATGCGTTGAAATATGCGGCAAACCAACTAAACGTGCTATTTGCGATAATATTATATTTACAACAACTCATTAATAACAGTTGTTGCCAATCCTCTAATATTTCTGGCGCTCGTTGAAACTGTGTCTCGGGGAATTCTTTTTGTAGTCGCATGATACATAAATTCACCTGTTCAACATTTGAATCTTCACAAAAATACAATACATTTTTATTAGAAATAGTCGAAAATCCATCCTTTTGTTGCATAAAAAGGAGAGAATTATAATAATAATCATACGGCAAAATAGGATGTGTGTCGGGATATTTTATGTAATCGCCGATTCTGAAATGCATGCTTATCATTTCATCAAACTGTTCATATTTCTCTCCATGCGCATTTAAACAAGCATACATTTTCATTACTTTTGCTCGAGTATCTTCCAAACGAATTAATTTAAAGAGTGTTTCTCTGTATTCATCAAAATATTTATAACTTTGAAAATATCCGACTAAATTCACATGTTCAAATTCTCTCATTTTCGCGAAATCCATTTCTTCGTAATGAAAATGTTTCTCTTTTATTATAGTAGGTTGTGAAACCGAATATGGTAATGTAGCCATATATTTAATGGGTTTCAAAAATGTATTCCAATAAGTAGGACGAATTGTGCTCGCTCCTCTTGTAAAATCTTCATATAAAAACACACATTTACGACACAATTTAATAGAAAACGCAATCGTTATAAAAATTTGGAATAATTGATTTCCCAAACCTCCCGACAAAGAACAAGAAATCATATATAAGTAATTGATTATATTTTATATAATGTAATAAAATATAATATTATGAGTTTACTAGAAATACTCGCATTAAGTTTATCTGAAATTATAGGTGATTTTGCTTTCAAACAATTCGCAAATAATGGAGGTCTTGCGCCTTTGTTAATTGGTGTTGGAGGTTATTTATTAGTCATGTGTTTTCTTATAATTTCTCTTAAAGGTTCGACAATATTAATGGTAAATGGTGCGTGGGATGGCATAAGTGCTGCCATTGAAAGTCTTGCCGCATATATATTTTTAGGAGAAAGGTTTAATAATTATTTACAATATGTTGGTCTATGTAGTATTATTTTCGGTATTTTTTTATTGAAAATCCCATTAACTCGAAAGGACTCTTTTCGCATTTCATCTTTAACCCAGCGAAGATTTAAAATGTGACGCTTATATCGTCCTAATTCTTCAAAGGTTAAAAATCCCGAATAAATCATCATTAAAACTCCGCATTAAATTCAAAAATATCATCATCCTTGTCCTTTGTCGCCAACGCATAATCCGCCACGCGTTTTTCAAAGAAATTCGTTTTGCTTTCCAAACTAATTAATTCCATAAAAGGAAAAGGGTTTGCTGTGCCATATATTTTGTCATAACCCAACTGTAAACACAATCGGTCAGCGACAAATTGAATGTATTGCGTCATCAAATCTGAATTCATGCCAATAATGCGACAAGGCAACGCATCGCAAATAAATTCTGTTTCTATTTCTACGGCTTCACGAACAATCTCGTAAATGCGCGATTTATTTATCTTCTTCTGCAATTTAGTATATAATAAAATGGCGAATTCAGTATGCAATGCTTCATCCCGAGAAATCAATTCATTCGAAAATGTTAGACCAGGCATCAATCCTCGCTTTTTCAGCCAAAAAATAGAACAAAACGCACCAGAAAAAAAAATGCCTTCTATACACGCAAACGCAACCAATCGTGTGGCGAAACTACTGCGATTGTCGGCAATCCATTTTTTCGCCCAATCTGCTTTTTTCTTGATACATGGAAAAGTGTCAATCGCATTAAACAAACGTTCCTTATTTTCCTCATCTTTTATATAAGTGTCAATCAAAAGACTATAGCATTCATTATGAATGTTCTCGATTGCGATTTGAAATCCGTAAAATGCACGGGCTTCTGATACTTGGACGTCGCCCATAAATCTCGTTGCCAAATTTTCCAAGACAATGCCGTCACTCGCCGCAAAAAACGCCAATATCATTGATATAAAATATTGTTCATCTTTTTCTAGACGGTTCCAGTCTGTCAAATCTTTTGACAAATCAATTTCTTCCGCTCTCCAAAAACAGTCGATTTGTTTCTTGTACATTTTCCAAATATCATCATGCTCGATTGGAAACATTACAAATCGTTTGTCGTTTGGTGTTAGTAGAGGTTCTGAATTGATTTTAGACATCCTAAATAATATATATCGGAGATTTTAAATCATTTATATATATATTATTATGAAAATGATTGTTGTTCAGATGAGTTTAGCAGAAAGAGATTCGCACATTGTGCGAATAGAAGAGCAAATAGAAGCAAAACGGAAATTGTTGTTGGAAAAACAGAAAAAAATGAACGTTTTAGCAAAACAAAATGCTTTTTTGGTTGGTGTTCGAGATGATTATAATAGATATCATCAATATATTGTGAAACAAAAACAGGAGCAACTTAACGCAATGGAGTCATTACATCAATATTTAGCTGATTTAGCGAATTCAACAGACATGACCGTGAATAATATTAAGGATGCGTCAATAGAACAAGATAAAATTTTGAAAGTAATGCGAAAAATTAAAGGCGAATTAGATGAACTTGTCAATGAAACAAAATAATATACTTGTATTATATTATGTCGATGTTTAATTTCTTTAAAAAAAAACCACCAACAGATGATGATGTTCTACAGGGTAATATTTTAAAAAATATTACATCCATATCTGATTATGTTTCAAGTGGGTTTTTAAAAAAAGTAAAAACCGATTTAATGGGCATTTTGGACGCAATTAGAAGTTTAAAAAAAGACCGCGACTTTTATAAAAAGACAGCTGCTGTAGCAAATGAAAAAAGCATTACACCAACGCAAGTGGCACAACGTATAGACCAAATGAACGACATACACGGTCAGGAAATGGATGACTTTAATAAAGAACTTGTCAAGTTAAGAAACCAAATTATAGAGTTAAATGATGCTAACGCTGAATTAAAGCAAGTTAACGATGATTTAAAAAAGAACCCCGGACCTAATGATGATTTAAAGTATGAACGTGATGCGTTACAACAACAAATAGACATTTTAACACCGAGAGTAGAAAACCAAAAGGGCGTGGTTTTTCAAAATTGTAGTGAAAAGTTAACTGTTATAGATAAAAAATTATCAGACACAGTGGCTTTATTTGAAAATTATAAAAATGAGTTGGATGTGATTATCAGACAAATTCAAACTGAATTAGATATAGAAGAGTCCACGTCATCAGCGAACCCCCAAAAATATATGTTTCAACCATCACCGCCACAACGACCACCACCACAACCACCACAGGTGGCACCAACATTAATATCAAATGATAACCCGTTTAACGGATTAGACGCACAAATTAGGTCAAACGGACAACCACCACCACCACCAGGACCGTCACCACAAGCACGAGGACAACCACCACGACAAGGACAACCACCACCACCACCAGGACCGTCACCACAAGCTAAAGCACGTGGTTTATTCGGTGACAATGACGAGGATGACGCATATTTATTTGCACCCAAGCCCAAAGCGGATAGCGGATTCGTCGAAACAAAATCAAACACAGGTGGCAAAAAGGGTGGTTATTATTATTCAGCAAGTAATAAAATAAATAAAAAATCCATTAAATCCATTAAATCCAGTAAACATCGTAAAAAACATAAAGGAAATAAGAAAACTAGACGATAGATAGGATACTTAATTATACACCATGTAACATTCCACACAGTCCAGGCATTACACAAGACCATTTACCGCGCGTCTGTCTGTAATATAATTCACCAGGAGTGCTTCTTTTTTTCATTGTAGCCGCACGTTCCAATAACACGCGTTTCCATGCACGTTGAATAATGCGTATCCAAAATGTTTTTAATATAGCAACAGATTCACCAGTAGGCAAAATAATACATTCCGCGATTTCTGGTTGTATATATCTAGGACGCAATACAATTTGCCGATAATTGCGAATAAATGGATGTTTATAACGCACAGTGTTTCTAATAAATTGTGATCTATATTTGTCATTATGAAGTGTCATGATTTCTTCAATAGGCACGTAGTCTCTGTCATAATCATCCTCATCATCCTCCTCATCTTCATCATCATCATTATATCCAGAGTCATCATCTGAATAATAACTCTCATAATAAGGATTAAATTTACCAATAATTAAATAATGCGAGTTAATCATTGGTTCTCCATCCCCATGAATATATTGATTGTATATTTCAGACAAGACAATTCTATATTTTGATAACATTGAGTTGTTGTTGTTGTTGTTGTTGTTGTTATTGTTGTTATTGTTATTTTGTTTTTCTAAATCAATTTTTTTGTAAGAATTATATATATGAAACTACCATCAACAATTTCAAAAATTCTAACAAATAAATATGTGTTATATTTTATAGCATTTCTTTCTTTAACAAATGTTTTGGGATATATGATTAGCGGAGACATAAACCATATTATTGTGTTTATTTTAGTTGGACTTATAATGACTTACTTTAGCAAAAACATGGCAATTGTTTTACTAGTTTCTCTTCTTATGGCAAATTTATTTTCAGTATCCATTATTTTTAGAGAAGGATTTGAAACCGATGAAAAAGACAACGACAAAGATGATGACAAAAAAAAACAAAAGCCGGATAAAGTTTCTGTTCCAAAAAACGACGACTCAACCCCAGCACCAATAAATGATGAATCATTTGAAGTAGGCAGAGGCAAACGCAATCCAAAAATAGATTATGCTTCTACTATAACAGATGCGTATTCTCAATTAAATGAATTGATTGGTAAGGATGGAATTAAATCATTGACAAATGATACACAAACATTAATGCAACAACAGTTGCAATTGGCAGATTCGATGAAAGCCATAGGACCCTTAATTGAAGGAATTACTCCGCTTTTGTCACAAGTTAAAGGAATGATGGGAGGATTAGACGCAAACTCATTGGATGGTATGAAATCATTTGCGAAATCATTTAATGTTAATGTATAATGTATTACAACAATAACAACAAATATGACTTTAGCAAAAAAACGCCGTCGCAAATGGTTTATTTTATTTTTATATAATATAATGTCTATTACTAGAAAAAGAAAAAGAGAGAAACGCAATCATAATAAGAGTAAAAATATAAGAGGTGGATTATTATCAGTGTCTCCATACATTTCAAATGCTACAACTCAAGCACAACAACAATTAGGACAAGCAGCATCTGCTGTTTATGGGCGTGTCAAAGTTGTATCAGACAAAGCAACCGAAGCAATCAAAGAACAAGCAACAAAAATACTTGATGAATTACAATCTCAAGCAACAAAAATAATTGATGAATTAAAAGAACAAGTAAATGCCATTACTGATGCTGCATTAGCAGAATTAAAAATACAAGCATCGGCAGCAGCAAAGCAAGCGGTTGCCGAAGCATTAGTTGCGGTTAAATCCCAAATAAAAATTGGTTGAGGTCCGAATATAGCGTTAATGAGCGGTGGAAGTTTACAATAGTAAATCGACCAACCACAACTAAATACAAACATAATTTTCTCTCTTTATTATAATATGAAGAAATGTCAACCTGGAGTTATATGTATCGAAAACATGACATTGATAATTATATTGTTTATAATGTTTATATTTTTCATCTATTTTTTAAAATCGGAAGAGAGGATGCCGATGCCAAGGATGCCGATGCCAAGGATGCCACTGATGCCGAGGATGCCATGGTTTGAAACAAAAGATGTATTGCGAGATCCATATGAGCCACCTTTAAGTGATGATAGTCCAATGTTATTTCCTCCACCGTCACAATACAGAGTTCCAATTAATATTTCTACAAATCCAGGTGCTGTAGAAGCAAGTTATAGACAAGTTGGCATTTTAACACCGCATCATCATTCAGGTCATGCTTTAAAAAAAGAAGACAATAGAATTATTCCTTTAATGGGTCGTCCATTGTTTGTTTCTCGAAATAAATGGCAATACTATACAATGACTGATAAAATAAATAGTATAAAATTGCCTATTTTATATAAAGGAAGAAGTTGCACGAATGAATATGGATGTGATGAATTAGTAGGAGGAGAACATATTTATGTCGAAGGATATGGAGAAGCATTTAAAGTGACCAAATATGACAATGATACAATTAGGTACATTCCATTTCTCTAATCCAGCCATTTCTCTAAAATATTATATATTATTTATATAATGACAACAACAGAAATAAACATTTCAGCTGATAATGTAGTCGGTGAATGCGAATTAAAATGCGCATACAATCATAAATACTTGAACAGCAGTTGTGTTGCCACAAACAATGGGGTAATGATATTATTGTCCTATGACAAAACAAGCACACCTTCTGTTACATATAATCATAATAAATATGATGTAGGACAAATAACAATTTATTCGCCATCATTTCACAAATATAATGGCGACTTTATGGATGCTGAAATAATAATTACTCATAATCCTGTCATGGGAGGTGCACAAATGGCAGTTGCCATACCAATCATTCAATCTACCATGTCAACAACGGCAACAATGTTATTAAGTCAAATTATACTTGGGGTCTCTACTGGCGCACCAACCAATGGAGAATCAACCACTATTTCAATGGCAAATTATTCTCTTACTAGTTTTATTCCTACAAAACCATTTTATAATTTTTCAGATACAACAACTAATATAGAATATATTGCGTTTGATAAGGAAAATTCCATAGATTTATCACAACAAACGTTGAATACATTGAGATCTATTATTGGCAAATATGATGTCACCGCATATGGAGGCGATTTGTTTTACAATAAAAAAGGTCCAAATGCCACATCTACAGAAGGGGACATTTACATTTCTTGTCTGCCTACTGGAAATTCAGAAGAAAATATAGATGTCGTGTATGATAAACCATCAGTGTCAGTGGATGTATTGTCTAGTCCAATATTTAAATATCTTGTTGGGGCATTAATTTTTATCATATCTTTTTATGTTATACATGTGTTAATTCTTTTTTTTGCGGGAAATGTGAAAAAAAGATAACAGGTTTATTTGTATTTGTTGAGAGAAATAGAAATTAATATATGTATATGTTTCTATCTAATCCATATTTATGCAATGGGAGAAGCATCATGTAAATTGTTAAGCAATGGTGTAAATGACACTGGATGCATTAAACTATTACTGTATGGTATTGGCGCCATTTTTTTCACAACTTCTTGTTCTAAAGTATACGGAAATTGATTCATTGCGTTAAATTGTGAATCCATTCGTGCTTGTGATGGTCCGTATTGTTTCAACGCATCAATGCCGGTTGTTGCTCTTGAACGCATAATTAAATCAAATGCTACAAACAACCCAAGAACACCTAAAACAGGATTTGTATAACCAAACAACATAATCGCAATCGCAACAACCGCGAATTTGCCTGGAATCGTGTCAACCATATCAGCAAGTGGTTCTGGAATGTGAAATTTCATAATTAAAAAAACAATGAAAAATAAGGATAAAATATCCTCTTTTTTAAATTCAAATAATTCCGTCAATTTGTTCATATATCATATGAACAGATTTTTATTCTTCTCTTTCTAAACATTTGAGATTAAGGTTGTTTTATGCTTGAAATATAATAAAATTGAAATGAAATAAACCGAACTACAATATAATAATAATACCAATAACAACATGTCATATTTAGGTTCAAAAGGATACACCATGTTTAAAACAGCATTGTCTGAAAAACAACAAGAAGAAATTAAAACCGACTTGACAATTAAACCTCATGTTCACGGAAGTCCAATGAATTCAACTCAGTCGACTTTTCCAACATATAGGGAATCACATAATAAAATATATATGCCTCATTATTACGGTGTTGCGAAATTCGGCGCACCAAAAGAAGTGAAAATACCATTAGGCACAACAATTCATTTGAACTTTAATGGAGAATTGCGAGAAACACAACGAGAAACTGTCGCTGCGTATGTAAATCATATTACAAAAACAGGAGGTGTTGGTGGCGGACTTATTGAATTAAATTGCGGAGGTGGAAAAACTGTATGCGCTCTCAATATTATTTCACAACTACAAAAAAAGACGATTATTATTGTTCATAAAGAGTTTTTAATGAATCAATGGATAGAGAGAATAAATCAATTCTTACCTGGAACAAGAATCGGAAAAATACAAGGTCAGGTCATTGACATTGATAATAAAGACATTGTTATTGGAATGCTTCAATCTCTTTCAATGAAAGAATATCCGGCATCAGTCTTTGAAACCTTTGGGCTAACCATTATAGACGAAGTTCATCATATTTCAAGTGAAGTCTTTTCAAATTGTCTCTTTAAAATTGTCACAAGAAACATGTTGGGACTTTCAGCAACAATGAATCGTAAAGATGGAACAACACCTGTTTTTAAAATGTTTTTAGGTGAAGTCGTTTATAAAGGCAAGAGAGAAGAACAACATCATGTAGAAGTGCGCGCAATTGATTATTTTGTTGCCGATGATGAATTTAATGAAACTGTCAATGATTATCGTGGAAATCCGCAATACAGCACAATGATTACAAAATTGTGTGCCTACAATCATCGAAGTGAATTTATTTTGCGGGTTCTCTCTGATTTGTTTGAAGAAAATCCAGAACAACAAGTAATGATATTAGCACACAATAAAAATTTGTTGAAATATTTATATGACGCAATACAGCATAGAAATATTCAAACGTGTGGTTATTATATTGGAGGAATGAAAGAGGCGAAATTAAAAGAGACTGAAAGTAAAAAGGTAGTAATTGCGACTTATGCTATGGCGGCAGAAGCGTTAGATATTAAGACATTGACTACATTAATTATGGCAACACCAAAAACAGACATAGAACAATCTGTTGGACGAATTTTAAGAGAGAAACATTCAAAGCCGATTGTGGTGGACATTGTGGACAGTCATGGTATCTTTCAAAATCAATGGAAAAAACGCCGCGCATTTTACAAGAAAGAAAATTATAAAATAATTCATACTACAAACCAAAAATATAGAGAGAAATTATGGAACATAATATATGACCCTTTTTCAAAACTGCAACCGACAAAAAAAGATGCGGAAGACGAATGTTTACAAGGCAAATGTTTATTAAAAATAAAAAAGGCAATCAATGTTTAATGTCCAAATGATTCAAATCCCTTACCTGTAAAATGATTATAATTATCAATCGAATTGTCATATGCTTTATAAATAGGAGGATTTGCCAACGCAGAATTGGATGCAGACAAATTGCTTCCTAATGAATATCCTTGACTTAAAGGCATATTATTTTGATATTGAGAATAACCCCCATGTTGATGACGCCGACGCGCAGAGTGACGTTTTGCGTGACGATGTGAAGAATGTCGCCGCCCTCGTTTACCAAAAGTCATGGTTCTTAATTTTTTCTTTAATCTACGAGTATGAGACCGTCGCTTCATTTTATATATATTACTTATATTTTTAATTTTGCGTTTAAGTTTTCTAATTTGCCGCGAATTATAAGAACGACCACCAACCGCGACATTTATTCCGGATGTTGCTCCAGATAAGCCAGGCAATCCTGAAATTTCATTGCTACTAAAACTGCCTGAATATGTTGAACTAGTTGGATTAACATATGCAGGATTTATATTACTATTTGGAACAACATCACCATAACCCAAGAAAGACATTATATAGTTAGTATTTATTTTTTTCCATTTCTCTCTGTGAAATCACTTTTGAACCCTTTTCTGCTACTTTAATAGGAACCCATTTTTTAAATTTAGCATTATAGACGCAAACCATATAACATGATTTGTCCAAATAAACGAATTTGTCTACATTGTCGTTTTCAAATTCTTCTTCAGAATCACTTTCTTCTAATTTATCTAAATTTGAGTTTTCTTTAATATTTCTAAATATAGAATTCATCATTACACTTGAGGTGTATGTTGGGATATATGCTAATCCGTAATAATAATCGTCTTTTGAATTATGATATGTATGCAACATGTAAATATCATTTTGAATGTGTGGTTTTACATTAAAAATGACTTCTTGTGATTGCCGCGAGGGTGGTTTTTCAATAGATTCCGATAAAATGTGTGAATTAATGATTGTGTTATCGCAAATATATTTGATGTAAGAAATATTGTATGCTACATTAGAGAGTGTAGATTTTCTCTCGATAACAGGCAATCCAAACCGCATAAAACCGAGGTCGTCGCAATGTCCAAGGTTATCGCAATGTCCAATGTCATGTTTAAAAAAATCCTTATACAATGTTAATTTATCTGTAAAACTATAATTTTTTATTTGTTTTCCTTTATAATAATAGATTTCTTCAATACAAAAAGAAGTAGATGTCAGTATCGTTCCATAAAAGATTGTGCCGATTCCAAAATTCAATTGACTGGATGCCATTACATTCGCAATATAAATGTGTTGTTTTTCCAAAATATAACATACTCTTTTATCTTTATAAACAGAAAACCATGCGAACGCTTTTATTCCAGAAGGAATCGCAATCATATAATTAAATGTATGAACTTTCTTATGTGTAATATGTTCATAAGAAAGTTTAATGTTTGGAAATCGTGAAAAAATTTCTTGTTGATTTAGCATTATAAATAATAATCGTTATCTTTTTAATTGTGTTTGTTGTTAATAAAGATTTATTATATATTCTACAAACATTATCATTTTTAAATCACCATAATCAAATTGTTGAATATAAGATGATACATTTGTAATTAATATTTTTTTATCTCTAACAGGAAATATACTTCCTTTATAATACGATAATAAATTATATGTATTGCTAAGTAAGTTTAAGTTATGTTTATTAAATTTGTCTATATTTGATAATATATAATTTTCTACTTGAATTATATATTTAATAAAATTGTTTCTTTTTTTTGTTAATTTTAGTTTATATTTTTCTTTTTCTTCGATTGTAATTATTCGTTCATCTTCGTTATTATTACAAATATATAATTGTTTTATATATTCTAATTGAGGTTTTATTATCATTTCATAATCTGCTTTTACAAGTTCATTTGAATTTTTATAATCTTTTAATAATTTAAATAAGTGTTTTTCTGCTTGATTCGGTTGTTTAACTTTAAATAAATCTATACATTCAACATCTGGAAAATATGTTCCATATCTTTGAAATAAATGTTGTTTTACTAATTCAATTGTTTGTTTGTTTGATGTATATCCTAATTTATAAATATCGTCCATTTTATATATTGAATTTGTGATGCAATATATCCATCCACTCATATGTATTAATACACACATCACTATCTTTTTAATTGTGTTTTTAGAAAATGTTTTAGTTCATTTTTCATTAAAAAAGAAGATGAATCGACGGTAGAAGAGGACGATGCCAACGACGGCAAAAAAGATGATGAATCGCCAGTAGAAGAGGGCGATGCCAACGACGGCAAAAAAGATGATGAATCGCCAGTAGAAGAGGGCGATGGAAACGATGGCAACGATGGCAAAGACGACAAAGAAGTAGATTGAGAATTTCCTATAATATTATACATATTATCGTATTTCTGTATTGGGGAATTTACTAAATCCTTCATTTTTGGAATGGTTAAAGTAGTTTTGAAAAAGTGTATCAAATGATGAATTACCAAAATAAATATAATAGACAAGAACATACTTTGTAATATCCAAAATAGCATATGATTAGTGTAAAGAAGATAAAAACTCATAAATACACATTTTGATTGGTTCATCGAATTTTTCTGCCAAAAAATAATAATTTTCTCCGATTTTATCATTCTTGTCATATTTTTCTTCAAAAACAAAAGAGAGCCCAAGCTTTTTATTAATAAGAACCGAAAATGTCAATGTGTCTACAACTATATGTATGTTTGGGATTTGATATACTATTTCTCTCGTTTCACTTGATAAATCTAGTATGAATTCATCCATAATAATTGGTTCTACATCAATGACATTCAATTTATAAATAACATTTTTATCAATAAGAAAAAATCCTTCTAGAGAGAAAATCTCAATGTGTTTCTCTTTTTTATAATTTTGTAAGCTGTTTAAATGAAACTTCGTTTCATCATGACCGAACAAAGTTCGATTTAAATGAAACTTCGTTTCATCATGACTGAACAAAGTTCGATTTAAATGAAACTTCGTTTCATCATGACTGAACAAAGTTCGATTTAAATGAAACTTCGTTTCATCATGACTGAACAAAGTTCGGTTTAAATGAATGGGTTGTTTTGTATATATTTTCATATTGTTAATAATATACATAAAAATGGTTTAAACCTATATATTAATAATATTTTAGTAATGTCTTTAACAATAATTTTGGTCGAAAAAAATGCCACACTAAAAACGTTAACAGTGAAAGATTTTAAAGAAGTTGACTTGTTTAAAAAATGTGGATTTAAAAAATCCGAAGATTTCCAAAAGCAAACACAATGGACTTGTAATGGTTATGAAGTGTCTGTATATGGTAAAAAAAATGGACGAGCAAATAATGAAAATAAATATGATTTTCCTCCACCAATTGACAGTGTGGTGTTTTTTGGAACTTGTTGTATTGTTGCTAAAAAACTCGAAAAAATGGAAAATCTTACATTGGACTTGTGGGAAAAAATATATGAAAAATTATTCGGTGGATTTGAGGATTTATCATTGACAGCGTTGGCGGATGAAGAAGAACATGACGAGCTTGAATTGGTTGCTAAACAGCATAAAACAAAACATGGATATCTTAAAGATGGATTTGTTGTTGACAGTGAAGTGGAAGAAGATTCTTATGAAACAGAAGAAGAAGAAGAATTAAAAATAAATGATTCAACCGATGAAAGCAATCACAACAATTCTGAATTAAGTGAAGAATCGTATGAAGAATAAATAGATAATAAAAAATTGATTTATATTAATTTAAATGGTAATTACTAATTAAATTAACATGTCGCAAATAAAAATAACAGACCCAGAAACATTTCGTTTTAACATGAAAACGAAATTAAATAAAATAATTGATAATGATAAGTTGGCATCAAATATGGAAAAGGGAATATTTAATTATTCTCTGAAAGAATCCAACAATAAAAAAGTTGTTAAAAAATGGGACAATCCATATTTCGTTCAAATTTATACGGATAGGATGCGCAGTATTATTTATAATTTAACTAAACATAACATTCTATTAGAACAATTAAAAAATGAGACAATTAAACCACAAGACATTGCTTTTATGACACATTATGAAATGTGCCCTGAAAAATGGAAAACAATGTTAATTGTAAAGTCTGAAAAGGACAAGGGTAAATTTGAAACAAACATTGAAGCATCGACAGATACATTTACTTGTAGAAAATGTAGAGGTAATAAAACAACATATTATCAATTGCAGATTCGTTCAGCAGATGAGCCCGCGACAACATTTATTAATTGTATTGATTGTGGTAATAAATGGAAAATTACATAAATGTTTGTTGGTGTTGTGCTTAATTCCGTGCTTTTTATAATTATTCGTTTGTATTTATTTATAATTTACTTAATGCTTTATATATGCATTTAGAAGCAAAAGAATTTACTTTATTTGTTAAAAAAATACTTTCAAATTTTTTTATGAATAAACAAGTTTTAGATGTTGGTTCAGGAGATATTAATGGAAACAATCGTTTTTTATTTGATAATTGTAATTATGAAGGAAATGATGTGATACAAGCAAATAATGTTACAATTGTATCTAAAACTAAAAATTTACCCTTTACTAGTAATACATTTGATACAATTATATCTACAGAATGTTTTGAACATGACCCGGAATATACAGAGTCGCTTATTAAAATTTATGATATGCTAAAACCAGAAGGCTTGTTTTGTTTTAGTTGTGCTTCAACCGGTAGAGATGAACATGGAACAAGAAGAACAAGTCCCAATGATTCTTATGGAACAATTGGTAATTTAGAAGATATGTCAGATTATTATAAAAATCTTACTGAAATAGATTTAAATAACGCATTGCCATTAAATGATTTGTTTTCAGCATGGGATACATATTATAATTTTAATTCAAAAGATTTATATTTTTTAGGAATAAAAAAAGGTAGTTTTAGTTTTAATTATTTAGAAAAATATGTAAATTCTTCTGTTATAAATACTTCATCTAATATTATCACTTCATCTAACATTATTGATACAATTTTCAATAAATATGATACTGATAAAAATAGTTATTATCATAATTATACAAGACAATATAAATGTTTATTAAATAATTTCATTGAAAAACCAATAAAATTGTTAGAAATTGGTGTTTATAATGGTGGTAGTATAAAAGCATTTAAAGAGTTGTTTAAACATTCTACTTGTATTTTAGGTTTAGATATTAATAATAATTGTAAAACTTTCCAGGATATTTTTAATAATATATTTATAGAAATAGGTGATGCTACAGATGCTAATTTTATAAATACAATAACTAAAAATTATGGTTCATTTGATATTATTTTAGATGATGGTTCTCATAATAATAGAGATGTAATAAAATCATTTGAATTATTATTTCCATTATTGAATGATAATGGGTTATATATTGTTGAAGATACTATATGCTATAAATCACCATCATACATAGATCCAAATTATGAAAATCATTTACAATATTTTTTTAAATATACACAATATTTAAATCAATGGCGTTTTGATTCAACAGAAGGAATACAAGATCATTGTGTAGACCCTTTTAAAATAAATAAAAAAACTAATAATGTATTTGAATATTCTATAGATAGAATAGAATATGGTTGTTCTTATATTGCTATTTCTAAAAAAATTAGACCACATTGGATTGGTTAAGGTATGTATAAATAACTTTTTATAACAATATAAAAAAGTCTTCTTCTAGTTCTTGTATTTCTTCTTCTTTTAGTTCTTTGTCCTGTTCTATTTCTTTCTT